TTTTCTTCTACGACTTCCTCTTCTTTCTTTTCACCGTAGATTTCTTCAAACTTGTCAAGTAATGGATTGCTCATCGCTTTTTCTTCCTGTCTGTAACTTCAACATGGGTAACGTATCCTGGTGGCACTTGCATCCAACGTGCTGTAACTTCATCATACCATTCGTATGTCTCTACCTTGCCATTGGCGTAGAATAGTTTGTATTTGTGCCTGTCGTATGGTTTATCACAGGTTTGTTTAAATGTAATCATAAGTATGAATCTCCACGATGGTATCTGTCAAAGTTTCGTGGTGCTGATGTCAGAAAATCACAGCGAATCTCAAACCACTTCCAGCGGAATGAGAATCCTGTGACTGAGCGACTACCGAAGCTAATCAGCAGCATTGGGAATATCTCGGTGGCAGGGTAATCATCCCACTGAATGACAACATCCAACAGTGCGAAGTGTGGATACTGTCCAAGCAGTTGGAAATACCACTCATGCCCGTAATCTTCGTAGTGGTAGTAGTCAAAGAGTTTCATTCTGCTAACCTCAGTTTACGTTCGGGTGAAGGAATGTGTATGCGATATGCATCATCGTATGGGTAGACATATTCATAATACCATCCAACATTGATAGTTTCCCAAAACTCCCCATAACCCCATTCTTCGCCAGCATTGTAGGCGTCTAGGGCAGAGCAGATGTAGTGGAATCCTTCTAAGAAGTCTTCCCATTTACTTTCTTTAAACCTCATCCCATTCTTCGTATCTAGTATTGATTTTACCATTGTTGAGGAAGATATTCAAGTGCCCTGTGTTACCATTCTCAAAATAGAATGCCATCCACACATGCTCGCCTTCATCCATCACCTCATAATGGTAGGATTTGATATTATCCAGCAGAAACTCGTCTGGGTTGAATAGTGTTTTATCGTCCATTATGAATAGTTAAAGTAGAAGTGTGTTTCCCAATCAAATCCTGGCTGGTCTCTACGCTCAATCATCTTTACAATATAGGGAGGAATCAGATTAGCATACTGAGTCATAAACTCTTCTTGTGTGGGCATTGTAAGACCATGCATGTAATGCTCCGCTCCCTCACCAATAAACTTAGCAAATCGTTCTAACTCGTAATCTCTGCCATTGTATAGACCATAGTTACGACATACTTTCAACCAGAAAGACATACCCTCTCCAGTGGCAAAGTATTCAATAGCAAAGAAGCGATAGAATGGTCGCTCGTTTTCTTCTTCGCGTTTCGCTGCTTCTTCAAGCATTTCTTCGTGTGTCATGTGTCACCTCAAAACATACTGAGTTAAACTTACCTTTGACTCCTCTGAGTTCTATTTTAGTATGTTGAGAATGCACATACACATGCTCAACATAGTATTTGTCACCCACTATTAGAATCCCATTTGGGTCATCATTAGACCCCCATCTTACCTGCTCAATAGAGCATCCGATATACTTTACTGTAGCACCTGCTTTGATTCTATCCATTAACGCCCACCCTAGATTAGGCCAAGTATCTCTATATATTTGATTGAGACGCTCGTTGTCATAATACATGTTAGGAATACAACAAAATCTCGGTAGCGGGTTTAGCAGCGTATCCAGTGCTGGTTTTCTTACGACGACCAGCAGTATATGTCACAGGAAATCTAGTGATGTTTAGATCACCTTTCCTGTCATCAAAGAATGTAGATCCATCGCAACGATTACACAGAAGAACGTGACCATCAATGCTTTTGGCATGTTCTATCAGTTCTTCAGTCTCTGTATCACCCCAGCTCGTACCATACTTAGTAAAACTATCACGATAGGGTGGATCAAAATAGTTTAAATCGCCAGTGGGGCAATCTTTGTAATCACCACAATAAATCTCTACATTTTGCAACAACTCATGCCAAGCATATACTGTTGCTTTATCGTAAACTACATCTTTTTGATTCAATAGTCCTGCAGGAGTACCATATCTACCGTTAGTATTTTTATTGATCTGCCAGATACCATTGAAACCTGTTTTCATCAGGAAATACAGCACTCCCGCTTCAAACTCTTTAGACCATGAAGTATAATCGTATGCATGAGCATGACGTACTTCAAAGAAGTATTTTTTCCTGTCTTCTTTAGATAAAGAAATGTATTTGGTCTGAAATACATTCACTACATTACAGAACTCATCAGGGCATTTTTTTACCGTTCGGTAAATATTTACGATACTTTCGTTAATATCATTGATATATGCCCGATCGGGATTATACTTCTGCATGACATGCAAAAACATAGCCCCACCACCAAAAAACGGTTCAGAATAACTGTTAACCGTTGACGGTAGGTGAGGACTATGGTATTTGAGCATTTTGGTTTTGCCTCCTGCCCAAATAAACAGTGGTTTTAGTTTAGGCATCTTGACCATTAATGTAGGTAGGTGGATGATACTTCAAATACTCAAAAAATGTCAACTTCATTTCTTTTTGAGTCATACCACAATGTTTTGCGGCAGCAGGAAGTGTCATTTTTGATTGAAACAACCCTTCATTTGCTTCCTTGACATTTTGTGGTGTTGTTTTAACTGGTACTTCGTACAAGTCTGTTTTATTAATCTTTAAAAGGGACATCTTTAGTCATCTCATCGAGTTTATCTAGAATACCGTCAAAAGATTTCATCTGATCGATACGACAAAGAATCTCTGAGATACTATTACAAACCACTGGACGCTCTTGACGAGCAGCATATGCTAAAGCATTGCGAAGTGCAGCAGATGCTTCGTTCAGTGATTCGTCTACGGATTGTGATAATGCCATATTAAAAAAACCAAATCTGAATAAGTTTTACAATCTCTACAATAGCAAAGAAGGCACGGATTGTCAAGATGTCCCACATTCGCATCTTTTGAAAATGTGGCCAAGACATTACGTTTCCTATCATTCTGCAATATATACCAACTTCTACGCTTGTGAATAGGATTACAATATATCCTACCACAAACATCATATTACCAACTACTCTAAACCAACTAAGAATAGGATAGTTGGGATCTATAAATCTATACTGCATCAATCTGATGCCCTCCATTGATTTATTTTAGTACGAACAGTTTGAAACTCTTCTACATGCTGTAGAATGCGATGTGCTGCTTCTTTTGCAGTTTCTTGGTCGTCTTCATTCCAACTGGAAACTTCAGTCCACACATAGTAGATTTCATCAACGATGGAATCAATCAGTTTATCATAATGAGTCATTTGATTACCTCCAGTTGACGCTTAAGCGCCTGTTTACGAGCTTTTGCCTGACGCAACATCTGAGGTTTCAGAGTGCGTTTGGCATCTTTCTTAGAATGGTGCTGCCAGTTGGGCGTGGTCATTGGTCTGTCCTTTTGTGATTATATAGGATTACTCAAAAGTAGGGCAGGTAAAATAAGAAACTTCATCGCCTTGCTCAGCAGTTCCCCATTCGTGAAACTCTTGCACAAGAGCAAAAATGTCAGCATCGCGTCCACCCTCTTTATCAAGGAGTTCAAAGCGATTTTCTACATATTCAAGAATGCTTTCAACAACGGTTTCAACGTCATCCGACTCAATCATCGGAATCACGCCGTCGTCACCGTAATCGATGATGCCTTTCATGGGATGTCCTGTTCAGTGCTCCGCTACTGTAGCACGGGCGTCAAGGGGTTGTCAAGCCCCCTGGGCATGTAAACTTCTATGAAAACCTTGGATATAATCCAAATGATTCATTGTTTGCTCATTAAGTTCTGAAGATAAAACAAAAGTAGGAATATCTGAGTAGTATTTCCATTTATATCTTCGTGCAGACATTGTATGGAAAATCATATCTCCATTAATAATATCATTCCCATCATGACTATCAAATCGTTTAATCATATCATCATAAAAATCCCATTGCACATTTTTATGATCTTGCCAGAAATCAGTATCGTTCCTGTAACAAGTTTTGTATTGTGCTAGGATAAAAGCAGCCCAAAATTTATATAGATGTTCCATTGTTTTGTTTGAAGACCACAAACAATGATCATAAAAAGTTCCCACGCCGTATCTCTTTTGCTGATCGAATAGATATTTCAAACGTATCAACGTATCTAGAGTTAATGTTATTCCAGGAGCATCTAAAGGTTCTAAGAATCCATTACACATACCAATAGTGCAAAAGTTACTATTGAAAGTATTTTTACTATACCTGGGTTCAAATGACACTAATCTAGGAGTTATAGTATCATCGCCAATATCTTGCAAAAACTCCCGTAATGCTTGTTCATGTGTAACATGTCTATCACTAAAAACATAACCAGTCCCTATTCTAGAATATGTGGGTGTTATCCATCTCCACCCATATTTCATGGTTTTAGCAACAGTATATGGATGAAACTGTTTACGCTTTTCTTTATATTCTAAAGGATAAACATATGCTTTATTTGTAAGTAAAATATCAGAAAGATCAACATATTCCAATCTCAGCTGATCTACGATTAAACTATTCGAACCCGTTGCAAAAATAAAATAATCCGCTTCGATCTGAGAACCATTTGCCAACTTCAAAGATTTGATTTTACCTTGATCAAGTGTACAACCCAAAACTGTGCTGTAAATCGCCTCAAAGTTATTTGTTTTTATGTGATTTGAAAGATAATCAATATATTTTGCAGCATCAAAATGCCAAGAAATAGGATATTCATCAAAATTTAATATAACTTGATTAGATCTTACAATATCAAATAAATCTTTGGCATACAAATCATGAAACTTTACTCGACTGTCTCTATTTGATAGAGAAGCAAAATATTCTTTTGATTTTATACCAATGTGCTTCCATGGAGTGCCTGCACGTTTAAAGTTATGTAAAAAATCTTCATCGGACCAGTTTTTGTAAAAAACTCCATACTTAACAGCAGCGTCGGATTTTACAACAAACTCATCCATTTTGCTGCCAATACCAGCATGAAAATCATTCAAGACTATAGTATTAGATTCTCCCACCCCAATAGGCATTATTTCAGGAGAACCAATAATAGTTACTTTTTCTATATTTTTATCAACTGCAAAATAGTTCGCTGCCATCCACCCAGCGGCACCTGTTCCAATCACACATAGTTTCATAATAATATTCTTCAATCATGTTTTACAAAAGGTAGATTCTCAAAACAACTGTCGCCATTTGGAGTAAAAATATGAACATATACATTATATTCTGGGTAATCCATTTCATCCAAAAATGGAAACCATTCTTGTGCTCTTTCTCTAGCTGCTATTTCGTCTTCAAAAAACAAAACATTATGTTTTTGATAAACTAAGCAGTCTAATATTTCTTCAGGGCAGATCTGTTTGTAATGATCCAGAACTTCTTTGATTTTTTCTTCATCCGAAGATTCTTGAATACCAACTGCTCTGAAATACATCAAAGATTTTTGTTTAAGAGCAGCGTATTCAGACATAGCTTGCCAGAAACTTTTTGGTTCGTAGTATGATTCCATTAGTCCGAAAATCTCCTTCTTAGTTGCATGTAGATGTGAGTCAGTCGATTATTAAGATTATCAAATTCTGCTGTATTTAGTTTATCTTTGTATTCTTTGTTTATTTCATGTATATCACAAATGAGTTCTCTTATCATAGAATCTCGTATTTTACTTTGAATCCAAAAAACAACTACATCTCTAGTTCCTCGTGTAACTTCGTTAACTTTGTGTATATATGTTGTTGGATAAAAAATAGCATATCCAGAATCAAGTTTAAAGGACTGAGTTTGATTCCCGATTTGCAGAACTAGTTCACCACCATCGTAATCATCGGGAGATGACAAGAAAAGAGTACAACTATAATCAGTTCTAATATAATCACCACTACTTTTATGTTGCATCACATAGTTATCATTATGAAATCCATAATACATCCCCTCAGTATAGCGAGCAAAGTTCATTATTGATATAGAAACTGGCAAAATATAGTTTCTAAAATCATGACAATCTTCTAGGGCATGTGCGACAATATCAGAAACTTCTATGTATTTTTTATCCCTATAAGATTCTCCATGATCAGCTTCTAGATTATTTTTTTTATCTAGATTAACTGTTTTGCCGCCCCAGCGTCCAGATTCAAAAATAGCAGAATCATAATATTTTTTTATTTTATTGATTTGATTGTCATTCAAAACTTTCATTACATAAAACATATTTAATCAACTCCCAGTGTTTTCTATATAATCTTCTGCGTTTTGTACTAATCTATCTATGTAAGCTTCTGAAGCAGTATTAACTGGTGGAACGAACTGTAAAGGCGGAACAATAAGTTCAGTATCAACAGCATCCAGTGCTTTTTTGATTTTTTCTTGTATTCTCTTGAAATCTTCTAGTTCTATTTCACTGCCGTCTACCGACCAATCGATTCTAGTTGATGGTAAAGACAACCACTGCTGGAATCTTAAAAGTTTTCTCTTTATAGTTTCAAAATAATATTGAGTAAACTGATCTGGAGTAGATAAATATTCTACTTCTTTGTTTGGATAGTTTTCCAAATACTGTTCGGGCATAATAGGAAATTTTGCATTAAGCGGATCACTTTCAAACTCTGGATTTGTTTCTGGAATATCTCTTAAATATTGTCTATATTTTCTATACAAATCTTGTTTTTCTGGATCTCTTACTGATCCATCGTCAATAAAAATCCAATCTGTCATAGATAACATTCTTTGTCTCAAAAGACGAAGATTAATTTGTAAAATACTAGTAAACTCGTTTATCTTTTTCTGTACTTCTTCCTTCGCCTTCTGTAAATCTAATACTCTCGCTTGCTCATAAAAAGAAGCAAAAATATCATATGCACTCTTAGCTTGTTCTAAAGTAGCTTCAGTAAACATGTAGTTTTTTTCTGAAAACTCACGATATCTGTAATCATATATTTGCTTTTTTCTTTCGCAGTTATATTTTCCATCATCATAATATTCAAACAGAAGAATATAATCTTTATCATTATGCCAAAAAGATCCTAACTGTTGGCACAATAAAGATTTTTTTTCCTCATCCAAAGTAACTACCTTCCCTTCGTAAAGGATAGTGCTTTCTTTTAGATTAGCTTGAAGAATGATGTTTGTCATTGATTATATCTTATTTAAGTTTTGGGATTTTGATATACCACCCAGTCAAAATATATTTATCTTCAGTGAAGACAGTATTTCCTTTATGAACATGGGTCATACCAGCTGGCCAAATAACAACTGTCCCCGCTTCTGGTTTTATTCTACGTTTCTGGTATAAAAATTCTGTTTCTGCTTCTCCATCTGGTAGAGTATTTAGATAGATTGCCCAAACTAGTTCTCTATGTGAATGATCATAGGAACCAGCTTCATAATGCCAAACATGATATCCTCCACCAGGGGGAGTTTTTTGCATTTTAATATCAGTTGAGATAATAGGAATACTTCTTAGTTGACCATATTCTCTAATGTAATCTAACACACATGCTTGCAAATATTGATTGATTTCACCAGTAAATTCTGGATTATGTGCATTGATCATCAAAGACAAATCTTTGCGACCTAAATTATTATCATGAAACTGCTCAGTGCCATCTGCAAAAGAAGATCTATCTTCAGAAAATATTTCATCGAAATATTTTATATACTTTTTACAAAGGCTAGCAGGAACATGATTTTTCCATATTCCAATAAACTCATCAAACTCACCCTCCATTAGTTCTAGAGGTTTGATAGGTATAGTCATAAGTCACTCCAAGATTTAAAATGCTTTAATGATGTATTTATTTCGGTGATAAGCTTGCATCATAGACAAAGTTTCGGCACTTGTCAAGTTGGTAGTTAATCTACTGTCAAATAAGGTTCTTACTGAAGAAGAACTACTCACTTTTAATGTGCCCACATTACAATCTAATCCAAGATCGGTAACAGAAATAGTTTTAGTTGCAGTATTACCGTATCCAACTGCACCTGAAGATATGCCAGTATTTCCACCTTCCTCATCATGCCCCCATGTTCTAGCCTGTCCAGCAGTATTTGCAGATATTTTATGACTGTGTTTTCTTGTAGTTGGAATATCTCCTGGACTTGCATTTTCAACCCTTCTTCTGTAAGAAATAATACTACCAGATGCACCATTCAAACAACAGATTAAATCAAATCCAATAGAAGGACCACCATCAGCTGTTGTAGCAGCTTCTTCATTTGTCAATCTACTATGTGGCAATACGTGTGTATGAGGAGGAGCAGAATATAGTTGAGTTGCACCAAATGGACCAAAATTTTGTGTAATATTACCAGATAAAGTTATTGGTGCTTCAACCTCAACATTTTCAAATCCTCTAGATTTTTTGCTTACGATTTCAAAAGTATCATCTTGAGTTGGAGTTTGTTGTCTAATATCATTAATCGTGTAAACTCCACCTGTACTACCAGGATAGTTTACATCTATAGGTGCTGTTCCATCAGCTAATGTATTTGGAGTAAGCGTTGCGCTTCCTGGAATATTACCGTCAGACCTACCAGTTCCAGTTAAATATCTTGCTCTATAGTTTGGCAGTTTGAACGTGCCTGTCATGTTTGGGTATGTCCCACTAACAGTTCCACCGTAAGTAGTTCCTATTATTTGATATAATGCATAATAGTTATTTGGATTTAAAGATGAACCATCACATTCTAACCACCCTGGATAATCAACATCAATATCCCAATCATCCGAGGTACTAGTCCACTCAGCAGGTTTTGGTATACAAACAACAGTACCAACTGTTGCTCCGCTTTTTTCTGATTGCTTAGAATATTTTACTGCCATTTTAATATTTTATTAAATATTCTACTAAAATAAATGGTGGTTGAACATCATTTATAACATATGTGTCATCTATATTTATTTTAACATCAGTAAAAAGTTTATCTTCCACAGGTGCAGTAAGTGCTGCAATATTTCCAGATATGCTTTTGGTGGGTGGAGATCCATATTTAACAGTGTGTGAATGCAATGTTGCCTCTTCTGAAAGATCATCACCTATTTGAGTTTCTACTCCTTCCGCCTTATGAGTACACTCAGATCCAAACGTTTGTGTGGTGTCATATGAATAGTTTCCAGTTACAGGACTACCTCTAAGACTTACCGTGTTTGCCCAGTGACCATGCGGAAGCATACTATCAGATGTCACTGTAGATTGATCCGTCGAACCTGGAATAGATATGGCTAAGTTTCCATTTAAAACTACAGATCTCGCAGGAATAGCAAAAGACCCAGTATATTGAACAGCAACTGTTATTTGACCAGTTCCTTCTGTTGACTCAAGTTCAACATCAACACCGACTTTTGGTTGCAAAACTCCACTAGGAGCACCAACAGCATAGTAACTTTCATATCCACCAGAAGAAGGACTGGCTTTTATATATTTTGATCCTAAATCTGGCAACTGAAACTCATCGTCATCAAGTTCAACATTTTCTTTTTTATAAATCGATGCGTCACCCGTTCCTAGTATTCTCGCAAGATTTGGATAAAGATCCGCCGAAAGTTTACTGCCATCACATCTAAGATATCCAGCAGGAACATATTGCTCCCAATCTGTTCCCTGTTTACCATCTAATCTCCTGGGAAATGGTACAATAGTTCCAGCAGTCGATCCGTATTTTCCCTTTTCGTATGAGTAGTTTGCCATTTTACCAAGCCTTGATGATATACTGCATTCTTAACGAAGGAGTTGATGTGTTTACAGTAAATTGCAACAAATCCTCAAAAGTTTCGTTTACTGGTGCTACGTTACCAGTAGTAATATCATTAACGATAATATTAGACTGAACTTGAAAACTACCCTGATTTACAGAATATCCAACAGGACCATGTACGTGAGATCCTAAAGAGTTATCATTTCCAGAGGTAGAAGTTGGCCACACACTAAAAACATCACTTATAGTAGTTGCAAAGTTAAAATTACCTGTACTAATTAAAGTACTATCAGAGCTGCCTAACCAGTTTTTAGGGGCCGTGTTGATTCTAGCTGGAGCATCTGTGACTCTCTGATTAGTATTGTTAAATCCATCACCTAAAGGAATACCACCAGCAATAGAGTTTTTGTAATAGTTATTTACACCACTACTGGAATTATTACATTCACTCAAAAGAAAGGTATCGTTATCACAACAGTCTCCCGTCTGAAAAAGGTCAGGGTCAAAAATACCGCCGCCTGGGGGGTCACATCCAGTAAATGCTGGGTTGGTGCCAAAGTTGTCTTCACATGATTCTACGCCACCGCTTCCTCTTCCAATACTAGAAAAGTTACCCGTGTGAGTATGCGTAGGCCAATGATAATCTCCAAGAGTTCTAGAAGCAACGGTAACTTCATCAAAATATGCAGGAGGATTAATAGTCTGCCCTGTTATTTTTGCAGTATATGTTCCAGATGCAAGACTAGTATCAATAGCTATCGTCAATGCTAGATTAGACGTATAAATCACATTACTCAAAGTTGACTGATTTGTACCTATTTGACCAGAAAAAACAGTAGATGTTCCAGAAGGAAGATAACTAGTTTTCATATCAGCCAAAGCTTTGGCATTTAAATCTGGCAATCTAAAAAAGTTTCCAGATCCACCATAGTATTGACCAATAACATCGAATAAATCTGGATAATCAACTTTTTGTTTGGTAGAACCATCACATGATATCCATCCCTTAGGAATACTATCTTCACCACCAGCCCACGGCATGATAGTGCCAATAGCCATTCCTTTTAATGTTTTTAATGTGTTATAGTTAATAGACATATCTTAGATTTCCATTAGCCACCAACCTTGTTGCGCTGAATCGATAGCAGTTCCAGCTCCATCTTGAGCACCAATATAAAGAAGACCAAATGCAGCGTTAGGTGTATTGACTAAGAGTTCTCCGCTATCCCAAACAGTAGATCTATTTCCAGCTAAAGTGCCAGTATTGTCACCTTGAATAGGAACAGCGGTTGTTCCTTGTTTTGGAGCTCTAATAACTAATGTGCAGTTGTATGTCAATCCACCAGAAGCATCAACGAATCTAATCATATCACCAGTTTGAGGAGAAGCTGGTAGTTTAAGGACCAATGATCCTGTACCACTCGGTTTAAGTATATAGCTGAGATTTGATACTAGACTTGGAGCTGTTGCGTCAGTATTTGTTCCTGAACTTATGAACAACCATTTTCTTCCACCAGAGTTTGTGAAGTAGTTGTTGATACCACCAAGATCCACACTGCCATCATTATTGACTGCAAATCTTTCTGTGGATGAAGAGTTAACAACAAAGTCACCTCCAGAGACTGTAAGATCACCGCCAACAGTAACGTTATCAGCAAATGTAGCATCATTTGCGTTTAATGTCAATACCGTGTCACCTGTACTGGACTTAATATCATTTCCAGATACTGTTAAGTCACCAGCAACAGTTACGTTGGCACCAGACAAGGTTAGAGCAGTTGCCGTACTTGACTTAATATCATTACCAGCAACTGTTAAATCACCTAGCATATAAGTGTCACCACTAGATGCATCAACATTAAATCTAGTGGTTGATCCTACCTGTAGATCAATGAGTTTAGATGCATCATTAGAAGATGTATTAGTAACATTTAACTTGATTGCTGTAAATGTTGTCGAAGAGCTATTCCATGTTGCAGTGGCATCAAGAACATTTACATCAGTAGTTAATGTTCCCTGTGTAATAGTAGTCTCTCCATTACACATGTCAACCGACCATGTGGTATTTGAAGAACTATTCTTAAGCGAGAATAGTCTGTTAGCAGAGGTTGCAGAACAAGAACTGATGAGGTTGAATGGACCATATACATCTAGTCCACCGAGAGCAGTTGAGTTACTTACAACTGTATGACCATCTGTTGAATCAACTTCAAAAGTAGTAGATCCAGCACCATCAGTAACGATTAGTTTTTGTGCAACTGATCCTGTAGAAGAAGTAATCTTTACTGCTTCACCAGAAGTTCCAGTGCTATTTCTATCAACAAAAATATAATCACCTGATGCTAGAGTTCCACCAAACTCAGAAAGACTGAAGACATCTGAGGTGCCACTACCGTCAACGTTAGCAGTCAACCATGTGGAATCTAATGCAACATTAACTCGTTTTGTGGCAGTTCCATCAGTGTGATTTGTTTTTATTGGCAAGAAAGTACCATATGGTTGTCTCTCAACAATAATATAGTATGGAGCAGTTGTGGTTCTTCTTAATCCACCAGATGCAACTCTAACAATCTCAGGATGTCTCGTACCACCAACAACGGTATCGATTAAAATATCATAACCTTCCAAGTAAGTTGGTGAATTTTCAAGTGGTAAGTAGTATTGGTTTCCAGATAGAGCACCTAGAGCAGTTCCGTCATTTCCTGTATATGTTGGAATCGCTTGTTGGAAGAAAGTTCCACCCCAATCACCAGCACCAGCTGTATCAACAACGTTATCAAAACCACTGACAATAGTAACTAGGTCAACATTCTTATCAACTGGGACGGTTGTTGGAAAACCAGTGTGAGAAGCAATGGTAGATCCAAGAGATGCTCTGTTTCCATTGAATGAGAATGTAGCAGTACCACCATCAAGAGTGATATTGTTCTTGACAAGCAGCGAAGCGTCCACAGTCAAACTGTTTCTTACTGTGGTTGTTCCACCCTGACCGCCAATATTCAATACAGAAGCATTTAATCCAAATGAAATGGTAGAGGCAGATCCAGATGTAGAGAAGAAGTTTACGGTTCCTGCATCAGTTCCGAGCGTTACAGTATCAGAAACAGTCTTATTCGTTCCAATCTGCATATCACCAAAGAACTTAGCAGACTTAGTTTTAACTTCTAAGTAACTGTTAGATTCGTTGGCATTATAAGCACCACCAAGAGTAATCTTGGATGATGTAGCAGAAGCAGAAGGATTGCCAATATCTACTCTTACATTGGCAGAAGAGTTGAATACATCTAAAGTAGTTGCTCCTGTAGCAGCAGTAGCAATATTTACATCATGTGTACCAGTTCCAGTATTGCCAACGTTTATGGTCTGGTTTGCTGCAGCATTACCAACATTAATCGTTTGAGTTGATGTCGTTGTGTTAGCAATATTAAGTGTGGTTGCTCTAGCAGCAAAGTTAACGGTTGCTGGATAGCTACCAATATTAAGAGTACCAGTGAAAGTGCTATCTTCAACAAAGTTAAATGATCCAGTGGTTACAGTTGTTGTAATGTCTCCACCATTGACTTCAATATCCGCTTGGAATCTGAAGTTTCCAGTAACTCTACCATCACCATCAATAACTAAACTTCTATCAAGTTCAGCATTAGTTACATTAATACCAACTCTGTTGGTAGAAGTAGATAATCTAAATGTTGCCTCGTTATCTGGATTAGCACTATCACCACCAATCAAGAACGCATTAGATACACCACTAAATGTTCTGTTTGTTGGGTTAGAGTTTGCTAAGAAGTTGTTTGGTGATGTAGATAAAGTTTTTCCACTGAAGAATGCAGTTCCAACAACATCTAAGTTTGCTCTAGGAGTTGTTTCTAATGAAATAAATGCATTGTTATATGCGCTATGTGGAGCACGAGATACAGTATTAACACCTAGTTTATAGTTGCCAATAGAATCTGTTTCTGTTCTGAGAGCTTCAGAACCAATGATTCCCCATTCTCTCCAAGAAGTAGAACTCTTAGAAATGGATATATTTGGTTGAGTAACTGTGCTTATAGTGTAAAGATTGGACTCAACCGTGATTTGATTGCCTTCAGATGGCGATACATCAAGATAGTTTGCAGTAGAACTGAATGGATTTGCAACTGTGTTAACTACTCTCCAGATACCATTGATCTGAGAGATTGGAGATTGAGCACCGACAATCTTAATCTGAGTTGATTCAGTGATGCCAAGTAAACTATTTGTCCAAGCTGGAGAACCAGTAGTGTTCCAGTTCAGACGAATAACATTACCACTACCAAATCCTTGAATATTTGCAATCTGAGGATTTGTAATACCACTGTCGCCTGTCTTAGACAGAACAGCGTAGGTATTTGCAAAAATCCAACCAGCAGCGCCAGTTACATCTGTTTGAGATCCCTTGAAAAGAACATCACCAGAAACAGGATTTCTTGAACCAAACTTGATAATCTGAGTAGATGGTTGTGTAATATCACCGCCAAAAGGAGATGCCTGATCAGGAGTTTTGTTTGAAATATGTGCTCTGATTGTATATCCTTGCTCACCACGAGCATATATCCTCAACATTCCCAAAGCGATACTATTCTTCTCAATCTTAATATCGCCAGTCTTTTGACCCAAAGATGTGATATTTAAATAACTATCATCGTTAGTTGGATCAATATTAGTCTTAACAGTGATAGCTGGATCAACAGGACCACCAAAATCATCAAGAACTCTTACGTTGAAGTATACAGGAGAAGTAAATACACTTTGCTTGGTTCCGTCAAATCCTTCAACAGTAATAATATCCTTGAAGGTTACTGGAACTTCAAAAGTAGTTACCAGTGTTGCTGGGCTTTCATCTTCATCCTCAGATTCTACAAGTTCAGCAGATTCTAAGAAAGTCTCTTCGCCAGTAATAGCGTTGATCTTTCTGTTACCAATATAAAGGTCGCCATTGGAGTTCAGACCCGTGTAGAAGACGATACCAGCGTCTTCACGCTTAGCTTGGGCATAGAAGTCCTGAACATCAGTCAGAACGATCTCCTGACGCGCAGGGAAACCTGTGGAGTAGTTACCAGGACCAAAACCAAGATATTCAAACGTGTGGTTGCCAGATCTTGCAATCGAAGGTCTGCGAAGTTCTACATAAACTCTCTTTTCTGTAGGATATACAGAATCACCAGAAATAGGAATCCTTCTAGTCTCAGATCCAGCAGAAGCAGGTCCAGACTGCGCCTGAATGACATTATCTCCAGTAAACGAATATACACCAGAACCAGAATCTTGTACGAAATCAAGGACTGTTTCTTTTGTCAAAGAGTTCTTGGAATCGTTAACTGTAACCAATCCATGAATATAGTTATCCGCAGCAGAAATAGTTTCTGGGGGATCTTTTAAAGTATCATCAAGTGCTCTATACCACTCAGGATCGTTCTTATAGAACTCAGGGTAGAGTTTAGAAATGGGTTGTGAGAATCTAAAGTTTCTGAAGTTTTCACCAACACCAGATCCAACAGGGAATGGTCTAATATCACCACGCACACAAGTTAGATAGTAAACACCATCTTGTTGGTTAGGAATTCTTCTGCGAATAGTATCAACAGAGAAGATATAATAAGTTCCTTCTAAATCTTCAATATCAGTTACTTCCGCAATCGTATAACTTACGTTTGTAGAATCTTTTACAATATCTCCTGGTGTTAATGTATAAACGTTAGCACCCTCAACTGCATATAGATTTTTTTCTTTATCTGTTCTACCACCGTCAGGTTCGTCCATCATGACAGCAGAAACTGATCCTTGCTTAAAGGTAGTTGTCACAAATGGGTCAAAATCTAGTGTTGAGTTACCAGTTATTCCCTTCAGAATCAGATGATATTCTGTTCCATAGTTTAAGAATGCGTGTACATATCCAGATCCAGAACAAGCTCCTTCCCACTCAATAAAGTTATCAGAATCTAAGTCAGTTAAACTTGCTTCAAACGCTCCATTACCACCCTGAGGTGCAGTAATCTTTACAGTAGTGAAGATTGTTGTTTTGTATGCTGCGTCAACATCATGGTCAAAGACAGTAAGTTCAAGATAGTTTACTCCATTAATGCTTCTTTGTCTGGCAGATTGAATGCTGGCAGTAATCTTAGAGTTAGTTTGAATCTTAACTGGATTTAGATATGGATCATAAACAGTATCATCAAATCCAGCGGCATTCAGTTGTGAATATGTCCAACCAAGTTTTTCATTAACTTGCTGTCCAGCAGAGTTTAAAGCATAAAATGTTGCAAATGCACTTGCATTTCCAGTTGGTCTTAAAAGAATTTTCTGTGGTAATAGTTTTCTCTTAGAGTCAGTTCTAATCTTAAATACAAATCCATTTAGAGGATCTCTAACTGTAGTACCTCTGTATGCAGGGATGACAAATCTAAATCTATAAACTCTATCTTGCTTGTCTCTTAAATCATTTACTCTTTCAAAGAAAGAATCAGAAGTTTTTGCATTATTCCCAACAGAATCATCACTATAATCAGATTGCTTCAATCTAGTGATAATATTTCCAGAAGAAGAATCAGCAACTGTATTTAAATACCATCTTCCTTTTGGAAGATCAGCAATATCAACTGTCGGATCAAACTTTAATGAAACACGTTTTTTATTAGCAAATGTGTAAAAAGTAGTTCCACTATTTTCAAAAAATTCTACAGGGTTTTCATTGTTAATAGCATTTTGAGCCGTCAAATAAATCTTGAACTTCTTGGCAATCGAAGAACCGCTGGCGTCATCAAAATATCTAACATAATACTCAGTGGTGTCATTAAACAAACCGATATAAGTATTAGCTGGATTTGGAAGCGTAGAGTTTGCACCTAAATCGCTGCCTGTTCTAAAGAACACTTTCTGAAGTGTTACCCCAACATCATTAACAGGAATGTCAAAAATATGTGGAGATTCTGTCAAGAAAGTAGTAGAATCGAAGAGAGTAGTCTTATACTGATGTAGATCGTAACTATTATCAAGAACGTATTGATAAACATCAATGATTACATTTTCGTTAATGTTTTCCGTTTCAGGAGAGTAGATATAGATACCAGCTGCTGCATTCTCTTCACTGGTCGCAAGAAGAATCTTTTGTTGATCGGCAGCGGCAAAATCGCCAGTAGCATAGTTGAAAGGTTGTGTTCTTCTACCAGGAGCGATTACATAATACTTAGTATTTGTACTGAATCCTTTTGGAAGACGCACTAAACGCTTGTCTACATTAGATCCTGGTTTTGCTCTAGGAACAAGTCTTACTGGAGTACCCGTCTCTAGATTATGTGGGTTAGCAAGAAGATTTTCGCCTTGAATCTCCTGAAGAGTAAATGCAGTAGCTCTTTGGGAAAGAAGTGCAGTATCAGCAGTTGGAGTGGTTGCAGTAACAGCATTAACACCATTCTGTAAAATGGTAGAAATAATACCAAAGTAGTTACCAATAGTGGTATAAACAGAAGAGCATTCGCCATTTCCACTATAAACATAATCTTGAATAACTGTATTATCTACTGAAGGACCAATAGATGATGTCCAGATTCCTTCCTCAAGTTGGAAGAATACCTTTACTCCTGTTCCAGCAACAGCAGTCTTTGTAGTACCATAGTTTAGTTTACTACCTCTAACACCAAGTTCAATCTGTGTTGAGTTTACGATTCTCTTGATGTAGGTATCTGCTGGAATGTACGCAGTGCTAATGTTTGAAGATTTGGGTACAACTTTTCCATCAACTAACTCTTCATATTGATCATTATAGTTAGTTAGAGCACTAGTACCAGTCGTAGAAGGAATGTTGTTAACACCAACAACCTTCATTCCAACTGCAAGTCCCACTGTAGATGGAACTGTAACTAATGAAGAGTTTGCAGTATTAACTGTCATGTAAGTGTTGTGATTTCTCATGGAAGAAATACACAAATCTCTCACATAGTTATATGCATCTAGAGTTTCATTCAGTTCATTTTCAATATAGTCCAGAGTAAACCCATCATTCACTCCATCAGTATCTTGTGTTACACCAATATAGTAAGCTTTTGCTGCATTAACAGTATTGACATTTCCACCAAGTCTCAAGTCAGCAACGATTGCTTCCACAATATAACCAATATCTCTCTTACACTTGCTATTCTCAGAAACTCTTGACCATAATCCTGGATTTGGAGCAGGAACAGAAGTGAGGCTAGCAGAAGAAATAGCAGTTGTCAGAATAGCACTTAATGTATCAATCGTGCTTCTAACATTAGCACAGTCATACAAACCGTTATTTACTGTTGCAAGATTATCTAGATTTCCAGCTTGGAGAGTTGTAGTAACCAATCCAAATAAGTTATCGATTGTACTCTTAACATCAGCACAAGAGTTTACGCTAGTGTTAGAACCTGTTGCAGGATCTGGTTTGATAGTTAAATCTTTTACATTCAACTGGTTGTTGATTGCAAGTTTACACTGCTCTCTAGCATTGTTGAATGCTGCGACAGTTTGAGTTACTTCACCCTGTACGCCATTTGATAGTAAACTATTGCCATTAAAATATTCTTTAATAGCAGCAATAGTGTATTCGTTACCACCAAAGTTTAGATCGTTCGCAACTGCAGAAACAACATAACCGATATCGCGCTTACACTTAGTACCATTCGTATCTGAAGGAATGGAACTTACATAAGCAGCATCTACGATTTGCTGCTTGTTAGCAAAGATTAGATCACTTGCATTTTTTAACTTACCCGCAAGAGTAGTTCTGTTTGCCTGATCAATAGTTACCGTGGAAATGTATGAAACTCCAGTAGCAGGAGAGGCAGAAGGAGCAGATAGAGCAGTATACTGGAACTGTGTTGCGGTTAATCCAGTAGAAAGAACAGTAAAATCACCATTATAAGCAGATTGATTTAAACCAATAACACTGATTTTTGTGTTAACTGTTAAGTTATGCGGAGAAGAACAAGTTACAGTTACAGTAGTTCCACTAGAAGTGATAGAAGAAACTTGTAAAGAACTTGTAGATGAAAGCATGTTAGCAATAGCTAACTTACAAAGATCCCTAACGCGATTAAAAGCAAATACAGATTGAGTTTGTTCTCCACTCAAACCGTTGCTTAAGATTTGCCCGTTACTGCCAAAATATGATTGAGTTGCTTCAACAATATGAGCATTTCCACCATCATAAAGATCGTTTGCAATAGCGTCAATAATGTATCCTAAATCTCTCTTACATTTTACTACATCTGGATTCACAAATCCAGGGAATGCAGTAACCATTTCATTATAAGCTGTATCAATGATTTCCTGTCTATTTGCTTTGATCAGGTTTGAAGCGTCTCTATATCTACCAGTTTCGGAAGTAATATTTGGGTTTACATACGAAATATTTTGTAGATATGGATATTTCTCAAGGATATATCCAAATGCTTCAGATTGAATAAACGTTTGGTTTGCTTCGATTAGATTTGCTGCATCTTGTTGTAGATTATATTCAGTAGTAAATGAAGCACCAGCAGGATTTAGAGTTGTAAGTGATGTAGCCCATCTCTTAAATCCAGAAGGATTTAATACCGCACTCTTTTCCGTAGGACCAGATTCTCCAGTACCCGCATTAAGTTTTACCTTAATCTGTTCATTTACCCTGGCACCGATTCTATACCCACTTACAGAGGCAGCAGGGCGATTCTCAGGATCCTTTACAGCATCACCAGCAAGATAAACTCTGCTTGTGTTTGTGGCATCATTTGTTAGGTTAATCTGAATAGGATAATATTGCTGCTTAGACTTGTCGGAAGTCTTAAGTTCCTGTGGAGGAATAATGTCAGTAATATATCCACCCTTATCTTGGTTAAAGGAGAATCCTTTGTAACCAACCGAGTGCATCGATGTGTTACCGAAGTTTGAGTTGGAGTTGGTGATCGACATGTCACCACCAGACTCAAGCAGGAAGTGATCTGCGAAACCTACAGCGAAGATCGAAACGTTCTGAATGAAGGAGTCATCCGAAGCACGAACGTGGAAGTTTCTCCAATCATCTTTCCAGTATGCATCACCCTTGATGTGGTAAGGAGTTGTTGCAAATGCATCAGTTAGAGGTGCCTGGTTCCAAGTGTTGCTAAACTCATCATAACGAATAAATGCACGGTCGTCTCTCTGTAGCGAAACACCAGTGTACTGAGCGATAACCATCGACTTGAAACCAGTCGCCTTGCGACCATCTGCCCAGATACCACAGATACCCCATGTAGAACGAATCGAACAGTTGAAGACGTATGGTGATGCTGATTCTACCGAGTCAACTTCTGCCTGAACTGTAGCAGTCTGGTTGAGAGGAATGGTAGAAGTAGCTGTATATGTCTCACCCGAAGTTAGGTTTAGACCTTGTGCAGTAAACGGAACACGATAGTAGAAGACTTTAGGATCATTAGTGCTGATATTGTATACAGCAAATACACCGTTTAAAGCATTATTAAGATTGTTATTTGTTACCGCAACATATTGACCAGGGAAGAAACCATGATTAATCTTAGTTCTAACTTCAAGAGTTAGAATACCAACATCAGTTCCAACACCATCAATAAGTTTGATGCTATCAATAAACACGGCATCAGATAGAGGACCAACGATTCTGTTTTCCTGTACTCTGTAGTCAAACTCTCTACCACGGATTACAAGTCTGGTCCATTTAGTATCATCCGATTCTGGGTCGATGCCTGTTACAACTGCATTAGCAACAAAAGCGTTTCCATTGTAGATAATCCTATCACCAACGTTATAGGTAACATCTTCAGACCACTGACTACTTACTGGTGTAGATGAACCTTCTACATATACATCATCAATAGTATCTTGATAGTCACCAAAAGCTTTTGCAATCTTTCTGTAAAGTAGACCTAAATCTTCTCTATCAGCAAAAACAAAGTTTGTAATCTTGTGGTGTGAAAACTCAGGTACTGGGCGGTTTGTAGTATCGTTAGGTTGTGTGTAGACGCGACCTACCGTACCGTCGTATAGAGGAGAGTTTGAAGAAAGGTCGCCATCAAGAATAGTGAACTGCCAGAAATAGCAACCACCTGTTACGTTGAACAGCGCACAACGAGGAACATCTTTATCAGCAGGATCGGGAACATACAGAGCACGTAGCTGAGTTCTACGAAGGTCTGTACCTACAAGAGATGTACCTCTAGGAATCGTAGCACCACCATCACGACCATTGAAACGATAAAGAATATTATCTGGATCGGAAAGATCAAAACTTACATCTTCATTTGCTTCCCACTGCTGTAATGCCTCATTATATTGGAATGTTGGAATATCTTCTACATTTGCAACACCAGGACGGTTATCAATATAGTGATTGCCAGGTGCCAACATAATGGTAAACTGGTCAAATCTATCATTATCTACATTAGGTAGATACGAAAAACGAGCTACTTCTAAGAAGGCACGTTGAATACTTACGAATGGTCTTAAAGGTGTATTTCCTCTGTTATCTAGCGCATCTGATGCATTATAATCATCAGGTGAAACATAAAGATATTTACCAGTTTTACTTGAAATAAGATTATCTAATCTCGTTAATGGCATTACTCAGTTACCCTAACTATGGTGGATTTCTTCTGAGTTATTTATACAAAAAAACCTGAGGAGACCTCAGGTTGGATTTGACTTCCTTCACACGGAGAGCCCCGAGTCGGACTTGAACCGACGACCTACGGTTTACAAAACCGTTGCTCTATCCAGCTGAGCTATCAGGGCATTATTCGTCTTTTGGGAGTAAATCTGGGTTTTCCACTTCTATGTCAAACATTAAAGGGTGCATTTCTTCCATAACAAGATAGTTGCACCAGTTAAACATATCTTCGTCATCGTAGTCACGATGAGAAAGAGCTTCTGATTGAACTGAAGGATGGTCTTGTACTATTTGAGGAAGTTCATCAAATGTATAAGGAAGACCTTGTATGAAATACATACGCACAACCTCACCCATATAAAAGACATATGCTTGAGATAATGTGTATTTCATAACATTTCCCACTACACATTATTTAGTGGGGATAGGGCGAGAGAGACTTGAACTCTCACGGGATTGCTCCCAACAGATTTTAAGTCTGGTGTGTCTACCGATTCCACCACCGCCCCAGGTGATGAGACAATCATAGCAGAGTTTGCTCGGATTGTCAAGTGCTGGTTGCGAGGATCGAACTCGCCTGTATCCGATTATGAGTCGGGTGCTTTCACCAGATAGCTAAACCAGCATTAGCGATAAGCAAAGTTTTTGGACTTAAGTAATCGAGAACATTCGTCCTTTAACTCAACCAACTCATTGATAGTAGAGCATTTAAATGTGATGGTAGTGGCATCCTCACCCCGTATGACGATCTTCTTATTATACAGGTCAACCGTGATGATGTCAAGAGCCTGTTCCTGTGGATTTTTGAGATTCATATGAGACTCCATGACCTTGAAGCGACTACATTGCTATTGTACTGGGTTTTGGCAGGGTTGTCAAGTGTCAGTTCAAGAAGATGCCAGTCATATTTTTGATTGTTGTTCTTGTCAAAGCAATATCTATAAACTTATCAACTGGTGGAACGATTGGTGTTGGTGTAATGCCCATCAAAACACCAGTGCCACTAAACAGTGTTGTTTTTGACAACACAGATCCAACATATACTCCTGGTTTAGTTAAACCTTTGACCAAAGCAGGAGTAGACAAGTCTGCTTTCATGGAAGCAGTATCAAACACAGAAGCAAACATATCTTGTTGGGATGCCATTATGACATTTCCCAAGTTTGTAGTTAAGTCAATATTTCCAGTAGTTGCTCTAACCTTAAGTCCGCCACCAACTGCTGTTTCTGGACTGTGTATATAAACTACAGGGGGCGTTTTTTCTACACTCTTTGCTCCTAAAGCTGGTTTAATGAGATTCTTGTTTACGATATAATATCCTGCACTTACGCCGTTTATTATTGGTGATGGTCCAAGTGGAGGTGGAAGAGGTGCGAACTGTCTCATAACCTCTGTCATCTTTCTTCCGCCAATCTCCTCTAGCATATCACCTTCAACTTTAATACTCATTGTTCCCGCCGATTCAATAGCGAAGTTTCCTTGAGGTTCATTCATTGCAATAATCTGTTCACCATCGCATTTTGCATAGTTGGCAGATTCTATTCCTTGCTTGCTAACATAAGTTTGCTTGAAAACGCCAGACTTCATTTCAATAGTTCCACCCTGTTCATCTGGTGGTGCTTGACCTTCTGATTGTTGTTCACCAGCTCCAACACCAGCGTGAATCTTAATATCAGTTCCTTTTAACTCTAAAGAATCTGCAGCATCAATCAAAATATTATTTCCACCTAGTCTCAAATCGCCGTTAGCACACTTGATATCTGCGTTACCATTGATGTATAATGAGAATGCTGGTCCTTCTGTTCCCGAAGATCCCGATTTACCAGAAAGAACTTTATTGTTGTTGCCAACTTCAATCACCAAATATTCACCCAACTTAATCTGACTTCCTCCGTCTGCTAATACATGAACACCACCTGTTTTTGGGTCTTCCGAAGGATTTTTTGTTCCTCTTATGTAAAAACTCCCATCTGTATCAATAGTAAAACCAGCTCCAGAACTGGTTAATATCTGGTAAAAACTATCCCCAGTCTGACTATCATGACCTTCGGTTTTTATGATGTTTCCACCTTGACTAACTTCTGATTTTACCTTATCTACTGCAGCAAAAGCATTCCCCGCCTGAAAGTTTTCTTGTGCTGATGCTTCTGTCCCACCTGCAACCGCAGATCCTTGCAACTCAGAAGGAATCCATGCTCCGATATCTTGAAGCACTCCCATCACTTCAGAACCAAAAGCATCAATACTAGATTGAACTTCTGATAAAGTATCGCTAATACCAGCAGTTAAATCTGCAGGATCTCCTAGATCAATAACATTTGAAGATGTAGTCGTGGTTGTACTTCCACACCCCTCATCTTGTACTGGAACCGCTAAGGTAGATGCACCAGATTTTAATTCTTCTTGTAGTTCTAACCAACTTTTTGCCATGATAGTTTACGTTATGGACAATCAACAACTTCATCAACACCAGAAGGAGCAATCTCACCAACAAGTAGATTGAATCTCTTATTATCTAGGCAAGAGAAAGAAGGTATCGCTTTTGCTCCAGCACCGTTGCCTTGTATAATAATCTCAGGATATCCCTCAAAAGGTTTTAATTTATTCAAAACTTCTATGTCTACAATATTTCCTTTGTCATTTATAATCGCTCTAGCAACTGCTGGATCTCCATCAACATATATTGTTGGAGTTTTTGTGTATCCCACTCCTGGTCGAATGACTACAAATCCATCAATAACACATGATTTTGCTGGAGTTTTATTAGGCGTATATCCTCTACCAGGACGTTGTACTAAAACTTTTGATAGTCTTCCACTATTATCCAGAACCGCTTTTGCAGAAGCTCCCACTCCAGTTCCATATATTTTTATGAATGGTGGGAAAATGTAAGGATCTCCAGGATCTTCTATTGGTATGTCAATGATTTTTCCTTCATCATCTACTTCTGGAGTTCCTAACACAGGAGGTTTAAAAGTAGGTTGCGGTGTTGTTGTAGGTGTGGTAGAATCTGGAACGAGATTGTTTATTGTAAAAAGTTTAGATCTAGCTGCAACATTAAAAGTTACTTGCCTAGATCCAACAAAACTAAGATTACTTGAAATTTGAATAGTTTTTGTAGAAACACTATTATTCATGGTCATTTGCCCAAGAATACTATTACCCACAAAATCTCCAGTTTGCACCACTCCAAATAATACATAATCAAACACAGTTCCATCAGCAATAGTTTCAGACAAATCGGTTAATGTAAAGGTTATGCTTTCTCCCGCAGAAACTGTATTCTTGTTAGAAGTGAGAGAATACGAAACAAAAACAGAAGGTGTTTGCCCCTCAGTAGCATCTGTAAAACTCACACCATCTTCTTCAGTTCCAGTAGGATATATTGAAAAATGCCCAGTTGTTACCAGATTGGCATTTAATACTGTGTTTATGTCAGATACTATCTCTGTAGTACCTAATACACTAAAGAATCCATTACTAACCACGCCAGCTATCAATGGTAAAGTTGTTGTGGTATCTCCAGTATCGTCTTCTCCATCTGGCAAATCATCTTCATCTGGTTCGTATGGATTTGGAAAATCATCAAAATAATCTTCTCCAAATGGATCTGAAGGTGGATCTAAAGTTCCTTCTGGTTCACCCGTAAACTCTTCTGGGTTTGGTTCTCCGCCAGCAACATCTGCTTCTGTCAGTGGAGCACAAGGAATAGCTTCAGAAGCAGCGCAACTGGTTTGGAGTGGAGATGGAGCAATATCATCTTGAATATCCGCGATTAACTTATCCAATGCCGCGAAATCATCTTCGCCAGGTTTTTTCTCTGGTCCAGTACAGTTTTTTAACTGTTCCTCGTCTCTACATTTGTTGCCATTACCACTACATGATATTCCCAATAGTTGAAAAATATATTCTAAAGCCGCACCTAAAATATTCAAAGGACTAGCAATGATTCCTAACAATGCTTGCAGTGGTCCCAATATAGCGTCAATCAATCCTGTCAAATATGATTCTATTTCCGATAAAATCTCAGATATTACCGCTTCTACAATACAAGTTGCTCCATTTACAACACTGGTCAATAGATCTGTTATTAACTTGGTAAGAAAATCTAAAAGTTTTTGTTCTAAATCAGCAATCGCGCAGTTTACTAACCCAAGTTGATCGTTTAACCACTGAATAATAGTTCCGAGAACTCCAGTTTTTTTAGTCTTTACTGCTTCTCCTGTTACTGGATCAATAGTTGGTGCGGGAACACCCATAGTAAACTTAACAATAGCACCAACACCTTGTTTTATTAGTGCTAACATTTGTGCTTTTGCTCTTTCCAAATAAGCTTTTGCTACACCAAATGCTCTGTTAATATATCCTTTTGCTGCACTTGCATAATCAACTAATGTTCCTGTAGCACTACTCAATAACTGAGTTCCTATCTGTCCTCCACTACTTGATATAGAACCAAATAACTCAGTTAGAGTATTTTCCATCCAACTGTTTGTCTTATTCGTATCTTTACACGCTACATCAGCAACATTTGCACAAGAAAATCTAGTTGATGTTGCGGTTGGACTGTATTCAGATGCAGATCTAGCAACAGCGGGAGGTGGACCAGGATTATTTGTTCCCTTTCCTTTTACATCACCTGTATTTCCAGGTCTGGCATCAGATTTATCAATAGCACCTACAGGTTGTGCAATATATGGGTTTGTTGGCGGAACGTATCTAGTGAATGCTAGGCATTCTGTTGTTGGATTTTCACCATCAAGTTTATTATTTTTTGTTGAGTTGGTAACTTTTTGTAGACTACCCATAATAATGGGTTGCTGCCCAACAGCACCATCCATAAAGAAACCAATAACCCAATCTCCCTTCTGCAACTTAGCAGGAGAGTAGTTACTATTTCCTTCGCTTGATGGTGCTGTCACTGGGAGCATTACCACTGCCCATGGTAAATCTTCAACGGGAACAGCAGTGCAACTCTTGACATGCTGCCCAACAATGCGAACTTTATACCTGTTAGAATTTTTTACACCATCTTCCGTCTCTACTTGCCCTATCCACCAGTAGAAACCATCTTTTCCAGCAAAATTAACAGGTAAGTTAAGTTCAGGTAACATCAGACTTCATATACTCTACATTCTAATGCCTCTGGGTTATCATTACAATATAACTCCAAAGGACTTGGATCGTGGTCATCGTTTGGATGATTTTGTTGATATCTTTCTAGTTGTTCAAGTTCTTCTTCTGCGTGTCTTCTTGACTGCGAAGATACCAGAGGATCGTCTAATATTTTTTTATCGCGCTCAATATGATCGCTTATAGATTTATCTGTCATATTTTTTAACTCCCTAGGTTGTCTCGGATTAACTCTAAGTTACAAACTGCTATCAATCCTTTGTTATTATCTCTCATAACTTCATAAGATATTTTTTTGATTAAATAAAATCCACTATTTGCTTTATCATATTTTTCATCTTCACGTTTAGATTGCACTGATTGATTTGGTAGTTGAACTTTGAGTTTATCTCCAGCTCTTAAGTCAAAATTAATAGGTATAGTGATATTTAGCACCTGATTATTCAATATCATTCCTCTACTGACTGATTGAGCTAACCACTGTTTTTTGAAGTCTGGGAACTCTGCAGTTCCTCCTTGGTCAGGAGCAGCAATACCATCAGTATTATGGAAGATTTCATGATCAAAGCATTGTAACATAATGCGAGTCGGAAACTGAGATAAAGTTTTTATAGTTTCTGGCAAAGCTTCGTCTTTACCCAAATGATACATCTGTGGATATTCTTTACTCAAATCAAAAAAATATTCTTCATATTCACACGAAGAAGGATTGAAAAATGAGATCATTGAAGAATAAACACCATATCTCATTTTTCTTAAAATATTTTCTTGACTTGAAAAAGAATAGTTGAGGATTTTATATGAGTTTTTTTCCGCTGTGTCTTGATCTGATTGAGCATACGCATAGACATATTCTTTATGCTTTGAATCGGCAATAATCATGCTGTCTATTGACTTAAAAACATAACCATCATATCTCTCAAAAAACATGTATCCAGCACTCCCAGAAATAACAGGTGCCGATGTTGCTGTGACTGAGTTAGTAACACCATTTTGGTTTGATGCTGCACCACCACTTCCAGAAAGTGATGTTGCTGAGTTTGGTACGCTAGGATTAGCAGTACTTGAAACACATTCTGGTAAAATAGAAGTAATCACATCAAAGGGTCTTTTCAATGCAGGGATTAGTTTCATCTTATACTTAGCAACTTCTCTATCCACTATTTGTTTTTCTGATTTTAAATAATTTTTTACAATATCTTCGACTATTTTATCTCCAGTTTCTTTAAGAACTTTTCCTATTCTCAAAGTCTCATTTCGTAAAGCTTCTTCAGAAAATAAATCTAAAACATATAGTTGTTGATTTTTTGACACAACTCTGTTTCTGATGCCATACACAACAAACTTCCATTTATAAGTAGTCTCTGAAATATTTGGTGCTTCTAGTTCTATTTCTACGGTTTCAGTTCCCACGATTGGTGCAGTTCCCACCAAGTTTATGGCAGTATCAAAAATCATAAGTTCTGCCATCATTGTATAACTTTCTATACTCTCAAAAATCTTCAACCCAACTATCTGAGCTTCTGGATTATTTCCAGTAAGCGGATGTGATACACCTTTTGTGTCAGTTATAGTAACAGATTTAACTACTGCATTTAAGTCTAAAGACATTACATCGCCCCCCAAGGTGAAGACATACAAAGAACTGAAGCTAGACCACTAGAAGAGGGATCTGCAATATAATCTGTACTATTTTGAGGTGATTCTTGCTCAACTGGAATAGTAGGAGAAGAACCGCCAGATTGGATAACATTAATAACTGCCATTTCAGACATCTCATCAGCAACTTGATCTGTTGCTGTTACTGGAGATGCTGGAGCAGAAACCTTAGGAGCAGATGAAGTAGAAGATGGTCCAGCAGCACTAGTAGTTGATCCAACCATGGAAGCCAACATTTTTGTCATCTTCTCAATATCATCCATCCTTTGTTCAATGGTGATTTTGTTATGTTGAGTAACACCAAACATAGAACCACCCTTTTCATGACCCAGCATTTCTCTAATGGCAGCATCAGTTGCTGCTCTCCTATTACTGAGACCTTGTGCAGTGCTTCCCATATTTCCAGCACTAGCAGATCTTTGCAGGGAAGAAACTGCCTTATCAGAAGCGCCTTGACCCATTGGAGTTGTCAACCATCTTGTGAGACGTTGGAACCATCCACCATCTTCAAAAGAAGTTAAACTACTTTGTTTTGGTATTGCTATTTCTGGTCCATGCAATCCACCTAAATCTTGTTTCTCAGTTTGTCTAGACCAAACTGGTGTTCCATTTCTATTATCAATCAACTTATCATTTGCTCTATAACTGTATTCGCCATTTTTAATAATGCTGGCATTATTAAATGGATTCCAATCTCTTTGGGTACTGACTCTTCTTACAACACCAGTTGTTGTATTCCTCACCAAATCAAAACTATCAGCTTTTCCTTGCTTCTGTATTTCGTCTAAGTATAGTTGTACAACTTGCTCCCCTGGTCGCCATTTATATATCTGTCCTTTGTTATCATACCAATACTTACCGTTACTGCCTTCAACAGGATTCAAATCTGCGCTAGGAACAGTTAATTTATCACCAGTACCTAGTTTAACTTGAGTTCCTTTCACCTTACCAGTAGTCATCATTGCTTGTTCGCCTTCCGCTTTTTTAATGCCTTCTGGATCAGGTCTTTCCATTGCAGCACCAGCACCAGGAATACTTTCAAGTGTTTGTCTTGTATCTTCTTGTCTTTCTTGCGATCTTTGTTGATTTGCGTCTCCTGTTGGAGCTGGAGCTCCACCTGGCGTTGTCTGCTTATCCTCTTTCTTTTTAGCACCTAATGCTTCTAAAGATCCAGAAATAAGATTCTCTAAAAACTTGTTTTTTTCTCTTCTTGATTTTCCATCCTCTTTGAACTTACCACCACCTATTTTTAAGTTTGGTAGAGTTTGTGACATACCAAACTGTCTTGCAAGATTCTGAACATCTGGTCCCAATGCTTGTGCAACTGGTGCTCCAAGTGGTCCCATTCCTTTCACAAACTGGTCAACCACAGCAAGCATAGATGCTCCAGACGCCTTCATGCCAGGGTCTTGAGTGCCTTCCATGCCAGCAGCATCCGCACTATGCAAATCTACAACTGCTTCTTTACCCGCTTCCCCAAGCATCACAGATCCAGATGCATTCTTTGTTATTCTAGACTCAGCAGTGCCATATTCATTACCCCATGCAGATCCCCAGGATCCTTTCTTTCCATTTGGATCAAAAGCTTGACGGAAGTTTTCACGAAGGTTTGCGTCAATCTCTGCCATCTTGGCATTTGATTTACTCACATCACCACCAGCCATAATAAGTTCAAATATTGCCCTAAATGGAGCTCCAATAGTTTCTGCTATTGCAGAGTTTCCATCCAAAACGCGAGCAATAGGGTCTTCAGTCATGTCCAATAACTGATCTGGTATCATACCAGTCTGTGCTGCAATACCTACTGGCGTAAGTGGCGGCATCATTAAAAATGTATTCAAAAATGGATTCTTTAAAATTTCCTTTTTCTTTTTATTGTCTAGGTTTCTCCATTGATCTCCAAGACCTCTTGTTGCTTCGCCTACAGCACTAGCAGCAAGTCCCGTACCAGCAACAGCGGCAGTAGCAGCGGCACCAGTCGCAACTGCTCCTGCAGTAACTCCACCACCCGCTGCAGCGCCACCTCCTGCCGCAGCTGCTCCTTGCGCTCCACCAAGACCCAATATGTTTGCAACAGGACCAGGAAGCATTCTTGCAATCAGTCCAGTTATACCACCACCAGACATCAATCCAGAAACAAAACTAATAACTCCCTGAATCTGTTGCCATTTTTCTGCTATAAATCCAGTTAAAGTTTCGCCACCAGTTTTAGATGATTGGGACATGCCAAACATACCAGAAGCGCCAGCAGCAGCACTTGAAGATGGTCTTTCGCCTCCCATCAACTCTATCATCTGACCTTGAGATTCAAGTTGATCTGCTAAAATCGCCTGAATACCAGATATACCGTTAGAAGTGAAACTACTAGACTGCAACTGAGAGTTTAATAGTTGCGTAATCGCAGACAAACCCCCCTGAATAGCCGTAGTATCTGCTACCAGAGAACCAAATCCTCCAGTAAGAATCTTCGCTAGTCCTTTTCCAGCACCACCAGATCCACCACCAGCACCTGACGCGGAAGAAGATGATCCAGATGATTCTGGTTTGGGTGGCATTTTATAGTTAAAGTTTTCGCCAAAAGATTTTTTACCAGATAAAAATCCACCACCAAAGTTATGAGCGAGAGCTTTTTTAAATAATCCCTTTTTGTCTTCTTCGTTTACTTCGCCGCCCTTTTCTTCTATCTTTTGTTGCTTTTCTTTTTCTTTTTTTGCATCATCTCTAGATTGCATAGCTTTGCCAGCTATGAATCCTCCCAATGTTTGACCACCTGTTTTTTGTGATTGCTCTATGCCAAAAGACATTTATCGACCCTACTTTATATTGATATTTATCGAGTGCGTTGCATAGTTAACTCTCTTATAAATCTAAGAGGATCAAAAGAGAATGAAGGAGAAGATGTATTTGCTCTACGAGAAGATGTGGATACTCTAGGTTGAGAAGTTCCACCACCAACACGATTTACAACTACTTGTCTATCTGGTTTAGATGATGTTGCCGTATTTAGATTTCTCGGACCAGAAAGAACCAACGCTTTTTCATTTTTTTCTCTCGCTGGGAGTCCTCTATCAATATTTGCTGCCACAGCATTCATATCTCCCCTATTCAAAGCAGCATACATCTTGGGAGCACCAGTTCCAAGTAAATGTGCTGGTTGATTATAACCATAAGCAAGTAATCCACCTTGCTGTTTAGCAGACATCTTATTCCAATATTTTTGATACCATTTTTGCCCCTTCAATGTATTCACATAGTTATTAACTAATCCCATTAATAAAGAATCTGCTTTTGCCTTTGTTATAACATCCCCTGGTTTAACTGCTTTTCTACCTGCAGTAATAGAATCATAATATGTCATACCCCATCCAATCGTAGTTCTATCTCCAGAAACTCCAGTTTCATAAGCATACAAAGGAGTAGATGCAGATACTTTTGACCATGGTACAGATGAAATAACACTAGGTCCGCGATTTACGATATAGTCATTTCTTCCTCTAGAAAGCGAAGATAATGCCTCGTCATGTTTGATTGCTTTAACTCCTTCAGAAACTCCACCAGCAGCAAAATATGAAGAAATCTTTGCATCCAATCCAGATGCGATTTCTGACCATCTTTGCATCACTCCCATCGGATCCTCTTTTATGCTATATTCTCTGTTTTCTAGAGGATAAACTTCAAATCCACCATCAAACACGCGAACGATCTCTTTACCGTGTAGAGTAACTGGCAATCCTTGAATATTGGCAGAAAATCCACTTTCAGGACCATCTACAATGTAAGAGTTTAATAAAGAAGATTTGTTTCCTTCAAGTCCACCCCTTTCAAATAATTTTGCATTTTTTGTATCACCACTCTGAAATAGTTTTAGCACTCCAGCAGCAGATGAGTTTCTTCTTCCAATAAACCCACCGCCAGATTTATCTTCTCTATTTTGATAAGTAGAAATGTTTGCGTGACTGCCTGCAGTATAGTTTCCAACAAATTCATAAACAGCATCGGTTATATTACTAGTTCCTTTTACAGCAGGAATAGTTTTAGTGTAGTGATTTTGCCATTCATATTCCATAGCCTTGATATTATCCATATCAGTCCATGGTCTTGTTTTCTTTGGTGGTGGTCCCATACCAAGATGTATCAGAACTCTGTTCAGTCTATCATTTGGTCCACCACCTTGAGTATTTGTCCACTGAATCCAACCATAACCCATTTGACTAGTGCCATCGTAAGTAGGAGCTCCACGTTGTCCTCCTTCTCGCACATCAGGTTTTCCACTACCAAATCCTTCACGAAGCATAACACCAACAATAGCAGCAGCTTGGAAATCTTTAAGTCCATGCTTGGACATCAAGTATTTTGCAAACTGTAAAGACTTCTGCGCTAAGTCTCCAGTAAGTTCTTGAGGAACTACATTATCAAGTTGATCCATTACTCCTGTAGTTGTTCTATCAATAAACTTAGCAATAAAGTTTTCATCGCCTAGGAAAGAACGCCAAGTTTTACCAAAATCTTTTTGAGCTGCATTCATTTCTAAAGTTGCTGCCCTAGCGGATCCACCCAATAAACTGCTTATTACACTCTCACCAATACCCATTGCCACACCAAATGGAGTGACTAAAGATTTAATGTAGGGAACAAAAAATCCACCTAATGCACCAGATTTTTTCATCAACTCAGCAACTGTGTTGATAGCTGCCATTCCCGATGCCTGCATTCCTAACTGCATGACATCAGCATAAGGAACCAAAGACTGTGTTTTAGATTTCTTGGATTGTTTTTGTGTTGGTTGCGCTGGAGTTATACCACCTTCTGCTTTTTTATCTGGTGATGTGGGTGGAGCGGATGGCGTGCTGGGCGGTGGGGAGTCTGGTTTATCTGGAGCAGACGAAGAACTATCATTATCATTTGAACTATCATCTGATTCTTCTGGTTCATCGTCATTTTCATTATTTGATGGTTCTGGTATATCTTCAGGAAAATCCGAAAATCTATGTGCTACAGAGAGAAATACTTGTTTTTCTAACTTTGCTCTATGTGCAAAAAGATCTTCTAAAATAGAAACATTTACTGCTAATAAGTTTTCTTCTTCTGATTGTTGTTCTAGAAGTTTTCTTTGCTGACTTACTAGAGACTTCATCTCTTCGGTCTTTCTAGACAACATTCTAAAAGATTGATTTAAACTTTCTACAAAAGACGTTTGAGATTGCTGTTTTTTCGTTTCTTCCTTCTTTTTTTTATCAGTAATCTTCGATACAATATACTCAGTTAAAGTTTCCCCTTTTTTGTTAGATTTACCTGTTTTTGAAGATTTTGATGTATTTTTTCGGTCGAGCAAAAACTCAACCAAAGTACCAGATTGAGATTTTTTGTCTTTTTTAGATTTTTTGCTATCAGACTTTTTCGCATCATCTCGCTTTTGTGATGCTTTTTCTAAAATATAGTCTGTTAGTGTTCTTGCCATAATCGACCTACTTAGCTGAAATATTTAGAAAAACCTTTTTTGGCAAAAATTTGCCGAGATTTTTTTTGGACCAATTTGGTTTTTAGGGGTCATTTTTGAAATCACTGTATTCTACGAAGTTTTACTAGTTCTTTCACATCATTAGTATTCATATCAAGTTGAACAAAAGAAACGGAAGATGCACTAGATGATGGTGTAACAGTGGGGGTAGAAGGTGCAGATGGCATCTGCATAGTCATTTGTTTTGGTGGAACTTTAGATTCTGTAGCAACTGCTGTTGTAGTTGGAGTTGCTGATGGCATAGTTGAAGTTTGTGGTGATAAAACTTTTTGAATCTCATCGTATCCAGACTGCCCTGGTTTAACTTTTCTAGCAAGTTGTGGAAATAGTTTAGTCCAGTTTTGTATTGCTGTTAGATTTGGATCTAACTTTGGAACTTCTGGTTCTGTTTGTTTTACTACTACAGAACCTTTAGGTCTACTGATGCTACCAGACTGTTGGAGTCTTGGTCTTTGATTGCCTCTAATATCTGCAAGTCCACTCCCACCAGAAGCCTTTGCCGAAAGTATCAACTCTTGCCTTTTGTAATCAGCACCATAGTTTCTTTTAGATTGTTTAGACTTTAATAATCCTTTCAGTAAATCAATAGGTGATGGAAGTAAACTGGGTAACGATGGCAGTTGCCAACTTCCACCTTTAGCAAAGCTTGGTTTATTTTGATGAGTCCATTCAACTGGATCTACCTGCTGCCCCCAACTACCTTTTCTAACTTCCCAGTGTACGTGAACTCCTTCAGAACGACCTGTTGTTCCTGTAGTTCCCAAAACTTGCCCAGCTTTTACATCAGATCCTTGGTTTATACTATCAGAAACTTCTTTCATGTGACCATAAAATAAATGAACATTTGGATTTTTATGCTCTACTTCAACATAGTTTCCATATCCACCACCGCCGTCTTTAGGCCAGTTTCTGTTCACATCAGAAACTTTACCGTCAAAAGGAGAGATTAGTTTTAATGGCGCATATCCAGCTGGTGCCAAGTCAATACCAGTGTGCATTCTACCCCAACGCCAACCAAATCCAGAAATATAATGGAGTTTTCCAGAATCTGATTTAGCATATGGAATCCATGCTGGTGGTTTAGACACATTAGTACCACCCATGCCACCGAGACCCTCGCCACCAGGACCAATAGTTAAAATATCTTTTGCAAACTCAGCAGTTCCTGTTGGGTTTTCTTCAGAACTTCCTTCTTGCACACCACCTTCAAATATTAGACGATTGCCTTCAAAATAAATCTTCCAAGATTTATAAAACTTTCTTTCTTCCAACTCATTTGGCACAGTACCAGCATATGCTGGTCCACCAAGCATATCAAGAACAAGATTTAATGGTGCTCCCAAAATATTTGCAGCACCTTGAAGTATACCAGGCAAAGATTTATTAAAAAATCCTGCTAGTGGTCCAAAACTACTGAGAATATCTCCATAAACTGTCAGAACAGAACCAAGTAATGCTTTTCTTGACGAAGCCATTACTTCCCCAAAAGCATTCATGTATTCAATCTCATCATAGTTACCAAACATATCTTTACCATAGTTTCTATTCAATGGTATGATAGCGGTTCCTGGTGCTAGATTACCTACCGTAGGATTATCATATATTCCTGGTTTAATGATGTTATTCAGTCCAGTTCCAGCTGATATACCACCTTCTGCCATTGCTGGCATCGCAGTTGACATCAATCCAGAAGAAGCTTTTCTTGGAGATTTATTTGGATCTTCTTTCCAGAACTCCCACCATTGTTTTTCTGGTGGTTTTTCGGGTGTTGGTGGTGGTCCTTCTGGTTCTACTTGATTGTCTACTGGAGGTTTAGATTCGGCATCAGAAGGAATATCATATCCATCCTCTAAATCTATCTCTCTAGATTGCGACTCCAAATCATTCAAGAACTCACTATAGTTTTCTATTTGTTGACCAACTAAAAACTTGGCAAGTTCTAATCCAGCATTATCTTTTTTTAAGATAGATGTTCTTTTTCTTATCAGAACAATCTGTGCCGATAGTTCTGCATTGATATTATCTAAAGTCTCGGATAACTTTGTTATGTTTTGTGTTAATCCATTCGGAACTTTTTCTGGAATAGTTTCGGGTATGTTTAATACCTTAGTTGGATCAAATGTTGGTGGCGATGTGGCAGGAAGAGGTATCGATGCTGACACAGGTTCTGTTTGTGGTTCAGCAACAGGTTCTGGTATTTGTTGTTCCGTTATAGTTTCTTGAGGTGATTCTTCAGGTTCCTCAACAGGTTCTTCTTTTATTTCTGGTACTTTTAAAAGGTCTTCTTCCTTTTTTGAAGGAATCAAAAGAGTCATTGGTTGAACTTTTGATTCTTTTCTTTGATTTATTACTCTTTGTATCTCAGCTTCTTCTATCTTCGCGTCAACCTGTTTGCGAAATGGTTTCTCAAGATACTCTTCTACCAACCACCCTTGATATGCCTCATAGTTTTCATAAAACTTAAGTCCACCACCCCCATCATTAAACTGAGGATATCCTCTAGGATCTTTCTTTAGATTTTCTATTAACTTATCAGCATCTGCTTCAGTTAAATTAACAGTGGATGAATACTGTGTGCCATCATTCATCTTCCTGCCAGTTAACTTGGCTTTAAGAAGCATCCATGTCCTTTCGCCAACCTTAGCACTATACCAAGGATTACTAGGATCTAGTACTCCCTCGGGTGGTTGTGGCAAATCTAAATCTAAGTCTTCGGGATTCATCGCATTGCTTTCTGTCTTGCTTTTTCGTTTTGTTCTTCGATATATGCATTAAGCATAGTAACATAAACGATTCTTTCCCACGGAAGCATGTTCTCTAACTCAGTTAATGAAAACTTATGATGATACATCAAGTTAAAGTTAGACTGGTAATGGTTCACCAGAGTTTCATGGAACATGCTTACCCGAAAAAATTTACCAGACCCTCAATAGTATATTCAGATTCAACTTCTGTGTTTGGATTAACTATTTTAAAAGTGTGAGATAGTTTTGGCATTGTTGCAAAGAAATCTTTAACTTTCTCAAACTGTTTTGATGTCATACCACCAACCCACTCTTCGATTTCTTTTTTGGAAGTTGTCTTTGCTTCATAAACATCATCACCAACAAAAATCTGATCTACTGAATCAATAATAATATCAAATACTTCTTCGGCATTCAAACTCTTCATCATAATCTGAGTCTGAATAAACTGTTCCATACCAGGATACTTCATAATCAATCCAGAATCATCCGAAAGCATAATCTTATTATTATGTTTAGAATCTTTGATAACTTTTACCTCATTAATATCCAACTCATAATCTACTTGTGTCTGACCATCATCTTCACATGTGATTTTCATCTTAACTGTTTCGCCAACAGATTTGGCACGAATGTTTAAGAACAAATATTCAATATCAAAAGAAGCAAGTTCAGTTACTTTGATTCCTCTAGTAAGAACACAGTCCTTTACAATATTAACTACAGCATCTGTGATTTGTTTTTCCTCTTGCGATTCCATTGCCATAAGAAGAATCTTTTCTTCTTTTACAAGGAATGGTCTATACTTAATAGTCTTACCTGTTGATGGTAGTTCCAACTCATAGGTAGGCACTGGGGGTTTTGGTAAAGCCATGATTACTCCAAAAATTTATAATGTCGCAAAAATATTTATCCTCTGTTTTTAAGAGTATCAGTTTCTCTTTTAAACTTTTTATAGTAAAAGTTTGCATTCACTTTTACTAACTGCGATGACCCATAGGACAAAGGAACAGCATCTATGGTGTAAGGCCACGCATTATATAAAGTAAATACAGAAGATATAGCACCGTTATCACTATCTCTAGATCTCTCAGTCTTTTTTATGATTATTTTTGCCTGATAATCTTTTGGATATCTAACTCTCCTTCCAGTTTCATTTCCATTAGTTCCATTGTCTTCAAAAATATATTCCATCCACTGATGTAACTTATGCATTGGTGTCATTTTAGCATCACACATGAACGACAACTGGATATCATTGTAGATTGGAGCAGTAGGATAATAAACAGGAGCGTCACCACTATATCTTGTTACAGATCCTGTGGCAAGTTGATATCCAGGAAGAGCTACTTCATCACAAAAAATCATCATTCTCGTTTCATCCGCAGAAGCAGTACCATCATAAGACCATTTTGACCCAACCACAGAACTAACAGAAGCACCAGAAAAATCTATAGTAACAGCAAAGTTATTGCTAGTAGCCATACCTTTGCCATCTGAAATCATGGCAAGTAATGAGTTGATTCCTGTTGTTGCCATCTATAAATACTTGGGGAAGATGTATTTATATTTATGGCATACTCTGGATTCTTTAAACCAACTAATCCTAAAAAATACAGAGGCAACCCATCAAATATCATCTACCGCTCGTTATGGGAAAGAAAGTTTATGATGTTCTGTGACAGAAATCAGAATGTCATTGAGTGGGGCAGTGAAGAAGTTGTGATACCTTATCGGTCTCCTCTGGATGGTAGGGTGCATCGTTATTATGTTGACTTCTATATTAAAGTTCGTACTAAAACAAATGAAATCAAAAAATATCTCATTGAAATCAAACCAAAGAATCAAACAACTCCTCCACCCCCATCAAAGAAACAAACTAAAGTATACAAAGATAAAGTCCTGACGTTTCTAAAGAACCAAGCGAAATGGGAAGCCGCAAGTGACTGGTGTGAGGATAGACAGATGCAGTTCCTTATTCTCACCGAAGATCACTTGGGGATATAATCTATGGCAAAAGGATTCAAAAAAGAAGAGAAAAAAACAAAAAAAGGTTACAACACTCTGTTTGAAAGAGTAAAAGAAAAGACAGGTGGCGAAGAACAGACTTGGCAGTGGTACAGAAAGACTGTTCGCACCATGGCATTAGAATATAAACAAAATCCAGAAAAAACAATACGTGATGAGCGTAGAGATAGGACGGATGATGAAGATAAAAAAGACGAAAATCAACTAAGAAGATATGCCAGACAAGGTAGATTATTTCTGTTTGAATACAAAGCAAAGATGAAGTATCTACCTTACTACGACACCTTTCCTTTAGTATATGTGATCAAAGCAAATGCAGATCATTTTGTTGGGTTTAATCTACACTACTTAGAACCAAGAAAAAGAGTGATTGCAATAGAAAAACTAAAGCAAGATAGAATAGATTTACCTCGCTCATGTCTTCATAAATATATTTTAGACCATGTAGATGGATTCTTATTAGATCTTGCTATTGACGAGTGGGATACTGCTATCACATTGCCTGTGGAGCACTTTGTTAAAGAACGTGGTAATGTTTTAGTTCCGTATAAATCATCTGATGTATGGAAAGAAACAAACGAAAACTATAATGATAGGATTAAAGCAAAAAGAATCATTAAAGGTTATGGTAATCCAGAAGACATCGAGGTAGTAAGAAACTAATGGCAACATATAAGTATCCATCACAAGTATCATCAGCTCGTGATTATATTCGATTTAGTTTTGGCAAATACGAAGGAGCTTACATTCAATCAGATCCTGGTGGAGCTGGTTACAATCCTGGAGTAACATTTACTGAAGAGAATAGTGTTTGGTTGCCTATGCCTAATGATATAGGGAGTAATGTTGGAGGAAACTGGGGAGGAAAAGATGTCACAGGATTGGCACAAGTAGCTCTCCAAACAGCAGGAGCAGTAATCGGTCAGGCGATAACAGGTGACGTAAAAGGGACATCAACAGCAATCGCAAATGCGTTTAAGGTAGACACAATAAAAGCAGCAGCTGGAGGACTAGCTGCTGATGCGTTAACAGCAATATCAACTAAGTTTTCAGAAGCTCCAGGTATGGGAGCAAACTTACAAACAAATGATATATTACAACTAACGACAGGAAATATTATCAATCCAAATACAGAGTTGTTATATGGCGGAACAGGATTAAGAACACATGGATATACTTTCAAACTAATCGCTCAAGATGACACAGAAGCAAAAACATTAATGAATATTGCAAAAATATTTAAAGCATCTTGTGCTCCCAAAAGTAAAAACAGTGTGTTTGGGGGAGCAACCAGAAACTTTATTGGAATCCCAGATATATGTGAGGTAAGATTCTATAGTGGCGGATCAGAAAATCCACATCTACCAAAATATAAACCATCTGGCATTACGTCAGTTTCCGTTGGTTATATTACAGATGGTCAATATGTTTCATATACTGATGGACATCCTTTAGGAATAACTTTAACAGTTTCCTTAACTGAACTGAAACTATGCTTCAGTGAAGAGTTTACAGATGGAACGGTAAGATAAAATGCCATACTTTAATCGCATACCAAATATAGAGTACGACAAAAAACCACTGATCTTTCCATACTCGGAAAGAGAATATGTCTTAGCAAAAAACTTTTTCAGAAGACACAAGTTAACAGACTCGTCGTATAACTTTTCTAACTTTTTTAATGAATATGTTTTAACTGATGAAGATCGCGTTGACTTTCTCGCGTATAAAACATATGACAAATCAGATTTAGATTGGGTTATTTTAATAACCAACAATATAATCAATAGTTATTTTGATTGGCCAGTAAAAGAAGTTGATCTGTATGATATGGTGGATGCAGCATATCGTTATGCTCCATTTGAATCTGGAGAAGAAAATACTTTACCAGCTGACAGAACACACCACTATGAAACATACGAAATCAAAAACTCTTCTGGAGTTGTAGTTTTAAAAGAAGGATTAAAGGTAGAGAGATCTTTTTATACCACACCATTCTACTACAATGATAATGGTACAGTGACTAGTAAAGTCGGCAATCAAGTCTGTAGAATCGTAACTAACTACGAGCACGAAAAAACTTTGAACGACGCAAAGAGAAATATCTATCTTCTTCGCCCAGAGTTTGTTCAAGATTTTATTGATCAATATGATGAGAAACTAGAGTACTCTAAGTCAACATCATACATAGACAGATTCACCAAGAAATCTGGAGTCTAAACTTTTTTACACAAAAAAATGGGCGGATTTTTTTTCCGCCCAAAAGGTTTTTAACTATGGATTTTGATTTCAGTCTTCCTCAGCGAGGCGAGCGAAGTAACTGAGAGCATCATCCTCATCCTCATCTACACCAGCAGCGACTGCAACCTTAGGCAGGGCAGGTTCACGGCGAGCAACGGGAGCGGGAGCAGAGAACTCTTCATCCTCTTCCTCATCCATCACACGGGTTGCTTGAGCAGCACGAGCAGAGGCAGGGGTCTGAGTGATACCCAGCACCAGATTCAGACGCTCTTCCAGTTCTTCATAGCTCTTGAAGTTATCAGGAGACACGAATGCTTGGAGAGAGTGTGCCTGACGCCAGATATTTTCCAGTTTGGAATCATCGGCGGCGAGAGCAGAGGGAGCAGCGAACTCAGACTTGTCGTAGTTCCAGTAACCAGCAACGTTGGTGATTTTCAGTTTGAAGTTGGCACCTTCCCACAGATCGAAAGGATTCACGGGAGTTTCATCTTCAAACTCAGGTTGCATAGCGGCAGTAATCTTGTCAAAGATTTTCTTACCGAACTTATACAGGAACACTTTGCCTTCATTCTCGGGGTTTGCTTTGTCGCTCACCACATAGATGTTGGCGTAGTAAGTTAGCTTGCGCTTCTGCTTACGGGCAGTTTCTTTATCAGCATCACGACCACTATTCCACAGGCGGCGATTCACTTCACCCACAGGATCTTTCTGACCTAGGGTGGTGAGAGAGTTCTCGATATACCAACCACCATCACCTTGGAAGGCGTGGGAATAGAGTTTCACAAAAGGGATTTCCTCACCATCAGGTGCAGGGAGGAAACGAATAACAGCGAACCCGTTACCAGCGGCGTCAACGCTAGGTTTCCAGAAGCGATCATCGCCAGTGGAAGTAGAGTTTGCTTTCTCAAGTTCCTTAGTCAGAGAAGCAAAGGAGTTTTGAGATTTACGCTTAAGATCAGCGAAAGACATAGGATTACCTCGGATTGTTTTGGATTTGGTTTGTGTGACGCCTCATCACCCAGTCATCATACCACGGGCAGGGGGCGGCGTCAACCCTCTGCCTCGATCTCCTGCTCAAACTCATCGAGCTTGTCTAGCATGTTACGCATGAGAGTCTGAACGTTTTCAGTTTCCCACCACCCATACAACATCTTAGCACCTTCTTCAATCTGCTCACACATTTCTACTGCACGAGGATCATCTGAAAGTTTCAAACGCATGTAAAACACTTGTTGTTTTTCAACCAGTTCTCGTACAGTTTTGATGTATTCTAGTTGATCCTCTTTGCTACCCTTCATGGGAGCAGCAAGAGTAAGTTCCATTGCTTTCATTTGCAGGAACTCCATTTCTTTCGCCTCATTACGGACGATATCAGAATCAAAGAAGTCGCTCATACTAACATTAGTTTTGCACGGGATGTTTTTTTGATGAAGTTCAGTTGCTGAGCTTCATGTTTTAGTTTTTCTTTTAATGGTTTTGATATTAACTTGGGAACTGTTTCCAGTTCAATCTCATTACTGTCACAGTAATGAATAATAGCATCAATGTAACTCATGTCATCATTATTTACAAGAGTTTCTACTTCTGCAGAAAACTTCGCAACGGTCATAAATCTATCCTCAAATATTTTATCTTTATCCTCCATAGATTTCCTGGTAGAGAGAGCGTAGTTCGATTAATCTGTCGAGATATTCTTTTTTAGGTTGCTTAATCACAACTTGAGTGTTGCCATCCTCACAGGCAACGATAGTAACAAGTTGTTTAATGCGTGTATTATATAGTTCATAAAACATACACCCATAAGCAGTCTCTTGAATGTAATAGTCTTCCATCCATTCTTCTTTCTTCTCTTCCTTTGAGGTTTTGAAGTCAATGATGGATGGAATACCATCAAACTCACCGATACAATCAACTCGCCCAGCTACTTCCAGGTGGTCAGAATATAATGCTGCTTCTTGTAAATAGACCTGAGTGATTCTATTAAGAGTTGGAACAGCATTTTTAAACATCATAAGGGGGAGGGGTTGCCCTTTGAAGTTGTTCTCATTATAGCAGTTATTGAGCAAATCTTCAACCATCTTGTGAAAGTTTGTGCCGCGTGTGGCAGCACGAGTTGAGATTGCTTGTGCCTTATCATGACCGACACGCTGCTTCCACTCATTGAGTTTCTTTTTCTTCTTCGGGCACACACCTAGAACTGTGGTGATTGAAGGATACTTGCCACCCGAAGGTGTTGGATAGAGCCTACGACCATCTACCATGATAGGTTCCAGTTCAATAGGAGTGAATAACGAAGAATGAATAAACATTTAGAATCCCAAATTAATTTTACTAATCAAATAAGAACGAACAAGACCAGAACGAACGATATCCTGAACGCCAAACTCAACAGAAGAAAACTCTTCCATTGTACCAATGATCTTCTGGAAGTCAAGGATACCGTTACGTTCGTTGGTACGAACGAGGTCAGTTTGCTGAACGTCACCAGAGAAAATAATCTTACAATCTTGACCCACACGAGTGATGATAGAATCGAGTTCATGAAAGTTCAAGTTCTGCATTTCATCTACGATGATGATGCAGTTGTCCATTGTAGTTCCACGAAGGAATGAAGTGGACCAGAAGCTAATGGTTCCCTGGTTCTTTAGATTGCCATAGAGTAGTTCAAACTCTTCATCAGTAGGAAGTTCAAACATATACTTCACCATATTCTTATAAGGAATCTGGTAGAGCGATGACTTATCTTCATGGTCACCAGGAAGGAAACCAATCTCACGGGTTGCTACGAGTGAGCGAACAATATAAACTTTTTCGTATGGAGTATTCTCATTGAGAACATCTTTAAGAGCGAGGTAAAGTGCAACGAATGTTTTACCAGTTCCTGCGGCACCATAAGCAAATAGATGCTTATCATTTCCCCACTCCTCAAACATCTTACGTTGTGAATCGGTAAGAGGTTCGATATCCTTAGCGAAATACTCCATGTTTAATGGCTTCTTGCGCTTCATTTGCTTGACGCTCATTCCCGATGGAACAGCTTGCTTTGTTTTACGAGTTCTTACAGGCATATTAGAGACGATTAATGTTAGATCCAGGTGTATCTGCGGCACGATTGATAACGTGTTTCCAATCGCTATCAGTTTTGTTCTGCCAGTTTCCTACCTCGGAAACAGCATGGAGAATAGTAGGCATCTGAGTGATATGAGGATTGGCTTCAAGATATGGTTCTCTCTCTGCCATATACATCCATTTCTCAAACTCTTCACCAGTATTATTATCCTTGAACTTGTAAGTTGGCATCTTCAATAAACCATAATGGGGGTGTAGATGGAGACTTCCAAGTAGCAAAAGCAACTTTGTCTCCGACGTAATAGTTGCGGTATGACTGGATTGAATCTCCAGTTACCTTGTATTTATCAGGCATTGCGGGAGGAGGATCTGTCCACCCAGCATCTTTAATATTAAAAGGAGCAACCCAAAGGTAACTAACCAAACTTTCTGTGCTGTGATACTTACCATAGCGTCGTGTATATTCTACACAACAGTGTTGAAACAAATCAAACAACCAACGGTAGTGTGACCGTGACTGTCTTGCCCACACAGCAGACGGGTGATTGATATGCGATGCTTTATAAAGAATATCTTCGCGTGGTTTGTCAAGTCGCCAGCGTTTGATATTACGATTGTTAGCAGTCTTGGCAGTATAAGGAATGCCGTCAAGCACACGATGAGCAGTGGAGAGAAGCTGAGCGTACTCAACAATCATTTTAACCACATGCTTATCGCAATGCTCGGCGGCACACGTTCGGGGATCGTAGCTGAGATAGAAAATATTCATTGGGTCTACGTGGTTGACCCTATTATATCACCATTCCATTGCTTCCGCAACCGCTGGAAACTGCTCCTTAAAGATTTCTCTACACTGCTCAGCGATGACCATGTGTTCCTTCTGGGTGCCGTGGGCAGAGCGAAGGTCAATGTAATGCAACCATGACCTGCACGAGCCTGTCATGTAGATCCTTGTGGGCGTTGCCAGGGGCAGCACGAAGCGGGCACACTCCTTGGCAACTCCCGCGTCTAGGAGGCGCTTGTAGAGGTTGTTGGCAGCGGCAAAGTGCTCAGCAATCTCGGACTGGAACTTGAGTTTGACATACTCACCGAGATCATCAGTAGAGTTCTGACGATTCTTAGTATCCTGCCTGCGAAGATCAGGAATAGGAATATGTTCTGTGATTAGATTGGTATCAGCATAGCGTTGTGAAAATTCCTGAAATGTAAACGAACGGTGGCGCAGGATCTGAGCTGCGATACCACGATTCGTTTCAATCTCAAGTGTCATATGAGATTGTTCAAACACAGACCAATGATTATGCTTAATGCAATAACGAAGTAACCCCGCATAGTTCTCGTTATCTTGGTTACTAGGGTTAGACACTCTAGCAACATATGCCATTGTCTTTTCTGCATCTGGCGTTACGGAAATGAGTTTAACTTGCGAATGAATTGTCATATCAGTTTGATGTCAGGTTTAATGTTACAGAAATCTTATCCCCATTATTAGCAACATTATAGGGAGCACTTGGAAATCTTTCTGCGAATAGAACAGTATTATTTGTTGCAGTTATAACATAATACCCATAGATATTACCAACTGATCCAGTAAAATCCCACGTTTGCACAGGATATGACGCGGTAGTTCCATTAACTAACCATGAAGATCCCACTAAACTTTTTTCTTCATATCCGTTTCCAGAAGTTACTTGAATAAAATCTGAAGATATACTTTCCTGGTCGGGGGTATAATCATTATTGTACAGTCGAAGTTTTAAATTTTCAACCGTAGTATCATTTGCTACCAAGTAAGCAAGTGCTAAACTTTTAGCTCCATTAGTAACTTGTAAAGTCATTTACTATTTCCTCTTTTCTTTTGGTGGTTTATTTCCCCAAAGTTTGGGGTTTACTCTTCCTTCAGATTGTTTCCAACCTTTTAGACCTTCTCTATATCTATCCCAATAATAATCAAAGATTTCCATTTGTTTATCTGGGATAACTATATCGTAAGCAAGTGCTCCATCAATCTCATAGGTAACTAAGTAAGCAGTGTATGGCAGACCTCTATCGTTTGCCAGTTCGGGGTCACAGTTTTGATGGAGAATCTTCATCAGCTACGACCTCCCCATTGAATCTGAGGAAATGTTTCTTCGATGAGTGCTTTTGAAATACGAGTATATTTTTTCTGTAGTTTTTTATCTTTCACCAAGCAAAGAACTTCTGCTTCATCTGGATGTAGATTTTCAATCATCCCCAAAAAGATTTGCTCACGCTTACTCTGAGTAATACCAGATCCACCTTTTACGAAGTGAAACATTTTCTTTCCCTCATTCTCCAAAAGAAGATGATCCGTACCTTCTGGTGCTGGATTTGGAGTATAAGGAACTTCTCCTTCTGGCAGCATAGAAACTACAGTCTCATCGAAGTTCCAGATAAACAGTGAACGAAGAACCTGAGTGTTGTTCTCAAGCAGAATCTTTTTCTTTTCTTCTTTAGTCTTTGCGTTGTTAGCTTTACGAAGCACCTCTGAGATTAGAGGGCGGTATGTTTTAGTTGCCATGTCAGTTCAAAATGGTTGTGTGTTACGAAATACAAAATCTTCCATCAACTTCGTAAGTTGATGTTGCTGAAAGTATTCTAATGGAACTTTCCTTTCGTTGCTATTTAGTGATTTGTAATAAGATACAATCTCAGTGGCAAGATGTTCAGGTATACAAGAAAGATCGATCAGTTTTCGATTACGTTCATAGTTTTCTCTGGCTTGTTGATCTAAACAGAATACAGATGGATCTAGATTGACCCACTTTTCTAAGTTTTTCTTACTTATAGGTTTCTGTCTCTTGCCTACCACAAATGTATCAGCATCAGATAAGAAGTTAGGTATGCCATCTGACTTATCTCCCTTAATGATATGCTCTCTGGCGTATGCTTTAGGGTCTGCATGTTTAATCTCTTTCTTAAGAATCGGATTGTATTGCTTCACAAATGGATACTTCTGTAACTGAATGAAGTCTTTATCTCCCGAGAGAATCAATACTTCCTCAGCATCTTTACCTTCTTTCTGCAGTTTAATATTGCGATAAGATTGATAGGTAGTAAGAGTGCTAATAACATCATCAGCCTCAGCACCATATACTTCTACTACCTTATAAGGAAAGAACGTTTTGATCTCATCGCGTATTTTATTCAAGACTTCAAAGATAGCATTCCAATCTAAGTCAGATGCTTCTCGGTCTTTCTTTCTATTCTGTTTGTAATAGGGAAATGCTTCTTTCCGCCAGTAGTGCTTACTGTCATAAGCTAGAACAATCTCACCATACTTAGGAGAGTATTGTCTTTCAAATGCGCGAAGGGCAGTAAGCACCATATGACGAACAAGATTTTCATTTAAAGCATCGCCCTTCAGTTGCATCATCAGATTACTAATCATAATCTGATTCATATCAATAAGAATCATTTAATCCTCGTCGTCGTACTCCTCAAAATCTTCAGAATTTTCAAAGCGAACCGCTACGATTTCATCAGGAATCAGTTGACCGTTTTCATCAAACATTTCAGGATGCATGGGAGCAATCCTGTTCTTGTTTAGAAATGCATAGATGATATCGTTTCCGAACCACCCAGCGATGAACCCAATAGCGAATGAACCGATGATACCTATCCCGCTGAAGAACAGGATGTATGGTGTTGCTGACTCCATCTTACTACTCCCTTGTTGGTTTGTCAACCTCCCAAGAGAACTCCATATTAAAATGAAATGTTCTGCGTAGGAGGTTGAATGTTTTACTCAGTTTTAATCCATGTTTAGGTTTGACTTTATCAACCCTCCTACGCAACATGAATTCTATACCCTTATTTATTCGTAGTTGCTGTGCCTTTCTTTTTGTTTTTGCTTCCTGGTTTTCTTCCTCTCCTTTTTGATTGTTCATATTTTTTAGCATCTTCAACTATAGTATTCAAATAATCTTTAACTTTTCTTGCTCTAGATTTTCCCATCCAACTATATGCTTCTTTGAGCAGAGCAGCAGAGTCTCCTCCATCTAAATACATATCAATCTCTTGTATTTGATCCTGAAGAGCTTTACATAAGTTAGATCCTAGAAACTCTGTTATAGTTTCCCTCTTAAAATTTTGAGATTTTAAATACGCATAAAAATCCAACTGATATTTTTCATTAAAAAATGCCAGTTCTATAGCATTATTAATAATATCATATATGTCTTCAAGGAAAACCATGTTATGCCTTCTTTGAACTACTTACTAATCCATTCTTAACAAACATTCTGACTACTTCAACCAGTCCACCAACACGTTCGCCGTCTATAACAACAAACGGAAAAGAAGAAACATTTGGATGTAAAGAGTTAAACTCAGAAATAGTCATATCGTTTTTAACTGTCACTTCTTTATATTCTACTTCTGCTCTCCTAAAAAGTTCTCTTAAATGACTACAAGATGGACAACCTGGAAGTGTATACGCTATGATGTTCATTTTATATTCCTCTAAAATATACTTTAATGTTTGGTTGCATACATTCTAACACCTCCACCATGTATTCGCAAGCCTTATCTGGCATGGTGTGGTCGCCACAGGTAAAGATATCTACGGCAGCATATCTTTTCTCTGGCCATGTATGAATACTGATATGACTTTCTGATAGCAAGCAAACAGCAGTGATTCCCTGTGGCGTGAACTCGTATTTAACTTCTTCAATCAGTGTTGCGTTAGCATGTTCTACTGCTTGCCTAAGGGAAGTGCTGATGAATGCTGAGTCATTTAAAAGGTCTGCATTGCACTCGCATAACTCAGCAATGTGATGCACACCAAGCACTTCATCTACCATCAATGTTTCTCCAATATCGTTTGAATATTTATGGCAATAAAAAAGGAGGGTTGCCCCTCCTAGTATATCAGATTTTAACTGAAGTATCAACCGATTGCAGGTGCGGTGAGAGCAACAGGAGTCATCTCAGCAGCAGCAAGGTCAAGCGGGAAGTTGTGAGCGTTGCGCTCGTGCATCACCTCCATGCCCAGACCACCACGATTGAGGATGTCTGCCCAGGTAGGGATCACACGGTTCTGACTGTCAACAATGGACTGGTTAAAGTTGAAACCATTCAAGTTGAATGCCATCGTGCTAACTCCGAGAGCAGTAAACCAAATACCAACGACAGGCCAAGCAGCCAAAAAGAAGTGTAGGCTACGAGAGTTGTTAAAGGAAGCGTATTGGAAGATGAGGCGTCCGAAGTATCCGTGAGCGGCGACGATGTTGTAGGTCTCTTCTTCTTGTCCGAACTTGTATCCATAGTTTTGTGATTCGGTTTCAGTTGTTTCACGAACGAGTGAGCTAGTGACCAGAGATCCATGCATAGCAGAGAAAAGAGAACCGCCAAATACACCAGCCACCCCAAGCATATGGAAGGGGTGCATGAGGATATTATGCTCCGCCTGAAAAACAAGCATGTAGTTAAATGTTCCACTAATGCCAAGCGGCATGGCGTCAGAGAATGAACCTTGTCCAAAGGGATAGACGAGGAAAACTGCAGAAGCAGCAGCAACGGGTGCGCTGTAGGCAACACAAATCCAAGGACGCATACCCAATCGGTAAGATAGTTCCCATTCACGACCCATGTAGGCATAGATACCAATCAGAAAGTGGAAGACGACCAGTTGGAAAGGTCCACCATTATATAGCCATTCGTCAAGTGAGTTGGCTTCCCAGATAGGATAGAAGTGAAGACCGATTGCGTTGCTAGAAGGAACGACAGCACCAGAGATGATGTTGTTTCCATACATAAGCGAACCAGCAACAGGTTCACGGATGCCGTCGATGTCCACGGGGGGAGCGGCGATGAATGCGATGATGAAGCAGATGGTTGCTGCAAGAAGGGTAGGAATCATAAGAGTTCCGAACCACCCAACATAAAGACGATTGTTGGTAGAGGTAACCCACTCGCAGAAGCTTTCCCATCCACTGCCAACACCGCGACGTTGTGCGATAGTTGCAGTCATTGAAAATACTCCGAGTAGTTGAGGTATGTATTGTGAAGAAATGTTTCCATTCCTTAACACTTATTTATAGTAGCACGGTTTCCCGCACCTGTCAAGCCCCCGCCAGAACCATTTATAAATAACATAAATAGAACTCATTTTTACGAGCGTCGTGTAATGGCAAATCGCTTTCCGTTAATAGGTAACTCTGTAACTAAACGTCTAGAAGAACTAGCAGCAACGGACAATCTAAATCTTTCAGAGAGTGGGATTTATGACGGAACAGGTATAGGTAATCCTGGTCAAATCCTATATTCAACTGGGGAAGGAATCGAATGGGCAAATGTTCCTGCAGAAATCGATACTACTTATTCTATTAGCGCAGAAGATGGTGGCAGTGGCAAAAAAATAATCCGTTTAACTGATGTAAACTTCGTCACTGATGACGTAACTCTAGCACCTGGAACAAATATTTCACTCACAAGGAGTGGAGATGAAATAACCATAAACGCAACATATGTAGATACAGATACTATCACAAGTATTAAAGGTGGTGTTGCTGGTTCTTTTGTTACTGGCGAAGTTTCTTTGTTGCCAACTGGTTCTGTTTTTATATCTCAAGTAGGAAATAACATTACCATTGGTGCTTCTGATACCAACACTATCACAAGAATCAAAGGTGGTAGTGCTGGAAGTTTTGTCACAGGTGACGTAACTATTACTGCTTCTGGTGCTTCATCTGCAACTCAAGCAGGAAATACAGTAAACATTTCAAGTACAGACACTGTAACAAGACTAAAAGCAAGTGGGGCTGGTGGAACATTTACAACTGGCGACATTACGTTAGCGGGTGGTGGTGCTGCCTCAATAACTCAAAGTGGTTCTACTATTACTGTTAACGCTCCAAACACTACATATGGTCTTAATGTATCAAGCACTTCAACTACAGTAAAAACTATCTCACTAGCTGGTTCAGATAATACTTCTGTTGATGTTACTCTTACCGCTGGTCCTGGAGTTGTATTAACAGTTGACAATAATGATATCGAGTTTTCTGTTAACGTTTCAACTATCGACATCAACGACTTAGGTGATGTTACAATCACAGATCCTGTTAATAATCACTCATTAAAATATTTAAATGGTTCTTGGATAAACGGTTTTGTAAGTTATACAGATCTCACCAATGCTCCTGCTTTAGCGACTGTAGCAACCAGCGGAAGTTATAGTGATCTATTAAATCTCCCTGACTTACAACCAGTAGCAACATCTGGATCATACAACGACCTAGATGATTTACCCGTATTAGTTATCGATGCATCGGATTTAACTGACACAACGAATCGTTTCTTCTCTGGAGATTATAGTGACTTATTAAATGCTCCCGCTTTAGCAGATGTAGCAACGTCAGGAAGCTATAGCGATTTACTAAGTCTTCCAGATTTAAAACTAGTTGCAACCACAGGTGAGTACAGTGATCTATTAGGATTGCCAACTATTCCACCAAATAGAGAATACATTATATCAGCAGAAACAGATGCATCTGGAGCTAAGATCAGACTTAGAGAAAACAATAGCTTAACAGATGATGATTTAGTTTTAGTTTCTGGAACTGGTATCACTGTCAGCAGAACTAATGAAAATACTATTAATATTGCATCAACGGTAAGTGGATTGCCTTCAGGATTAACTGCCACTGCATCTTCATTGGTGTTTGAAGGGTCTACAGTAGATACTTTTAAAACTACAGTTCAAGTAGCAAATCCAACTGCAAATAGAACCCTAACACTACCCAACTTAAATGGCACTATCATTGTAGATAGCACCAACAAAACTTATACGATGGATGTTTCTGAAACTGATACTCGTTTTTACGAAGGAAAAATAGGTTTACTAGGATCAAACACAGGTGGTACTACATACGCTATAGTTTCTGGCGTGGGTGGTCTTAAAGTAGATACAGATAGCGTAACAGGTTCTCAGCAATCTGCATCAATAGGTGGACTAACTATCACACCACCCCCAGCAGTACATGTAGGAACTTCTGCTCCAGCATGGGCAAAAGATGGAGATCTATGGTATAACAATACCACAGGAGTTTTAAAAATATTCGATGAAAGTTTATATCCAACTCCAGATGCTACTGTAGATTATTTTCAAGCAGTAGACTTAGGAGATAGTAGATTTTTCTGTGACAGAATCCCACTGATTTACATTCCCACAGATAACCAGTTTATTGTTGGACCTGGCATACCATCAGGTGCTTTTGTTTCCAGTAGATTTGATCCACAAACAGGTAATAATGTTGGGTGGTTCAACTTAAACACTCCAGTTACCACAAACATTCCACATAATGCAAAATTAAGAGTTTATAGCACAAATCCAAACGTAAATATTAGTACTATTTGGAGAACTGTATACGAACCACAACCACAAAAACAACTACAATCAAGAACAACTTCTGTAGGAACAACACCATTACTAGCACAAGACGAATCTGCAAACATAACCATAACAGGATTCAAATCTTATGCACTATTAAAAGTACAAACAAATAACTCTGCGTGGGTTCGTTTGTATACAAGCTCGACTGCTAGAGACAATGATTCTGGAAGAAACTATGGAGATCCGATTCCTGAAAATGCTGGTGTTGTCTGTGATGTAACAACGATATCCAATCAAGTTCTCCCAATAACCCCATCTCTTGTAGGATTTAGTGATGAAGATACTACTATATTTGCAACCATTGTAAATAAATCTGGTTCAAATACTGCGATTACGACTACATTAACTATTTTAAAACTAGAAGATTAAAAAAGGGGGTCTTACGACCCCCTTTAAAGTATCAGAGCACTCCAGGAATAATCTGACCTGTAGTGAGATAAGTGCCAACAGCAATGACAAAACCGAGCATTGCCAGGCGAGCATTGAGGATCTCTGCCTCAGGGGTGAATCCGAATTTCATAGTAGTTCTCCTAGATTAAAGATTTTCTTCTTGTTCAGTCAGAATAACACAGTCGCTGGTGGGATATGCTACACAAGTTAGAACACAACCATCTGCCATTTGTTCATCATCAAGGAAGGATTGCTCCTCGTTATCAACAGTGCCGCTGATTAGTTTACCAGCACAGGCACTACAAGCACCCGCACGGCAACTGGAAGGTAGGTCGATACCTGCAAACTCAGCAGCATCAAGAATATATTGGTCGTCAGGGCACTGAATAGTTTGCTCAGTGCCATCGGGGGATTGAAGAGTAATGGAATAGGTAGCCATCAATAAGTCTCACAAAGTTTTTCTACGGAGATTGCCAGCAATACGAAGAAGGCAACCGAAGTCATTGTAAACAAAAGCGAAGTCATTGTCAAGCCCTCAGTCAGAAGATGCCGAAGAAGAGTTTGCCAGTGCCAACATAAGAAATGAACCCAGCAATAATACCGACCATAGCCCAGCGTCCATTGTACATCTCCGTAGTTTGCATAGGAGTCATAAGACCCTTGCGATTGTATTCTTGGTAAACCATTTCAGGTTCTTTGGCCCACATGTTTTGCTGGCCATACTCATTTGTCGTAACAGTCATTTACGTTTGTCATAAATCTTTACATAGTATATAGCATCTCAGCGCCCCTGTCAAGCCCCCTTTTGTTAGGAAACTCTGATAGGTATATTGACCCATCTAAATAGCTCGTTATACTACAGGTGTATGAGATACATTCACATTTGCCTATTACTTTGGAATGGAAAAACTGAATGGAGGACTATACCATGGGGCAAAAAGCACCTTGATTTTCACAGAAAACACGGCGACATTATAATGTATTACGAAGGATAATCAAATGTATAACCTATCAAGTAGAGACGTTAATAGAATCATCACAGCATGTAAGCACTATGCCTACCACGAAACTGGTAGTGATTGGATGCACGACGAGTATATCAAAATCATCAATAAACTTTGTGTCTACCTAGACCAGAACTTTGATGCAGAGACTCAGAAGCCACTTGAATGTTACATCAATGTAAAGAAAGATGACTCATCTGATAGTTGAAATCTTAAATAATCCCGTCAGTTTGGGCATCCTTTGCTTTGCCCTTGTAATGTTTCCCATTATAGGAATCGCTAAAATCCATGACACAAGTAACGAAAGAAGAAGTGAAGGAGATGATTGATGATGCAATACGAAGACACAATCGTAATGCTGCGATTACTTCAATGTGTATTGGTTGGGTTGTTCTTGCACTTTTTGCTGAGGGTCTTCTTAGACTCATTGGAGTAATACCACCTCTGCTACCATGGCTCAGCATTACCCTGAAATAATAGGAATAGTTTTCCTGCTAGTGTTTGCTGCCACCATGTTTTATCAAGGAACATGTATCATCAAAGGGCAGCGTGGTTATTCATGTAGAGATTACATGAAACAAGATAGCACAAACATGCGTAAAAGAATAGAAGAAATACTTAAGGACAAATGATAACTCTTACCGAAGAAGACTTACAAGAACTACAAGAAATAGTTTTCCAACAAAAGATGGACGAGTTATTTGAAGAACCATCTACCTACGAGGATGAACATGAGTAACTTACCTTGGGGAGTGTTTGCTATTCTAGGAGTAGGATTAGCAGGTACTGCCTATGTCATCTATTACATCTTAAAACTAGCATACGAGGAAATGAAAGATGAACCACCTAGCTCTCACTAGTATCTGTTTGTTTGGAGCGATAGGATTGTTTATTTACTGGGGGTTGACTCACGCATATCCCAGTTGACAAAATCACATATATATCTTATAATCAGCCACATATATCTGTTTTGTTATGACGCACTACAAACCATACTCAGCTGAGTGGCATCGCAAACGCTATCTAAAGGAAGCGTTGGACAAGTATTTGGATGAATACATTGACAACGAAGTAATCGTTGAAGATATTTTAGACATTCTATCTGAACGCTCTGAGAAAGCATACCAAGAGTTCAGTAAAATCAACGATTTAGAAGCAATGATTAATGCTAAATAACCCTATATGGAGATTGCACATGCTCTCTACACAATATCGCCTACGCTTGGAAGGTATCTGCAGCAAGATTGCCAAGCATGAATCGGTAGGTTTAGAAGATATGATTTGGGCAGAGAAACTGGCCAAAGCAAATCGTTCTGCTGCAACAATACTACGCCAAGCAAGACGTAAAGCAGAGAACCCAGACATGCAAGAAGGAGATATGGATGATTTTTTAAATCAACTTGACATCGGTGGTCTTGGACACGAACGTTTCGGCAAGCGTGGTTTTGATAGTGTAGATGATATGGTTGATTGGTTTACTGAAGGTAGAGACAAACCCGAAGACTGGAGGCAACGTGACTGAAGACAACGACAAATGGAACAGAGGATTAGATTTGTTTATTGAGAGCGTACACAAACCAGACAACGAACTGAGGCAGTGTGCTCACAATCAGAAATGCTACCACGAGCTAATGTATATCAGGGAAGCAATGATTCAATACTTACATACACTAAGGAAATAAAAAAGGGGGCATATGCCCCCTTTGCTTTATCCGAGAGTTGCCATATGATATTGGGCAATCTCTAGTCTCTTTTGTTTTTCAATCTGTCTACGGATTAGATTCAACCAGTTCATTGTGCTACCTCCGAGTTCTTACAAGGACGGTAGGCAACACCACGATATGTATTCTGTGGATGTGCTGGTGCATGAGTTTGTGAATACCAACGCTGATATTCTTGCTTAGGTACGTCAGTGTTGTACTGACAACCTCTGTAGGTTGCTTGTGACATTAGGTTTCTCCTTAGTTTTTTAGGTTAAAGAGCGTTCCTTCAGTCGGCTTTTGCGTCTATCTTGCACTCCTTAGGAGAGATCTGTTTGACCTCCCATATGAGATCGTTGCGAGTTTGCTTAGGCATGTCTGCCGCAGCAACTCGGGTGGCAATCAGTTGTGCCTGCAAGCAGGTTAGAATGAGTGCTTCCATAGATGAACGATCCGTTCCGAGTCGGCTTACTTCCGTCCCAAAGGGATGAACGTATTGTATATATTTATCTACAACTGTAGTCTATTATACAATATGGAACCGACAAGATTTGAACTTGTGACCGCTCGGTTATCAGCCGAGTGCTCTACCACTGAGCTACGATTCCAAGTTGACCGTTTCCCCACAGCGGTCAAGGAAAAAATCTAAACCTCAAAGAGGAAACATTGGAGCTGTTTTACAAGATAATCCCAAGGTGGGCAGGGAGGGATTTGAACCCCCGAAGGCGGAGCCGACGGATTTACAGTCCGTTTCCATTAACCACTCGGACACCTACCCGAACTGGAGTGGCAGGGATCGAACCTGCGACCAATCGGTTAACAGCCGACCGCTCTACCGCTGAGCTACACTCCAATAAAATCACTGTTGAGATAACATATATTCTACAGTATTTGCAACGTCATTCATGGCGTCGCGTAGATCTGGGCGTTGACCAGATTCCATTTTAACAATGGGTCGATGGTCATCTACGAGAGTCCATCGCCATTGTTTCATTGTTTCGCAATACCACAGATTAATCTTCATGTTTGTAATACTCTAATCTAATCCAGTTAAGTAATGCGTTGATTTCAGATGCTGAGTGATGCGAAGACCCCAGATAATACTCTGCAGTTTCTGCCTCAGCAGCATACATTTCAAGTGCTCTGATGGCAACTTGTCTGTCTCTCTGTGAAATAAGTGACATGTTATTTATCCTCAGGGATAAGAGCGGAGTATCGGAATCGAACCGACGACATCTAACTTGGAAGGATAGCGTTCTACCGCTGAACTAACTCCGCAGGTGCTCGCTACTACACTATATATCTGCTACGATACTATGTAGTTTTGAGCATTCTCCCCCTAAAGAGAGATTGCAACTCAACCAATCAGGTTAAAGTTACGGGATGATAGAGGCTTGATTGCGAAAGGCAATCTGTTTGAGCATATCATAACGACCGTGCCAATCTCGGACTAGGCTAACTTTATACTACCTGGCCAGATAGTTGAGAAAGGAGAGCTCTTGGGCGAACCCGCAGGATCACTTTCTCAATGTCGCTGAAAGGACTTGAACCTTCACGAGTTACCTCACTGGAACCTAAACCCAGCGCGTCTACCAATTCCGCCACAGCGACGTGGGGGCGGGAGCAGGATTTGAACCTGCGACCTGCGGCTTATGAGACCGCTGAACTACCAGACTGTTCCATCCCGCGTTGACCCTCATATTATATCCGAGAGGGTGGGGGATGTCAACCCCCCGTTGCTCGGCTCGCCACCTGCCCTTTGACCAGAGGCAGGAAACTGGGCGGGAGAGAGTCCCATCCGCACCACTTGTTTTTTAATGGGAAAACAAGAAACCAGAAGGGGGTTCACCCGACCAGGGCAAGTTTAGTGTCATTCCGAGACAGGTATTAAGTTGTCATATGCAGAATCTACTGCATCTTGCATGTTCCCAAAAGGACCATGTTGCTCACCATCATACTCCCAATGATAACCATTGTCAAGTTCATGAACTTGAAAGTAAGTAATGACTTCATCATTATTATCTAGTTGCTCAACAATACGAAAGTTCATAGCATTCAAAGGGTAACTTGACTCCACCAGTTCTGTTATAGACCATCCGTGTCTTATTTATTTGCGGATACAAACGATGTTTGATTATCCCATTTAAAAGGAGTATTGTTCATTTCGTATTTAACATTTCCATCAGGTTGCTCCTCTTTGGTAATAGAGATTGAACCTTCAGCAGCACGTTCAGCAAACAAACTATTATCAATCTCAATCAATGCCTTAGAAATAGCAGAGATTACATAAACACTCTCTTTACTATCCAACATCATAAGAGCAGAACGCAAAGCATCTTCCGCTCGCTCTAGTTGATATTTAACTTGATCACTCATCTTCATCGTTGTCGTCTCCTTTAATATAGCATGGAACTGTGTCTGGGTCAAGCCACTTGGTATACTCAAAATCTTCGATCGCTGTCATAAACTGCATTTCATTGTCGCAGAGATACATATCACGATAACGACTGGTGTAAGAACACATTTTTTGAATACGATAATCAGGTTTGCCGTTGATCTCTAAGATACCTGCCTGTACGTATCTATATGGAAAACGATCAAGGATTGTCTTCACGCGGCTTTGGTTTGTTGCAGTCATTGCAGTAGTAGGAGAATCCTGTACGAAAGTATTTTACCACTTGGTAGTGGTCCTTGTCAAGGGGTTGCTCGGTGTGGCACTTGGAACAGGTTCTAGTCCCACCACCAACAGAGGTTTGTGAGCGTTGAGAGGAACTGCTCATGATAGACCGTGCGGCTTGGATTAGGTTTACCATCTTTCATGTCTTGGAGATACTGTATTATACCACGAACTACTGGTGTGTCTTGAAAGTATTCGTGCATTCGGTAACAATCGAACTTCTCATTGTATTCAATGAAGTCATGTAGTGGATCCATGTTGCGACGGTATCCCCAGATGAATACATCTTCATCTTTGATACCTTCTTTGTTGATGATGTCAAGCTTATAAAACTTTTCACCATCTTCATTTACTTCTTCCTTTTCTCTGTCAAACTTGAAGTGAAGACCATCGTAATACTTGTTATGTAACTCCTCGTCTGGTGCTACACGAACTCTTTCATTCTCTCTCATAATGTATTCCATGCGACCTTTCGCATCTTCGTTAGTCAAACGAAATACAATGTTGCCGATGTAGTAATCTACAGGACCACCATAGAGTTGTGAAGATTCACGTTTCCTGAAAGACAGATGAGTAATCACAAATCCAGGCTCTTCGTGTTCAGTTTCAACTAATCCTTGTGACAACATAATCAATACCTATCAGGGATTTGGTCGTAATCTAATGGATGATCTTGTTTCTTTTCTTGTTTGCGAAACTTTTTGAGGTCTTCAAACAAATGTTTAATCTTTTTGTATGCTTCGTTAGCATCTTCTTTGCCTGCAAGCTCTGCAGCAAGAATGTATTCTACTTTTTTACCAAACTCAAAAAGGTGCCATTCAAAATCTGTTTGATTTTCATACATTTTTTTTCTCCCTATCTTTAAAAAAGCAAGTCCAAATCACTTTTTTATTCCCAGATTTTATTGGTGATGATTTGTGTACCCACCAATGACCAACAGGAAAACATATTAGACTTCCTTTCTTTGGTTGAATAGAAATCTTATCATTTAAGAACATAAGTTTTCCACCAGAATAATCTTCATTCAAGTACCATAAAAATGAAAGAAGATTTTCTTCTTGAAGATCATGATCTATATGCCAATCATAATAATCTTTTTCATCATAAGTTCGATAGTAATACGCACTACCAAAGTTTAAGATTTTTTGTCTTATCATAGTAAAAGATAACCTAGGGCAATCTTTTAGATACTCACGGTATACTTTTGAAAAAACTTCGTGAGAAATACTATCTACACTATGTAGGTTTTGTAAAGTATTTTGATCTGTCCAACCCTGTATAGTTTTATAAGTTGTTAAGTTAATAACATTATTATTTCTAATATCATTTCTGCCAGCATTCCATATTTCGGAAGAAATATTTGAAGATTGCATGATTGATGTTACGTGATCACACACATCATCACTTACAAAGTTTTGATATTCGTATACGTAATTTGTATGTTTAATCAGTTTCATTTTTTATCTATCCTAATAGGGGTGGAGGGAGTCGAACCCCCAACCGCGCACTAATCTGGTGCATACAGAAGGTATAAGCTTCTCGCTCTGCCAATTGAGCTACACCCCCTTATGGAGAGTAGGGGATTTGAACCCCTGACCTCCTGCTTGCAAAGCAGGCGCTCTACCAACTAAGCTAACTCCCCTTGTATTCGCTCATAGTTTTCGTATGGCATCAGAAGAACATCACTACCATCTGATGTGGTAATGATAAAACTTTCTTTGTTAAGCATCACGTTGTCCATAATCTCATCAAAGTCGTGACAAAAAGTTTCTTCTGTGATCGTTTTCATACCATACACTCCATGTCTTTTTCTTCTTGTAGGCAACCAATGCTGGTTAGGTATTCAATGGTTTCAGTACAACCCCCAACAGAGTGACCATCAAGGGTCACCTGAGGAAATGTAGAACCTTCACCAAACTCATTATAGAATGTTTCCCTATCAAAGTCAACATCCAGTTTGTACTGTGTGTATTTGACAGTAAAACTATCAAGGATGACCTTGAGTTTACGACAATATTCACAGTTATCTCGTGTGTAAATAACCAGTTGCGAAATCATTAACATCTCCTCTAAGAAGAATCGGGATGATAGGATTTGAACCTACGGCCCCTCGCTCCCAAAGCGAGTGCTCTACCAAACTGAGCTACATCCCGTGATGGAGTAAGTGTGATATACCTCAAGGATATAACAGGGACTTACCCTCTGTCGTATCACAGCAGACAAGTTTATCTCCAGGCGCTTGTGATAAGTTGGTCTCCTTCTAGGCTATCTGCCTAACGAGTACCAAGCGGAAGTGGTAGGATTTGAACCCACGATGGCTTTCACCATGCTTGTTTTCAAGACAAGTGCCTTAAACCACTCGGCCACACTTCCATTTGTTGACCCTCATATTATATAGGAGGGTCGGGAGCATGTCAAGCCCCCTCGTCGGACTCTTTTGTTTTCTTCAGTTGCTTGGCGCTCCAAGCAGCGAATGCCATGATAGCAAAGTAGAACAGGTAGTCATCAATCATAACCAAAAAGAATATAACTGAGCCACCTATTCTCAGATAGTCTGGCATTGGAATCTTACTAAAGAACCAACGAACTTGTTTCTCGAAGAGAAAGTATAGTGGTATGAGTGCAGTGACTACAAACTCACTATACGGAACCACGAAATACAGAGAGAGCAATACAAAGATTGGAAAGTATTGCCTCTCTGGTATCCTCTTCAAATATGAAACATATAAATCAATCCACCCTTGGCGAGTTCTTGGTCTATTTTTCCAACGCTTGAAGAGTTTTTTCATCACTTATCAGAACTTGAATCCAAGACCCGTAGTGAACACAGGAGAGTAAGAACCCGTACCAACTTTCTCAGTAGGGAACTTCAGATCAGCAAAACCAATCAGAGAGTTAGTGATGCGACCTTCCAAACCAAGAGCAAGCACAGCAGTACCAGTGCCTACAGCAGACTGAGAGTTTGCTTCAACACCATTGACAAAAGGAACTTGGTAACCAGCAGCGGCATAGATGTTAGCGGCGCTTACACCTGCCTTGCGGGCGATGCTCCAGTCATAAGAGAGCATAGCACCACCAGCGGCACCGATGTTGCTATCAGGTCCAGCAACAGCATTAATGTAAGGGCGAACCGATACAGCATTCTGGTTGCCGAAAGTCTTCACAGCATAGCGAGCTTGGAGAGTACCACCAGAGATGGTGCTGTTGGCAGTCTTACCACCACCGTCAACGCCTTGCTTATTCAGCAGAACGCCAAGACCAACGTAGTTACCAACGCCTTGTGCCTTGCGAGCAGCAGCGACCTCAAGGGCGCTCACGCGGGTGTTAGTAGCAGCAATCTCTTTGGAGAACTGAGCGCGTAGAGCGGCAGCCAGAGCAGCGTCAGCGGCGCTCTGATACTCGCTGATGCGGTCAAGGCAAGCGTTGGTGAGAGCGGCGAGCTCAGCACGGGAAGCAGGTTGACCAGGCTGGAAAGTGCCATTGGGGTAACCAGCAACACAACCGTAGCGAGAGATCAGGTTAGAGATAGCCTGATACGACCAATCAGTAGGTTGCACATCTTTCAGTTGAGTCACACTGGTGACTTGTGCCATGGCGGGAGCAGCAATAGAAGCAGCAGCGACGCCAGCAGCAATAAATGAACGAATCATAATAGTTTCTTAAGATTTAAACGACATGTCATGCCCATAGGGCAACGGAAGTGGTTGGATTTGAACCAACGGATGCCCATAAAGACATCGGCGGTTTAGCAAACCGCTGCATTAAGCCGCTCTGCCACACTTCCTAGCGGATTTCAAAGTCCAGTTTTCTGGGTATTCTCTTAGTATAACCTGCTACGGGAGGATTGTCAACCTTTTTCTCTTTCGGTTTTCCGACTCCATCAACAGCAGTAATGTGCGACAAGTCATTGCCACTGATAATAGGCATACCACTTCTATCTAACCTCAGAAGGGTATGATTATCGCAGCCACATGACTTGCTTTTGTTTGGTTGATATACTTCTAACTCTACGCCACATGCGTTACATCTGATCTTTGCCATTTTTTTCTTTTAACCACTCTGCCATTTCTTTTTGCATTTTTTTAGATTCTCTATCAAGTTGTCGCTTCATATTTCTTGCCATGTTCCACCGAATAAAGTTGATATGCATTAACTTTATCCTTAGGTTAATGTACTCTGGTACATTTGGATCCTGCCAGATGATATACACCAGAGCACAGATTAGTATTAAAGAAATATAGTATGTATTCATAGTTTATATGGGCGATACTGGAATCGAACCAGTGACTTACCACTTGTAAGGAGGCCACTCTACCGCTGAGTTAATCGCCCTGGCGTCTCGGACAGGACTTGAACCTGTGACCAACTGCTTAGAAGGCAGATGCTCTATCCAACTGAGCTACCGAGACATGAGAGTATTATACTACTGCTTAGGGCAGTTGTCAAGCCATGGAGCACAGAGTCTCATTGGTGGAGCGAGTGCTTTGCACTCATCACTGTAGCATAATGTTTCGTCATTTGCTTCTTCTATATAGCGAGGTTTGTATACTTCTGCTTTTGATAAACCAGATTGTCTCCAATAATCATCGATGGCATTGGTGACATCTCGTTCTACTCTACGTTTTACTTTGTCAGGGTCTTTAACAATAACCCTGTTAATAGTAGTCTGCGGGAAAAACTTTCTTTGAACTTCGTCAAGTAAATCCCAAAGGTTGTTTTCATGTATTCCAGTGCATTGGGAGAGTGCTGCAATGATAGAAGATAATACGATACTGGTTGTTATAATAGTTTTATTAGAGGGCTTGCCAATGTGAAAGTTAAACATAAAGGGGAGTTCTGCAGCACTCCCCAATATTTATTCAGTTATTCAAACCCTTGTGTAGCAGACGCTTGCGACGCCTTGACCTGGGGAAGCAATAGAAGAGAATGCACCATAAGACAAATCAAGGCTCCTTCCACCTACGAAAGGACCGCGATCATTTACTCGCACGATGACTGACCTACCATTTCGCTGATTTGTAACCTTCAATCTAGTTCCGAAAGGAAGCCATCTGTGTGCTGTTGTGTTGCCATAAGCATTGTATCTTTCGCCGTTTGCAGTCGTCTGCCCATGATATCCGTCACCAACTCCATAATGTGATGCGAGGGAACATCCGCTCGCTGCCTTTGCTTGAAGGGGTGCTAGTCCTGCAGCGGCAATGGCGAGAATAGAAAGTGTTTTAAGAAGCATTTAGTTAAATAGAACTCTACATCCCAATAGAAGAGGGGTACACCGCAACCATCTCTGGGGGCATCTTCCTGGGCTCTGATTGTCACTCACGTTATAATAATGAGACTCTCCACAAATGTGAAGAAAACATAATATAACACGTATTTAGCTTTCTGTCAAGCCCCCTCCTAAATATAGTGTATCGGTATACCGAATCATGTCTAAGGCAAAGAACAAGGGCAGCAAAGCTGTCAAAAAACCTAAGCAAAATCAAGGGAATGCGACTGCGAAGAAGGCAAAGAACGGGGGTAAGAAAAAGTGAAGTATGCCAAGAGAATGGAACACTCCCAAACGTGAGCCTTGGAACGCACCTATACATAATATTCTCAAAGCAATAGACAACCACACTCAAGAGTATTTCAAGAGTGGTAATACGTGGCATCTACAAAAAGCAGACGAACTTAGACAATATCTACACGAGTTAAAAACATGGATTCATAAGGAGGAAGGACGATGAATGAAACACCAGAAGAGTTAGCAGTAGAAGAAAAGAAAGAAAAAAAGTCTCACCTAGATGCGGTGATTAGTTGGTTGCTAGGTGCAGTTGTAACAGCAATCATCTCAATGGTATTCTTCAACTATGCTGTGTGTAACATCAAACATCCATTGAACCTTCAGTATCTTTATACTGTCAATGGGTTGAGTAAAAATAAAACTCCTCCTAGCAAATGTGACGATACAAACTCCAAGTCTATAGAGACATTGGTTGGGTTGCTCGCTACATTAATCGCACTTAAAACTAAGCTTTAAGAAAATGTATACTTACAAAGTAAAAAAAATCAACCGAGTCGTTGATGGAGACACAGTTGATTTGGATATTGATTTAGGATTTGGTATTACGATATCACAAAGAGTCCGTCTTAAAGGTATTAATACTGCTGAAACTAGAACTAAAGATTTAGCAGAGAAGGAAAGAGGTCTAGCAGCAAAGGTATGGTTAGAAGAACAACTATCCCGTGAAGGTAAGTGGATCATTGAAACCACAAAAGAGGACAAGTATGGAAGAATACTTGGCACTCTTTATCTTGCAGGTGATTCAGTCACAATCAATGAATGGATGATGAATGAAGGTATTGCCGAACCTTATTCATGTTGACCAGAGTTTACCCTCTGCTTTTCTACGTCTCAGTAGTCCTGCCTCTACATTGCTGCCAGGATTACGATACATTTCCAGCACCTTAGGCACTTCATTCCATTTACGCTCTCTTAGGATGCGTGTAATAGTATAGAAGTCGCTACTACCATAGAAATCTCCACCAAGATTATACCCAAAGCTAAGTAAAGCCCCTCTTTGATTGTCATTCATCTCGCTCCAATAAGGAATCTTAGATAGTTTAGGTAGAAACTCTTTCTTCAGTTGCTCATACAGAAGTTGATCTGCCTGAAACTGAGTAATAGTAGCACCTAGTTTGAATGGTTTACCGTTAAAATCTCTAGTACTTCCCCATCCTATAGTAATAGGTAATCCACCAGTGAGAGGGTCATTGTATGCATACAAATGGCATCCTTCAAACTCTTTGATAAGTCTGATACCCCCCGCTGGCAGACCATCATCTATAGAGATGAGGGGTGTCACTTTTTTGCATCAAAGATTCTGCCCCATCCATCGTTGCCTGCAGGACACCACCTACGAGCGAGTTCTGAACGCTTGTAGACTGCGCCCTTACCGTTGCTCACAGCGCCTGTGTAACCATCGTTGAGACTGCCGTAGGGGTCGTTGACGACGTAATCGCCTGCGGGGGTCTTGCCGATGACTACAACCATGTGCCCACCAATAGGATTAGATAGAGGACCACGATGGAGGATGCCAATAACAACGGGTCTCCCAGCAGCAAGCTCACGGTCAAGGTCAGCAAAAGAAAGACCATAACTAAAGTGTGACTTAATGCCATAAGACGCCAACACACGGGTCTGAACCACATGGTCAGTTGAGTCACCGATTGCAAATACTTTTTGAACGTAAGCATCATCGCCTTTCGCTCCTTTGAGTGTGCCTGGTTTGAAGTATTCTAACACCATAGCACAGGCAGATGAGTTACAGGTGCGGTTAGCATCTCTATAGTTATCTGTCTGTGGAAAATAGGGCACATCAAGGATTGATGATTTTGGTTTCTCTGGTTGAGTTCTATAGATTTTAACCCAGTTTGCTGAGTCTTCCATGAGTGGAGAATCCTTGAGGTCAACCTCAAGTTGCTCTACAGCAGCAACGTGCTTTGGATTCTTCTCGTCAAAGTGTTTGAAGAAGTTGTGTAAATCAATCTTTGCCATCTTTGTCTCCGAATAGTTGAATATAATACTCTGCGTCTACGACTACCAGTGGTTTCTTGCCATTCTTTTTGATAACAACAATAGGCTCATAGTCACCACGATTGGCAGTTGCCTGCTCATAGGCTTCCCAGATATTTAGTTTCTCTACATTCTTACATTCAATACTATGTGGAAACTTCTGGCGAGCAGCACGAGCCATGATAAGGTCTTCGCCACCAGCACCCATGCTACGAGATTCAATATCTTCTGGGTGAACCTCAAGCATCTCAATGAGTTTATCTCTCACCCACTGTTGCAGACGGCGACCCTTCGCTTTCGCTGAACTTGGATTCATAATAAAAAACCTCCATGATGGAGGTATTTATCTATTCAGTTGAACCAGGGATCTGGTATTTTTCCATTAGAATCTTTAGCATCCACCGTTGCTGATGGTTTAGATTCTCTATATTTTGTTGCTGCTCCTCCAGTTTCTTTTGAATCTTTTGAAGCTTTTTCTTTTTCACAGTTTAAAACCAGCGAAAGTATCTTTCTTAACATCCTGTTTAATACCTCCAATGACATAGGACTCTACCTCAGTCTCCTGTGGTGCAACTTGCAGACCCTTAGATGACAACCAGTGCTGAGTCCAAGGCAGTGGATTATTTGACATAGGAGTATCAAACACAGGCTTCAAACCAATCGCTCGCATACGACGGTTGGCAATATACTCAACATAAGAGTTGAGCAACTTATCATTCAATCCAATGATGCTACCATCTTTGAATAGATACTGCGCCCATGCTTTCTCTTCATCAACAGTCTTTTTAAACTGCTCTACTGTCCATGCTTCTTCTTCTTTAGCGATTTGAAGAATGTCTGGGTCATCTCCATTAAGCCAGTTTTTGATAATGTTTTGCGTAAGGACAAGATGTTGGCTTTCGTCTCTGGCGATGAGAGAGATAATCTTAGCGGATCCCTCCATAAGCTTAAGTTCGCCAAAAGCGAACGAACATGCGAACGAAACATAGAATCTAATCCCCTCTAAAATGTTTACATTAATCACTGCACGATAGAGTTTACGCTTCAAATCATAGAGAGTCTGTTGTGCAGCAGGAACTCCTTCTAGTTGATGCTGCCATTGATTGCCCGAAGAATACTCTTGGGCAGCACGAATGAAATCATCGTATGCTTCTGTTACGCTTTTCGCTCTATCAAGGATATTCTGATCATCAAGGATAGTATCAAATACTTCCGATGGGTCAGAATAGATATTTTTAATAATGTATGTATACGAGCGACTGTGAATCATCTCCATCGTCTCCCAGATAGTCATCGCTGACTCTAGTTCTGGGAGAGAACAGTAGGGAATGAATGCCATACCAGGACCACGACCCTGAACAGAGTCAAGCATAATCTGATACTTTAGATTAGCAGTATAGATATGCTTCTGCTCTGGGCGAAGGGTGGCATAGTCAGCACGATCCTTCTGGAGGGAGACCTCTTCAGGTCTCCAGAAGTATCCAAGTTGTTGTTGAGTTAGCTTGTCAAAGATAGGATACTTAAACGTATCATACCTCTGAACTCCCAGTGGAGCACCGAAGAACATCGGTTGCTTCTTTACATCTACACGTTTTGTATTAAAAACAGTCATCCCTTCTACAGTTGGGGTGGTCTCGGTTAGTTTAAATTTTGCAACTGTCACAGTCTTCCTCCTCTTGTGCTCCTTCTAAGATTGAATTAAGTAGATTTTCTAACGATTTTTTCTTTTCATCATCCTCAACATCATCTTTCTTAATATCATATGTGTTCTGATAATAAGATGTCTTCCATCCATATTTGTATGTGTTAAGTAGGTCTTGTGCCATTACCGACACAGGTACTTCATTATCGGCATAATGCTCTGGATTATACGACCAGTTACCCGAGATTGCCTGATCAAAGAACTTCTGCATAACAGCAACAATATTGATATAACCAGTATTGTCAGGCATATCCCAAAGAAGCGTATAAGCATTCTTAAGAGTTTGATACTGGGGGACAATCTGCTTAAGAACCCCTTTCTTGGACTTCTTAACGGACAGGAAGGCACGGGGAGGTTCGATTCCGTTTGTCTCGTTTGACACAACGGAACTGCTCTCCGAAGGCATCTGTGCGGACAGTGTTGAGTTCCTAAGACCGTGCTGTTTAATAGATTCCCTGAGCTTATCCCAATCATAATGGAGGACATTAGGTACGATTTCGTCTACATCTTTCTTGTAGGTGTCAATGGGAAGAATCCCATCGGCATATTTAGTACGATCAAAGTAACCACACTTGCCCTTCTCAATAGCAAGTTGATTAGAAGCCTTCAGCAGATAATACTGGAATGCTTCAGTCAGACCATGCACAAGATGAGCAGCAGCACCATCAGAATACTTAACCTGATGACGAGCTAACCAGTGTGCCAGTCCGATGTAACCAATGCCCAGTGAGCGGCGGTTACGGGTGGATGCTTCAGCAGCAACCACAGGATACTCTTGGTAATCAATCAACTCGTCCAGCGCCCTCACAGAGAGGTCACAGAGTTCTTCTAGGTCGTCTAGGTGCTTAATCTTACCTACGTTAACAGCAGACAGAATGCACAGGGCAATCTCACCATTAATATCATCAATGTGCTGCAGAGGATTAGTTGGCAGGGTAATCTCTTGGCAGAGGTTACTCATCCAAACTTTATCTTTGAAAGAAGAATGCTCGTTACAGTGGTCGATATTCATGATGTAGATACGACCAGTCTCTGCTCTTTCTTTTAGGAGTGAAAGAAATAGTTCTTGAGCGCCAATAGTTTTTCTTGGAATAGAAGCATCTCGTTCGTAAACGCCATACAACTCGTCAAAACCAGCAAGCCCAAAAGCATCTGAAAGACCAGGCACGTCATGTGGTGAGAAGAGAGAGATGTCTTCGTTACGGATGAATCGCTCATAGAACAGTTTGCTGATTTGAATACTGTAGTCTAACTTACGAACGCGGTTATCCTCAGTTCCTTTGTTATTTTTTAATACTAGGATATCTTCTATTTCCCTGTGCCAGATTGGGAAGTGGACTGTCGCGCTTCCTCCTCGTATACCATTTTGCGTACAGCAACGGACAGTGCTTTCAAACTTTTTGAGAAACGGTATAACACCAGTGTGGCTGACTTCGCCACCTCGAATTTTAGAGTTGAGAGCGCGGATTCTGCCTGCGTTGATACCGATGCCCGCCCTTTGAGCAACATAGCGACCAATAGCCATGTCGCTACTGAAGATGCTATCAAGGGTGTCATCAGAATCAACCAGCACACAACTAGCGAACTGTCGCAGAGGCGTCCTAACTCCTGCAAGGATGGGAGTTGGCACGTTGATTTTGTGCTTGCTGATTGCGTCATAGTATCGCTTGACATAAGATAGACGATTTACCTGAGGATACTCTGCGAAGATGGTTGCTGAAACCAACATATAAGCGTATTGTGGTGTCTCAAAGACACTTCCGCTGCTTCTATCCTGCACCAGATATTTATCTACAACCTGGCGAAGACCAGCATATGTGAAGAGATAGTCACGATCATGGTCAATGAAACTATTAATCTTATCCCACTCCTCATCGGTATACTTAGCAGCCAGTTGCTTGTCGTAGATACCTTTTAGAATGCCTTTGGTAAGATGCTCTCCTACTGTGGGGAAACCGTGCTTCCAATCATTTCCAAAGACTTGCTTATATAGACCGAACAGGAGAAGACGAGCAGCAACAAACTGATAGTTTGGAGTGTCAAGGTCAATAAGGTCACTAGCTGACCTAACAAGGATTTCTTGGATTTCATTAGTGCTAATGCCATCATAAAACTGAATACCAGAGTTGATTTCTACTTGTGATGGGGACACTCCAGCGAGTCCGCCACAAGCACATTCTACCATACTGTGAATCTTATCAAGGTTAAGGGATTCTGTAGAACCGTCACGCTTTTTAACTTTGATTCCGTTGCTCATATTTTCTTCCAAAGACTAAGTTTTACTTTTGCTTCTAAACCATTATAGGTGTTACATTCTACCATGGATTGTACATCATGTCCAGCTAGAACCATGTCATTGATATCTTTTTCTTTGACTGATTCAGGCCAGATTACAATGCTTTCTCCTTTATCAATACACCTCTCGTATCGTTCAACGATTTGTTTGTTTCTGGGTTCGTTGTCGTAAACAAATGTGCGATGAGGGTAAGATACCCTGTCAAGTACAACATCAGCGCCACACATCGCCAATCCATTAGACAAGAAAAGAGAGTCAAACGGACCCTCTGTGACGTAGATGTTTTCATTTTTGTTTATACGATCAAGTCCAAATAGTTTAGGGTATTTCTTATCCAAGATGGTAGTGATATAGCGAAGGCTTGCATTCTTATTAAGAGACCTTGCTTGATATCCAAATACATTTCCATCTTCCGAGATTAGTGGGAGTATAATTCGTGCTTCTTTAATTGTATTTTTATTATTCTCCCAAGCGTTGAAGTCTTCTGCGTAATAGAAGTTTGAGAAGTATTTCTCTGGTATCTTTCGTGCGAGCAGATATTGCTTTGCTGGGTGTGTACTATTTAGTGATTCGATGGTTGAGAGGTCACTAAAAATATTTTTTTTAAATACTGGTTTGGAAACAAACGGTTTGAAATCAGGAGTCTTGACCTGATAGTTCTTGCCTGTCATGCCTTCCTTATAACGCTCCAGTACATACTCATCATGGAGCATGGTGTTCTGATCCTTCAGAAACTGTGAGAAGTTACGAGTGACGCCACAGTTATGGCACTTGAAAACAAAACTATCCCTCATGGTGAAGAGATAGCCTCGTGCTTTATTCTGCTTCTTCTCGGAGTCACCACAGTAGGGACAGCGGAAGTTGTATGTTCCTTTCTTTTTCTCGGTAAACTTAAGGAGTTGCGAAGAGACCAAACCAATATATTTGGTGTCAATGTAGTTCATTATCTAACGATGGTCTGCTGGTTACCCCCATTATAGTGCGATCCGAGCATGTTGTCAACAAAGGGAACGACCAACCCCACAAGCAAAACGGCAGCGCCCACAAGAGCCGCTGCCTGCCATTTGAACTTTGATAACTCGTTAACGTTGTTTTCAACTGTCTCCAGTCTTTTGATGACTGCAGAATGTTCTACTGAGTTTTGGTGCTTGACATCCTCAATCATTTTGATAATGAGTTCGTCTGTCTTTATACTTTGTTCAATACGTTCATCATGTTTTGTCAGAATGTTAGCAATACGCTGATTTGCATCAGAGATTTTATCTACTGCTGTTTCCAACTTGTCTAGCATCTCCCTTGAGAGTGATTCGTAGATGTTTAATTTAGATTCCAATACATCTAGTTTTGAGTTTCCGTTAAACATCTCTTCCTCTGCATCAAACGTTACGAACGGCAAAGTCAAGAGCCTTTTGATAAGATGAAGCACTCATGTTTAGCATGACGCGAAACTTATCTCTGTTCTCTGGTGATAAACCTTCATAAGTTGCTAGGATTCTCTTGGCATCGAAGACACCGATTCTGCCGCCAGTGCCATCTTGGAACACAAGATTTGCAAATGATGTCTCTGGATCTCTACCCCAGCTGCTACCCTCTTCAGCAACTTTCATTGCTGTAGTGAATACATCTACGCCGCCAGCAGAACCAGTTCTAGGTTGAGAAATCATTTCAACTTCCTCTTTCTTCATGATTTGTTTTGATGCTCTCTGTTGCTTCTGGGCAGATTTCTTTTTGAAATCAGACATACGAGCACGAAGCAGAGTATTCATTTCATCTGACTTGTCTTGTGCTTGTTGCTTAGCAGCAGTGCGCTTTGATTGAAGTTCTCTCTTTGCTCTCATCTGCTTAGAAGCTTTGATTTGCTTCTGTGCCTTTTCGGTTTCGGATGTTGCTTCCGAAATATTTTCCATATTCTCTTCGGACATTTTAGTTGTTCTCCTAGACATTACACGTTGGATTAGTTTTCTAGCACTTTTCTTGCGACCATCAATCTTTTCATCTTTGGTCTTTTTCAAGTTTTTCTTTTTCTTTGCTGTGTTAACAAAGACAAAGGCAGGAGGAAGTGCTAGTGACGATCCATCACCTGCCATCATTTCATTCATATTAGCATTAACATTTTTAGACATTGCTCATCCATATCTGATTTGTCTACTTCTTCTGGCAATCTATTCAAAAATATCATAAATGCTTTCAAAATCGACCAGTATTGTGATTCTATTTTATAGAATAGAAGCAGCGTTGCTGCATCATTAAAAACATTATATAGAGTAATCATATGATTAAGAATCAAATGATGTTTCAACTCACCAGTAGTATCATAGCGTCGAAGTAATCTCTTTATATATTTAAACTTTTGAAGGTCTTCTTCAAAGTCATCATATGTAACAGATAACGGGTTGTTGTAGTTTTTGATTGCGAACATCAACCAGTTATCTGGAGTCAACTCATGAAAAATCATATATCATCAAGCAGCAGTTACAGTAAGAGTTGCGGTGTTGGAAATAACTTCCTCACCACCTGCAGAACCACCAACCTTAACTCTATACTTCTTACCAGTATCTGAAGTTGAGAGACCAGTAAGAGCAAGCGAAGCGGAAGTAGCACCAGAGATGTTGGTCCACTTCGTTGTAGACGCAGCAGTTTGAACTTGCCACTGATAGGTTAGAGAACCAGTTGTAGCGGAAGCAGTAACTGAGAATGTAGCAGCAGCGGTTGCAACAGTAGCAACATCAAAGGTTAGAGCAGCAGCGCCGCCACCACCTAGTTCAGCATCAAGGATAGTGATTGTCTCGTCAACAACGAAACCAGAACCAGCACCAGTTACTGTTACAGTAGCAGCACCAGAACCATTAACAACTACACTGAATGTAGCGCCAGTTCCAGCAGCGTCTGTTGTGTAATCAGAAGCAGTGATGGTGTATGTGCCAGCAGTTCTGAGTGCATCAGCAGCGCCAATAGTGTCAACCGTTAGAATACCACCAGCTGGTGCTTGTGTTGACTGGTTGGAAGGTTGTGCTGAAATGCTAATAGCGGATGCTACATCAGCAGCAGGATTATCTTCAGTTCCACCTTGGGCAGTACCATAGTCACCAACAGATGCTCCAGCAGTTGCATTAGCGAATGCTAGACATTCTGCCTTATGACGAGTATTGCCATCGCCATCAGTATAGGTTCTATATGCCCACCAACCTGGCCACTTAAGACCACGAATCTTATTCTCATCTAGAGCAGCTTCAGTGTCATCGATGAAGATAAGATTTGTTCCTGTTGGGAAGTGTGCTAGTTGACCATTCTCGTCAAGAAGAAGAGTAGCAACTTCTTTTGGAGGAGTTCTGCGAATAGCATTAGCAGCAAGAACGGTTCCAGTTGAACCTGCATATGCTGTTCTGAGTTTAAGTGATGTTGCCGAAACTACTGACTCAACCGTATATTGCACACCACCAAGGGAAAGAACATCTCCATTCTGAACAAAGTTAGCGGAAGTTCTGTCAGTAAAATCACCAGTTGTTGTTACCGTCGTGCTACCATTTGCAACACTAACATTATTTGCCAACGCCTTCGCGTCGATTGTTCCGAAAATTGCCATCGGTTTCCTCTATAAAATATTCGTATTCTAAAAAGTATTTATAAAAAAAGGGATGCCTAAGCATCCCTAAGACACTTATTATTTTTTATCAGCAACCCTTCATTAGGGCAACTCTTACTGTTGATGCGATTACATTGTCAACATCGTTGTCAGTTTTCTCAACATATCTGTCAAGTAGATCACATACGAGTCTCTTGGTGTGGCAGCTGTTGAGTGCTGCGAAGATGATTGGTTTTACTAGTTCTACAAGTGCGCCCATGATAGTATCCTCTAAGAGAGTTTAAAGCTATTTAGCAGATTTCTTTGCCATGGCAGTCGCAGTTCCATACATTACATCTTTTGCTTTCTCACCATACTTAGATTTAAAAGAACCAAACTTCTTTTTCATTCCCTTAACAAACTTTTCTTTCTTTGCCTTTTCTTTAGCAGATAGTTTTTTCTCTTCAAGAGGTTCTACCTCTTCTTTCATCTTCTTTTTCTTTTCGTCATACTTTGAGTTCTTGGCATCCGAAGAAATCTCACTGCTTTCCTTTTCGCCTTGCTCTGTAGGATTGTCGTTGATAGTTGGCATCACTTCAATCTTTGTTTTGTTTTTTGCTTCTACGATATCAGCAGCTTGTTGCCACATTTCTTTTACTGATTTCTTAGATTTTCTAGCGCGAAGAAGAGCAAAATCATGAGCATCCACTTTACCATTCTTATTAGCATCAATTTTCTCCTGGTTACCAGGCATATCTTTCCTTTCGGATAGTTCTTCACCACCTTCCATTTCGTATCCTGCCTTCACACACTTGTCTTTTCCGTTCTCAGTGCCAGCATACTTATAACCTTTCCAACAAGCTTTGCCGTCAGCACCTTGTTCCTTACCTTCTTTGTTCTTGCCTTCAGCAGTAAACTCTTCAGCACGATTCTGCTTCGATGAGTTGCAATCAGCATCACCATGTAGAGGACATGATGATCCAGCACCGCTGTGATTACACTTACCCTTTTCATCTAGCTGAATAAGTGCTTTCTCAATCAGTTGTTTTGAGAACTCGTCAATCGTCATTGTTCTTTTGTCGTTTATTTTTATTTATAAACGACTTCACTTTCTCTTTAGCAGATACTTCTTGATGATCACACCCACAATGTTCTTTAATGTCTTTCACCCAAGCACGAAACATTTTACCTTCTTCAGTTACAGCAATAACATAGTTAACGCCACGACGATGAATCTTTCCCACTTCGCCATCAATATTTTGAATCCAATCCCCCTCCGCAAATACATTCCCAAGTCTAAAAGACTTCTGTTTTGATTGCGCTAACAGTTCTTTAAGTGATTTCATTTAATACCCAACCCTTCTCTAACTTCTTTCATTAGTTTCATCATTTCTTTATCGTCTAAAGTAGATGGTATACCTTTACGAAACTCAGCAACGTTTGCATTCGTTGCTGCTTCTCTCATTTTACTAGCAGACATTCCAGTTGCTCCATCAGCATCAGGATCTCTTTCACCAGCAGATTTTGTTTCAAGAGTTCTAAATGTATACTCCGTTCCATTATAACGCTGGATCAAAGTGTCCATTTCCTGTACACGATCACTACCAACAACAAGAGTCAGATCCGAATATTCACCTTGCAAACTCTGAAGAACTTTAATGATAGTCTTCAAATCAGTATCAAGCATAATATTATTTTTATGTTTCGGAAACATCTTTTTCATGTATCCTACTTTTTGTTCGGAAGATAGAGGATTCTTCTTCTTGTCTTTGGTATGACTGGTATAGATTTTATAGTCATCGGTTCCTGCAATCCTCGCCACAGCATCAATAAGTTTTTCATGACCAATAGTGGGAGGATTAAAGCGACCGAAAGTAATGACTACTCTCTTAAACATTTTTATTAGTATTTAGTTTCCCTTTACCCAGTTCTTTGCGAGAGTGAAGTTTGCCAAACTAAACTCTAAACGATCAACAAGCTTGGTAGCATTTCCATCTTTAATAGCAACAAATCCTTCAGGAGCAGTAACACGGAATCCATCATCAGTACGAAGGAACGTGCGAGTGCTATCAGCAGATTCTAGTTTCTTCACAAACATGTTCTTAGCATTCTGAAGAATAACATAGAGAGTGATCGTTGCCTTGAATCCAGCGATGTTGGAATCCACGAACTCAATACCATCATAGAGTTTCTTCAGTTTTGCAGCCTTAGTCTTTTCCTGTTTCACTTTGTTAACTTCCTTCATCATCGTTTCATGATAAGCATTTTTGAAATCACTAATAAAACGATTGACATTACTAATACGTTTACCTTCCCTCACATAAGTATTGAAGTAAGTTTTAAGGCGAGTGCCAACGCTTAAGTTATCCTTAGAGTTAATCTGTTCAGAAATCTCATCCAAGAAAGATCCTGCATTGCGAAGAAAAGTAGGTGCAGTTCTTTTCATGTTATTGAGATTTCTTTTTTCTGTAGCATTAAGAATCATGTTACTACCCAGAGTATCAACCTCAGCACTGATTACAAACACATCATCAGTCTTATTAAACTTACTGATGTCAACTCCAAACGTAGCGTTAGAAGTTGCAATGCTGGAACCAACATAGCGAGTGTGAAAAACTACACCAATCTTAGCTCGCTTTGCTTTCTTGTATGCTTCCGTTCCTTTGGGAATAGCGTAGGTGATAGTGTTTGGAGTGAAGGTAAGATAATCTACACCATCAATCTTCTCCTCTTTGGCATCATCAGTAAATAACAAATCTCCCTGAATGATTCCTTTGATGCCGAGTTTAGGAAAATGTTCTAATGCTACTTTGAGTTTATCCACCAGACCAGAAGAGTTGCCGTGGTTTGCTTCAATATGATAATCAGTATAGTTAATCTTTGGTTCTGTTTTATTAAAAACAGATTTAGTTCCAACAAAGAAATCTCGGTTTTCAGGATCTTCACCACAGATCACAGCAGGAGCACCGTCCCACTTAGTAGTAATTTTAAAGTTACTTGTTTGAGTTCCACTAAAAGTTTTGGTGAGAGCATCAAGAAATGCAAATGCATCTTTAGCACCCTCTTGACCATCAAAGAGAATGCTGTCTTCTAAATGCTCTAGGTGAGTATTCTTGCTCATGCTGGATTCATTTGGTAGTTTCCGTTACGGTCTTTGGTTACAATAAATTTGGCGGTGCGACTTTCCCTCGGTTGCACAACCACCCTAGCACCTGGGATCCCAAGATCATTTCGATCACCCTTGTATATTATCATAAGAACTGGATCATATCCACCAGTCATCACATAAGGATTTATGTGGGCATGAGCACTCATCTGCAACTTATACTTATCATTTCCATTCCTCACAATAGATGCATCACCCTGGAGGACACCAGTGCAGTTTGACTTGCCGAAGTTTGCGCCAGGACTAAAATCTTTACCATAAACAGATTGCATTTTTAATGCATTGTCTTCGATATCCATCATCGCAGTAAATCCTTTTCCCGCTGGAGTAGTAAAATCATACAGACCTCCTCGCCCACAAATCTGTTTCATATAATCACCAAACTTTCTAATCTCGGGAAACACATCTAAAGTTTCATCCTTATCATTCAAAAAGTGAGAAACTCCACCCCATTGCTGAAAATGATTTGCCCTGGAACCTTCCTTATGAGAAAACCAAGCAACGTCCTTTAGTGTATTTCCGTCTTTCTGAACCATGACAATATCAGCTTTAACTTGTCCCTCTTGCTTATTAAATCCAACAATATTAGTATATGTTTTTGGATTATTTTCGCCAACACTTATAGTAATACCATCAGCAAAAGACATGCCTCTGTGTTCAACAATAGACATGATTGCTTTGTTGAGAGTAGTAAGTAAATCTAACTCTCCCCTTTCTTTAATGGAAGGAACATTCAGTTTATATCTCATGCCATGTTCATTTACCCAATATCCAAGTAACCCCCAGTTAACTTGTATAGATTGACCTGGAGCTAGTTGCCCACCAAAATCAAAGTCTTTAAGAAAATGACTAAGAGCATAACGAGTTCCTGTTTTAGTTTCACTTAAAGATATCTCTACTGGAAACTGATTAAATGCCCCAGACATAACTACTCGTCTAGGAACACCTTCTCTATATATTGCTTGTAATAATGCAGTAGCACTGCGGAAAGAGTTATTACCTTTACCAAGATTAAAAGATCTATCTATAGATTTTTTGTTTGCAACTAATCTACCATTCTTAATATTAGGTATCGCCATATGCAAATATTTTGCATACAACTTCATACCATCTCCATTGATGTTGCCGTGCTTATCGACAAAGTGCATTGGTTCGTTATTTTTAGCTCGATTGTAAAGAACCGTTATATTATTTTCAAAACGATTTCTTTTAGCGAACTGACCCCAAGTTAGATTTGCCATAAGAAAAAACCTCCCCTAGTTATTTAGGAGAGGCATATATCAAAGGTCGTTGGCAACTCGGTTTTCACTTCGCTCAATACTAAAGGTTCCTTCAGGGTATCGAGCAGTTAGTTTCTCAAAGTTCATTTGAGCAATCTCCTCAAAAGAAATATCGAGAGCGATACATGCTTGAGCAATATACCAAAGAATATCACCCAGTTCGCGTTTCATATGAAAGATATTATCTTCATTATAAGGTTTGCCTTGGAAGGCAATCTTCTTCACAATCTCAGTGAACTCACCACCTTCAGCAGTAATACCACAAGCAGCAGTCATCAGACGTTGAATGTCTACACCTTGAGATTTTAGTTCATTGACGCGAGCAACAAACTCACTGGTATCTCGGGATGCAGGGCTGGTGACGGCACCAACAAACTCAATATACTTATTAAAATCAATCGTCATAAAATAAAACTGGTAAACTTGTTTTGTGTGTTTCGACTTTGTTCCGCCGCCATTTCTTCAAAGTCATACTCCTCTTCTTTATCAGAGGATAAGTCAACGGCGTTATCAACATTATAGAGCTTCATACGTGCTCTGTCAACCCCAACAAGGAAACGCTTATACATGGTAGGGTCATTGTATCTGTTCTTCAACTGCTTCACCATTATCTTCCCATCTTTCTCCAAATCCTCTGTAGCGATGAGAGCAAACATGAAGTCAGCAGTAGCAGGGAGACCAAAGGACTCACTGGTATCAGTGAGATCGACATCACTATTACCAAACCCAGACCTTGTAGTTTGTGTAGCAGAGACAAGTGGTACGTTGTGTTCCACTGCCAATCCTCTGAGTTCCTCTGCGATTGCCTTGACATATGTGTAAGAGTTTACAATAGCTCCCTTATATCGAGCGGAAGCACAGATGTTAAGGTAGTCGATAAAGATAATATCAGGTTTAAATGTTTTCTTCAGTTGCAGTTCATTCAAAAGAGATTTGAAATGCCCAACGTGTGCCGATGCTGTTGGATATTCCTTGATGATAAGACGACCAGCAGTTTTACGCTTCAGTTCATTGATGCGACTTTGAAAGATTGTCTCAGGCAAATCAATCAGGTCTTTGATATTGACGTTAAACAGGTTAGCATCAATACGTTCGGCAATCTTTTCTTCTGCCATTTCCATAGTGATATAGAGAACGTTGCGACCCATCGACAAACAATGAGCGGCAAGGTCACACATGAAGAGTGACTTACCTACACCAGTACCAGCAAGAGCTACGTTAAGAGTCTTGTTTGGCAGACCACCTTTGGTAATCTTATTGAAGTATTCAAGGTGGAAAGGAATCTTATCTTCCTCACGATGGTAGAACTCATATCGCTCAACACTATTCTCTAGATAATCGTGACCTACATGTTCGTCGAACGATACTGCCAGGGCCTCTTGAAGGATTGCTGGGATCGCATCTTTTGATATTTTTGTATTACCTCCATCCGCGATCTTGATTGAGTCGAGGAGAGCAAGATAGATTGCTCTGTCCTTACACCACTTCTCTGTGGTGTCGAGCAACCAGTTGTATTCGATTGGTGAGTCACTAAGTTCAGCAATCGTTTTAACCGCGTTTTGATATACTTCCTCATTTAAATCTTTTCTTGCTTCAAGGTTGATAGTTAATACTTCCTTCGTAGGCACCAGCTCATAGGTGCTTGCGAAGTTCCAGACCTCTTCATAGATTACACGTTCGTGAATCTCATTAAAGTAATCTGGTTTTACAAAAGGAACAACCTTCCTGTAGAACTGTTCGTTGCACAGAAGGTTGCGTAGTATAGTTGTTTCGATTCTCTCACTCATCCGCTACTCCATATAGAAACTCTTTACGGGCACACTCATCTAGGGCTTGCATCACTTCGGGCGTGAAATACTTCTGAGGATCGGCAAGGATAACAGAAGGATAAACGGAAGATTCCCCAACAACCACGCGATTCCCCTTACGTTGGAATACTCCGTACTTCTCACCCAACTCCAGTAGTCCATAATACTTGTCCAGTCCCCGTGCGTCATAGAATAACCTCGTCTCGATGTCTGAGTTTTCTTTGGTGAAGCGCGACTTCTGTGCCTTCACTTTGATAATGTTACCTACAACTTCAGTGCCATCCTTCTCTTTCTTCTTAGACAGGAAGAGAATAGTTGAGGCAGAATATTTGAGACCAGTACCACCGCCCATTTCTTTAGTTGGCACATAAGCACCCACCACTTCATATGTATGGTTGGTAACGATAAGAGGAATACCCGCTTGACCTAGCTTGAGTGATAGAATCCTAAAGATAGATTTAATCACCTGAGCGCGAGTCATGTCGCGTGTCTCCTTGCCAGCAGTGGCATCGTCAATCTCCTTCGTGGTAGAAAGCATCCCTAAGGAGTCTAGCACAAAAAGCAGCGGAGGTCTATCCTCTTTCTTCAGTTTCATGTACTCGTCTACCACCTTGATAGACTGGGTACGAAACTCTTGTACGGTGGACACAGGCACAAGACCCACACGCTTAACATCAATGCCACGAGAAACCATCATGTCTTTAGAGACAGCTGATTCAGTTTCAAAGTAAATCACCTGAGCATCAGGGTTATTATTCAGAAAGTGTTTTACGATTGAGAGCGCAAAAAAAGTTTTACCAGTTGAGGATTCCCCCGCGAGGGCTGTGATTTTGTTTGCAGGCAGTCCACCATAAATGCTCCCAGAAATAAGAGCATTGAGAATGAAGCTACCAGTATCAACGAACGATTCACAGTCACCAGCAGCGACTCCATCTTCAACCACGCTTGCGAACTCATTATCTAACTCCTTAATAACAGATTGTAAGAAACTCATAATACCTCAAAAGAAAAAACTACTTAAACTGCCTTTACGTTCCGCTTGCCAACCGATGCATTCTAGCACGTTCTTCAGCGGTTCAAAGAAACTCTTCTCAAATTGTAGCGTGTAATCAATGTATTTGTCAAGGTTCAGTTCCTTCGGCAGTTGTTGAAAGAACGAAATGACATTCTCGCGGATAGGGTTTGGTGTCTTCAGATAGATGAACTTAATCTTCTCACCTTCTTGGATGATTGGATACTTATGCTCTAGGTTGTTTTTACGAATGTAATAGTTGTAGAGCAACGCACCGCGTACTTGAATAGGAGTGCCCTTAGCATAGATGTCAGCAGCACTGCGATACTTCTTCAGACCATTACAACCACGAGGGAAAGCAATGTTGAGATAGTTCTGCTTCTTGGTGTCTTCCTTGATTTCATTAATGAAGTCCAGCACATCCTCATTTGTTTTAGTAACAATGATACGATATGCCTGTTCCAGTTTGTCACGGTAGTAAGCTGGGGTGGAAGAACGTGCAGTTTCCATACCACAGATTTTCATCTTAGGTTTGGCATAACGCACACCTTCGCTATCCCAGACGTTAAGAACATAGCGTTTCTTGGCAGTCCAAAAACCACGCTCAGCAATGTTCTCACGCTTCATCTTCATTTTCTGGTCGTATGCCTTGAGATAGTCGGCCAGTTCTTGGTAAGAACTTTCAATAAACTTCTCAAGTTCCATAGAAGCGACCTTATCAAGGAACGTAACAATGCTCTCAGCAGTTTTCTCTCTTCCCTTGTATACAGTCTCAACCAGAGGACCGAGATTAAGATACATGGAATCAGTATCTGAAGCAATAACATAATCAACATCCTTTGTCTTTAGAACTTTATTGAGATAGGCATTCATCTTCTTCTCAATCCAGCGAATAGATAGCTGACCAGAAAGAGTGATTGCCTCAGCGATTTCAAGTTTGTAATAGCGGAAGTGCTCGTTACCGATAGCACCATAAGCAGAGTTGAGTTGAATCTTTCGTGCCATCTGAATGTTATTACAGCGGGCAATCTCTTTCTTCAACTCAATCGTTGGAGTCTTCTCATACTGCTGCTTGGCAGCAATCATCTTCTTCTTATAGATGGTGCGATCCTCATAGATCTTCTCCATGAGCTTGGGGAGAAACCCCTGCTGCTTGGTGGTGTAGTGTGTCCCATTGGCGCACAGAGTCTCCCCTACGAGGTCGCTGGTATCGAATGCCTTGTCCAGCAGCATGTCCACGTTGACGCTGCTACGGCGCGGTAGGAGGGTCTCAGGGGACAGGTTGTACTGCATGATCAGGTGTGGGTACAGGGAGTTCAAGTCAAAGTTTACGATCCAATCGTACATGCCAGGCACAGGTTCTTTCACATATGCACCAGCATACTTGGCATCCTTTGTGCTATCTTTCTTGGGGGGAATGACAATACCCATCTTCGCCAGATAGATGAAAATGATGTTGTCCCACATACGCACCTGAGAATAAACATCTTCGTAGTTTACTTTGGCATCATATGCCATAGTAAAAGCGAGTTCCAATAACTTCATCTTGTCATCAAGTTGATCAACAAGGCGAACGTCATGGATGTTGTACTTAACAAACTTGTCCCAGTCCTTAGTGTAGAACTCTTTGAAAGTATCAAACTCAGAGTGGTCAAGTTTCTTGGCATCAAGTTCTACAGATGCGATATGATCAAGGCGATATGATTCTTGGTTGGTGTATGTGAACTTCTTGTAGAGTTCAAGGTAATCCAACGTGGCAATGCCAGGAATATCATATGCAATCTGTTTGCGACCCTTGATAAAAATCTCACGCGATGAGATTAGTTTCCATGGCGATAGAAGTTTAGTATGATCCTCACCAAGAATCCTATCCATACGTCGGCAGATGTATGGCATATCGAATAGCTGAACGTTCCAACCAGTGATTACGTCGGGGGTATTCTCCTGCCACCATTTGAGGAAGCACGAAAGGAGTTTCGTCTCATCGTTACAATGGATGTAATCAACCTGTCGGTCTTCATTCTGGAAACTCTTTGATCCCCAGACAGTGATCCTGTTTGTAAAAGAATCACGGAGAGAAATAAGAAGAATCTCTTGGTCTGCTGATTCAATATCAGGGAAACCGTTTTCTGCTCCAGTTTCAATATCCAGAGTAAATGTGCGAATGAGGGAAGAATCGAAACGAATCTCATCATCGGAATATGCTTCGTTGATATACTGATACAAGTATCTAGTATTTCCATGGATTTCAAATCCTTCCACACCCTCATACTGATTAATAAACTGCCTACAATCATTAATAGAGCCTGGAGAGATTTCCTTAAGGAAACGCCCATCCAGACTCTTGTGGTCTGTCTGCTTATTACTAAGCACATACAGTTTAGGATTGTAGTTTACACGATACTGAACTCGCTCACCTTTCTCATAACCACGAACGAGGATGCGATTCCCCGCCTGTTCAATGTTCGTATAAAACTTCATGCGGTCAACCCACGGTCTTCTGGTAGTATTCTAGCACAGAATACGACGGATCGCAAATGGTCAGGATGTCATCTGCTCGCATGTAGATTTGAGTTTGATTAGTGTACTTCGGAAACTTTTGAAGAAGAATATAATCCGTTTGAGTAACTGTTACCTCATTACCATCTTTGTCTAGTTCTTTTTCGATAGACTCTTCAACAAAAAGAGCTTCGGGATTATGAACGTTTTTATAATCAACGTTAGAATGATCCCAATAAGTTAGGTCAGTTATTCTATATGGATTTGTCAGAAGACACTCGGGACTTTCTTCTCTTTCTTCAATCCCCGATATCAGATACTCCTGATTCTTCAACACTATCACTTGAATCACTGGTTGTTGCGGCGTCGTCATTTAATCTATCTCCAAATTTTTCAATGTAAATATTAGCAATATCTGGTTCTGGATCTCCAATAGCAGCAACTACATCATAAGGAACTTTATATTGACTATCGGTAGCATATGGAATCCATTTAGTGAAGTTTACAGAGAACTGACCATCTCCATTAGGAGTCATAGAAAGGACATATGGACACCTAAAAACAAATCCCAATCCTTTGTCTGTTTCTGGATCAGTAAACTCACCAACTGCAGCAATGAGTTTTTCTCCATTTTTAGTAAGAATAATCTTCGGAATCATAAAATAATCTCCTGTTTAATAATAGTATAGCACAAAAAAGAAAATAGGGCAAGGGCTGATAGTTGCCAGCCCCGCCCTTGCGCCGACGATATTTGGGTTGCCCCGCGCCTATTTATCCTCAGTCAAAAACTGAGGATCTAAGTGTCTGCCGATGTTGTAGGTGATCTTCTTCTGATGTTCTGGGATGATCTTCTCCAATGAGATTGTTAATAGACCATCAGCAAAATCTACAGAGGATACTCTGACATCATCTGCGAGTTGCCATGAGTTATTAAAGGAACGTTTGGATAAACCTTTGTGCAGGTATGTTCTTTCAGTATCTCGTTTTGCAACTTTCGAGGTAACTCTGAGAATGTTCTGTTCTGTAGAGACTTCAATCTCATCTGCTTTAAATCCAGCCAGAGCGATTTCAATTTCGTAGTTAGATTCATCGTTTTTGACGATATTGTATGGTGGATAGCTTGTGTTGTGACCAGACATTGCATCCAGTCTATTAAAAATGCTATCTAATCCAACGCCAAATGGGGCGTAAATATCCCAGGTGTATTGTGACATGATTGTTCTCCTTTAATAAGCGAGAGTTTTTATCGAGACCCCGTAGGCATCTCTTCAATATTATATATCAGATAGCAATAAAAAAGGGAGTGTGGAACTCCCTACAAAATTATTCGGTTACTTCGGTCTTCTTACGACCAATGTTATATTTACTTTCAAGCGTCCATTCGTCTTTTTCTTTAAAAGCAAGAACTTTGATTTGATTCAACGGAGCAACATCAGCAATCGCTTCTGCTTTAACAACAGAAATCAATCCCCAATCGGATAACAGTTGAATGATTCTGTTTCTACGTTGCACATCATTCACTGAAAGATTTGTATTCTTTCCATCAAGGGCAAACAGCTCCTTGAAATGAACGATGTAATACTTGCCTTGCTTGTGAAGAATATGGCAAGATTGGTAAATCTTTTTTTCTTTACGGGATGCGACACCGATACGAGTTAGGGTCTCACGAACTTTGAGGAAATCATCAGGTTCATTGAGAGTCACCTCAACCATATCAGCTTGCTTCCATTCTACTTCGATATCAGGAGTCATCGTTTTCCACCTTTGTCTACAAGTTTTTTAATGTGTTCAAGTTGATCTTTAGATAAAATTCTCAATGCCTGTAGAGCCTTATCGTCGTTATAACCATAATACTCCTTAATCGCATCAAGGTATTCTACTTGAGTTTTTTTCGCCCATGGCGAAAACCGCTTGCGCGGATTGATACTATTTATAAAAAAGTCATACTGCAACTTCTTGTCTAGATGTGGATACATGTTCATCTCATTAGCAAAGAGAACTGTATCATGGAAAGCAGCAAGACACTTGTTTACAATGAAAGGTGGATACGCTTTTTCTGATTCTTCGTCAATAACTACCGACTTCTTGTTTTGATTTATTGAGTTCAAATATTCCGCCAGAGATGGTTTCGTCATAGTTAGTAATCAATAGTTCAGCGCGGTCTTTTTGCTCATTCATGTAGTCACCTACTGAACGCATAGTATAAGTCAAATCCCATTTGGTTTGGTAGTAACCATCATACCACTCCATAAGAGTTGGGTTGGTATTGTAAGTAATCATCCAACGGTCTTTTACATTCCCCTGGGTAATCCAAGCATGAAACTCTTCATGGTTAAATCCTTTATGCAGCTCCCCTTTCTTACCGTAGAGATTATCTTTGATATCATAAGGAGGATCAAAGAACCAGAACGTTCCTACAGGAGCAGATGTCATCATCATATCCCAGTAAGGACCACAAGTAATCTTCCAGTTCTCAATCAGTTCTGAGTATTTGGGAAGGTTTGTAATACCACGCATGGTGAAGTTGTGGTCACTTGCTTGTGCTGAGAAAGAAGATGACTCGGTGAGACCAGAGAAACTACACTTGTTGACAACATAGAAAGCAGCAGCTCTACAAAGTTCTGGTTTCTCTTTGTCATTTACATCTACTTTACAATAGTTGAATAACTCTCTAGCAGTATCTGGTGTAGAATATTCTTTTTTATATGCTTCCAACAAAACAAACAATCCATCAGGTCTCGTTTGTAACATCTGCCAGAAGTTTACCAGCGGTTCATACAGGTCATTCACCCACACAGGAATGTCTGGATATTCTTTTGTAAATGCGATTGCCACACTACCACCACCCAGAAAAGGTTCTCGGTATTCGGTAATATCTTTTGGAATCTTAGGAATAAGATATTTTACTGCACGAGATTTACCACCAGGATATCTTAACGGCGTCTTCAATGATTTCATTTAAACTTACACTCCACCATAATCTCAGTTAAACAAGCTAAGAGATTAATCTCTTGGTCTGCCACAAAGGCAATCTGATATTGATACTTAGCAAGCACCAGAACAGCTGGGGGAATAGAAGAACCTTCCAGCACTTCATTCAATGCATTGTAGATTTTACGAATGATAGTGTTAGGGTCACTATCCATATTATCCACAACCCACTGACGAACAACCTTGTATTCCTTAGACTTCATTGCTCGCATGAGCTGGTCTAGGTTTACATCAGCGATGTCACAGAGCACAGCAGAGTCCAGTGACCCGCTAGCAGAGTGGCGCTGTGCTTCGTTCAGCAGGCGTCGCCAGTCGGGGTAGTAACGCTGAATCAGTTTGACCAGCACCTTGTCCTCATACGCCACGCCAGAGGCGTCTAGGATGCCCTGTAAGCGCCCGAAGAACGCCGCCTGTAACTTCTTCTGCTCCTCTGGTTTGATGCGGAAATCAACGACCGTGCAGCGGGAGTGCAGGGGGTCAACGATTTTGTTAATGAAGTTGCAGGTAAAGATGAAACGACAGTTACTATGGAACTCCTCAACAAAGGCGCGAAGAGATAGCTGAACGTCATGAGTGGTGTTATCCGCCTCGTCAATGATGACGACTTTGTGTTTGCCACCGCCAGTTAAACTGACAGAACTGGCGAACTGTTTGACACGGGTACGAATGGTGTCAAGGAAGCGACCTTCATCCGAACCGTTGATAACAATGTATGAAGCACCAATCTCTTCACACAAGGCTTTGGCAACTGTAGTCTTACCAACGCCAGGAGGACCAGACAGAAGAAGATTAGCAATCTCCCCCTGCTCTACAAATCCAGTGAATACTTTCTTTAACGAATCAGGGAGGATACAGTCTTCAATCTTACGAGGACGATACTCCTCCACCCACAAAAAGTTTTTCATCAAGGTTCAAGTGCGATGTAATATGTAACGTCAAGGTTGAGATGCTTCCACTCAGAAATGTGATGCTTAGAAACACCAACCTGATAATCACCTTGAAGAAGACGAATGTTCTCAACCTTCAGGTCAAGCGAATGCGTTCCTTCAAATGTGCCTGGTACAATGATATCATACGTGTTAGACGTTGACACTTCATTGTCGCGGACTGACAGAATAATCTCTTCATCAGAGCTGATGTTCAGGTCAGGTAGTTTGTAGATACCAGTTGCTTTCTGAATGGCAGCGATGTTAGCAGCAGACAGAGTGAACTGAATATCGGAACCAGGATACTTTACTGATTTATCAGGCGCAGTTTTGAGCGTAATCTCAGGATCACTGAAATAATATTTGACACGACTTCTCCCATCTTTGATAGTAACATAGTCGGTATTATCAAAATCCAAAGAGGGATTGTCAAACAAACTGAGACCAGCAATAAACTGATTGAGGTCATAGATAGCAAAGGTCTGAGGAAAAGACTCTTCCACGTTTGCCGCAGCCAGGATGTTCTCAGCGTTGGAAATGGTTCGTAGCGTGTTGCCTTTTTTGATGATGATGCCATTGTTAATCGTGGCGAAGTTCTTTAGAATATTCAGAGTAGTTTGGGAAAGTGCAACTGTGCTCATCGGTTGTAATCTTCTCGCTGTGCGTTTTGGTCATTGAAGTGTAGAAGCAGAAGTGCGTAGTGCAGCACTTTCATAATATCATGTCGGGCGCTTCCTTTCTTATCATACCGCGAAGCATACTTGAGAATATTACTACGACAGAATGGTTCACCATCACCACAGGCAGCGATCAGATCTAGGGTCTGAACACCATCTACGCCAGACGAATAGTGTTGGCGATATGTATTGGTGATGTAATCTCGCAGTTCATTGAGCAGTTGCTCTTCATTGTATTTCCATTGCATAGTTAGATTTCCTTGATAATAGAATCTATTTGTTCAGTATAGCATCTTGTGGTCATGTAGTCAACCTCGGTGACGTAACGTAATCCAAGGTAACAGGGAATCTCCAATCCATTGTGAAGCTCCATGACTTTACATTTGATTAAAAAAACACCCCCATCCGTCAGGCGAATGAGGGTGTGGCGAGAGAGGTTATCAAACATCAGAAGGGATCAGATTCAACAGTCAGTTCGGGTTGAGTGGTTTCAGTAGGTTGAGCATCAATGGAAGCGTCAATCTTGGAATAGAGTTCCATGAAGGATTGCTTAGTCTCATCATCAAAACGAGCGATGCAAACCTCAATCGCTTTTTTACGCTTGCCAAAGATACTGAAGGCGCGGATAACGTGAACCAGACGACGAGTGGAAATGATTTCGTCAACACCACCATCGTAGAAGGTCTTACGAATAATCTCTGCCCATGCAACCAGACGACTCACAAACTCTTCATCGTAGCAGTTCAGCGAATCAGCAGCTTTCTTAAGGATAGCAGTTTCAACCTTAGGAGTGGGATATGCCTGCTCAAAGGTCACAGGAAAACGCTCAAGGAATGCTTCGTTGAGAACGTTAGTGCCGATGAAGCGACCGTCATCGCTACCCTTACCTTTGGTGTTGGCAGTAGCAACAACGTTGAAACCAGCAGCGGGTTTGACATACTTGCCGATCTTCTTAAGGAAGACACCCTTACCCTCAAGCACAGATTGCAGGCAGAGGATTTTGTTAGAGGCAAGGTCAATCTCATCCAGCAGGAGAATAGCGCCACGGTTGAGTGCCTGCACCACAGGACCATCGTGCCACACGGTCTCACCGTTAACGAGACGGAAACCGCCGATCAGATCATCCTCGTCGGTCTCAATGGTGATGTTGACACGAATCAACTCACGCTTCAGTTGAGCACAAGCTTGCTCCACACTGAAAGTTTTACCGTTACCAGAGAGACCAGTGATGAAGATAGGATAATACTGGCGAGAAGAAACAATCTTCTTAATATCACTAAAGTTACCAAAGCTGACGAAGGAAGCATCTTTCGCAGGAATAAAGTTTTCAGGGTTTTCTGCCACAGGTTCAACAGCGGGTTGATTATAGGTTTGCTCAAGTTGCTCAGCAGCAGTCAGATGCCACAGACCACGCTGCACCTTGAACTGTTCCAGTTTCTTAGTGAGCGTTTGGTAACCCATGCCAATCTCGTCGGCATAGGCACGAACGTCAGCAGCAGTCACAACAGGACCGAAGCGGTCAATCATGGGGGCGACTTCAAAGTTTTTCATGGTGTGGGGTCGTTTCGTATGTAAGTATTATAGGGCAAAGGGGATGGGGGCGCAAGCCCCCATTGATCAGATCAACTGATGAGTGTGGCGAAGGAGGTCAGCATCTTCTTATTGACGCCTTTCTTGGCGAGTGCTTTAGTAAATGCCTTGCCGATTTCTTTCTCGGTAGCATCATCTTCAACATCAAATTCGCTATTCGCAGATAGCGAATCAGTGCCCATCATGTAAAGTGCTTGATAACCAAGATGCTCAATCAGTTCAGCGGACTTGTTTTTCTTCCACTGCTTTTGAACTTCATCCCAAGAAGTTTTACAATCTTCAGCATTGTAGGTGGTGTTAAGACCACGACCATTCACCAGACGAATACCGATAAGGTTTACATCAGGGAAACGATCACGCACATTCTGAAGAAACACTTTGGTGATTTTATCAGAGTTACCATAGTAACCACCATCATCAAAGCGAGGATACACACGACCAGTTTTACGATCACGCAGAACACAATCATTGGTTACATGATTCGTGCCCATACGGCTACCATACTTCTGGTCAGTGTAGTAGTTGATGCTGGCAGATTCACCGTCAGTCAGAATAATAACGTTGGTCTTTTGAACCTTGTTACGCTTCTGAAAGGCAGGGATAAGTGCAGTCAGAGAGATTGCTGCCTCATGGAGAGGAGTGCCAGACAGACCATAACCAGCAGGAATAGAGTAACCAGAGTAGCTACCATTGCCAACAACAAGACGCCAGAAGTTTTTAAGTTGTGCTTCAAGGTCTTTGCCGTTGCGACCGTTGCTGCTGACAAGATTCAGCATGTTGAAGTGGTCACACAGTTTGACTTGACCCGCCTTAGGAGTTTGAATGCGAGGAGATTTGTTGCGAGTTTGAGTGTGATAATCGTAGCTTCGGTGATACCAGTAGTCATTGGTAAAAGCATAGATGTCAAAAGGAATCTGCACTTTCTTACAGAACCATGCAAGGTTCAACAGTTGCTTAGCAGTATCTTGCAGGATACCACCCATAGAACCAGACCAGTCAAGGATAAAAATCAGACCATGATTCTTACCATCAGGCACAACATTGATTTTCTTAAACACATCCTCATTCCACTTGTAGGTATGAAGCAGCGCAGTATCAAGGATACCAGTCTTGGCAGTAGATGCACGGGCATACTGGTCCGCCGACTTACGCATCTCAAACTCTTTTACAAGATAGTTAACCTCACGCTGAGCTTCGCTACGGAAAGTCAGATACTGTTTGTCAACCTCAGCAAACACACGAGAGGTTTGCTCATTGAAGCAAGTGTTGCAGTCTTCCTGCACTTGCTTGTTAGAGACAACAATGTTATCTACTTTGAGGTCAGGCAGCTCAATGTAGTTGAGGTGCTGCGAACGAGGATACTGACTAATCAGTTGTTTCTGATTCTCAGTAAATGCCTTGTCAGTTTCAGACTCAAGCGTATTCGTTTGACCACCACCATTGGTAGCACCTTCACCCTGATCATCGGGTTGATCGGAATCAGCGTTACCTTCAGTTTGGTTACCGTCACCAGAAGTTTGCTGAGGTTGCTCACCCTCACCATCAGTAGAGTCACCCCCACCTTGAGTGGAATCACCCCCACCTTGAGTAGATTGCTGAAGGTCGCCTTGCGCCTCAACAACCTGCTGTTGTTCCTGTTGCTCAGTGTATGCAAGAATCTTGCGAGCAACATCCACAACTTGCTCAAAAGTTTCGGCATTAGCAAGCTCATCTACGATTGCTTTTTCTTGCTCATTCCAAGAGAAGACTTCACCAGCGTGAATGCCAATCTTAAAGTAAAGATTCACACGGTCAATCAAAGCATAACTATCCAGCTCACGCTCACCGATACAGAAGAAATCATCATCCTGCAGTTCTTTATAACCAGCGTAGAAGTTACGGGCGAGACCAGGAAACTTACGCTTCATCAGTTTCTCAATACGAGCATCCTCGCACACGTTGAGATACGACTGAGGAATGCCATAGTCATCACCCCAACGGTCAGGGGTGTAGAGAGCGTGACCGACTTCATGCCCCACCAGCATATCGTAGACGTTGGCGGATGCCCGCTCCCACATCGGCAGGGTGAGGATACGGTCTTTCACGTTGAACATCGCCGTCTCTACAGGGCGGTGCTCAATGATAAGGTTCTCGGTGGCGAGAAGGCGAGCGAGATTGCCCTTGACTTCGGCGTTGAACATCGGTCTCTTTCGTTGATGAATCAACTATACAGCAAAGGGGTCGCCGCAGCAACCCCTGTTAAGCTATTCTGATGTCTCGTCTGTGACGTATGAGAAGTTCTTATGCTTCTCAAATCTGAGGCAGCGGTCAAACTTGTCTGCCATATTGTCGCGGTGTGAAATAACAAACACATTAGTTTTGTCATCAAATGTTTTTAGAATCCATCCAAGGTCGCTGTTACCAGATTGGTCAAGTGACCCGTCAAAGATTTCATCAAGAATCAGAAGATTAGTATCCACGCTATTCTTAAGTTTAGCAACGCTACGCCAAGTAAGCAGCAGAGCAATATCGATTCTAGCTTTTTCTCCTTCAGAAAAAGATTCATAACTAAACTCGTCCCTATATCGTGATTTGATTACCTCTTCAAAACTTTCATTTAACATGAACGATGCTGGAAACTCCATCTTATCAAGGTAATCATTGATAAGTTTGTTCATCGTTGGGAGGTATTTTTTGATGATCCTCGTTTTGATCCCCGAGTCTTTGAGAAGTTGTGCCGCCGTGAGGAGGCAATCTTTTTCTTCTTTTGTTTCAGAAATAGTTTCTTGGATTTGCTTCCCGTCTTCGCTGAGGGATTTAAGTATTGAAAACTGTTCCCGTTGACTGATATCTGAATCCCGCAGTTTTCTGATGTCGTCGTCCAGTTCTTCAATTCGTTTATGAAGTGACTTAATTTCATTATTGAGTTGTCGATTCTTTAGATTGAGTTCGTTTATTTCATCAATCAAAAGAATAAAGGTATTCTCTTTACTTTGGAGATCGGAAAGTTGTTGTCCCAAATCAGACATAGCTTTTTCCACCTCAACAAGTTTATCCGAGAGAACTTGGATCTTCTCTTGTTTAAAATGCTCCTCAATACTCTGTCCGCATGTCGGGCACGAATCATTCTGCTCAAAGAATATTTTTTCCTTATGATATGTTTTTTGTTTGGATGATATTTTGTTGCTGAGCGTATTAACCTTAGTGATCGTTGCTTTAAGCGTCTGCGTGTCTGAAACGGCAGAGGTCTTAGCGTCGATTTCCTTGTCATTATCGAGGATTTGTGTCTCATAATCTAGAGCCTCTTGTAGAAGAGTTTCTTTGCGATTCTCTTTTTGTTGAATGTCTTCTTTATTCTTCTTTTCAATGTCAAGCATAAACTGCTTCTGCATGTCAATCTTCTCTTTGACAAGTGAGAGTTTATATTCGTGGTCTTTAAGTTCGTCGTTGATTACTTTGATTTTTTCTTTCAGATTGACATTCATAGTCGAGAAGATTTGAATGTCAAGAATGTCTTCGATGATTTCTCTACGAGCTGCCAGTGGAAGACGCATGAATGGCACAAAGGTCGATGACCCCAGCACAACAATCTGAGTAAACGATTTGTAGTTCATCTTCAGAATCGTTTGCTCAAAATGTTTCTGCTGATCTACGGCAGATGAATCTTGGTTGAGTAGCGCACCATTCTGATAGATTTCAAACTTCGCTGGTTTAATACCACGAATCACTTTGTATTTATTATTGCCAATATCAAAGTTAACTTCTACAACACAATCAGATTGATTGATAGAGTTGAGAAGTTGTGGTTTATTAATCTTGCGAAAAGGTTTACCAAACAAAGAAAAAGTAAGGGCATCTAAAATGGTTGACTTGCCAGCACCATTGGTTCCTACAATCAAACTACTCTTTCTATCAGTCAGAGAAATCTCTGTGAACTGAGCACCAGTAGAAAGAAAGTTTTTCCATTTAATCGTCTTGAAAATTATCATAAGATCTAGGGGGAACAATAATGTCGTCAGGTTCAACAATGAGGTATTTCATACCTCGCAACTCACACATACCAACACCTGCTTTAGTATCAACTTCATAAGTCATGAGTGGAGGAAGACTGTCATCATCTTGATTTGCTACAAGCAATCCAAGATAACGCTCCGCATCATCTTCCTCCCGAAAAAAGTATACCACATGATCACCCTCTTCGTCAAGAACCGAGTATACTCCGTCTGGATGTTCAGCAAGAGTGATCAAAAACATTTATACTACCTCACAGCTTTCAATATATAGTGATTTCATTATACTCTTTAACTTTGCTTTGTCTACAGCAATCTCTACCTCATCAATATATTCATTAAGAAGGGTGAGTGTATCTTTGATTTCTACGTTCTCGTCTTCTTCTACAAAAGAATCATTGACAAGCGTTTCGATAATTTTGACATCGTGAGGAGCAACTGCAAACACAGAGTCTACAAACTTTTCAAACTCAGTATAATCTTTTTTATCTTCTACGATAATCTTGACAAAAGAATTTGCACACTCACTGGTATCGAAGCTGAGATGAGAACCAGTAGAATCATTATAATAGATTTTCTGGAAAATCTCATAAGGGTTCTTGACCCGCTTGAGTTTATTTGTTGTTGGTTCATATAGATGAAATCCTCGCTCGTCTTTGTAATCATTCCAAAACATCTGATAGGGGTTACCAAGATAAGTAATGTTACCTCTGGATGATTTGTGATGATAGTGCCCAGAAAATACTTGTTTGAACTTTTTGAAGATGGAAGGATCCATACCATGTTCTTGTTTGTTGCCAGGCGTCACTTCAAAACCAGATAGTTCAAGATGACCCATAGCAATCTCAGCACTGGTGCCCTCAAGATGCCTCATGGTATCCTCATAGTTGCTTGAGTTGATCCAAGGCAACATCAGAATCTTAGCACCATCAATCATTACCGTCTCTGGGTGAGCGTAGATTTCAATGTTGCTGAAGTCCTTGAGCAGAAGTTCGGGTGAGTTAATCTCGTTCGTATTCTTGTAGTAGGTGCAGTGATTGCCAAGGATCATGTGAACGAAGATACCCATATCTTCAAGACGTTGAAAATAATAGCTACGCACACGGTTCCAAACATTAAAGTCAATGCCTTTGCGATTGTCAAAGGTATCGCCTAGGTCAATGACTGTTTTGATATTCTGCTTTTCCAACGTAGGAAAGAATACATCATCATAAAACTTTTTGAAGTATTCCCAAAAAGCAATACTGCCTTTCCTTCCATCAAGATGCTGGTCTGTGATAAGTGCAACTGTCATCGTTTAGATCTGATCTCAAGGTTTTCTTTAATGCTGTTCATGTCAGCACTGCTGCTACTATAACCATACATGTCACCACCGTGACTGTCCATATGCAAAACTTCATCAAACCCAGACCTTTCAAGAATCTTAGCTTTGATTTCTAGTTGCTTTTTCTCTCGCTGAATACGACGAAGAAAAGCATAATAGATGATTTGAGTAAAATAAGCAAATGGGTTAGTAGATTTTTCTGGATTAAAGTTGTCAATATACTGAAGACAGTTTTCAATACCGTCACAGATCATATCTTCCCTAAACATGTAGTTGACAAAGTTAGGTTTATATGATAGGTGTGTGGCAATCTTTAGAAAACACTCTCCAATGTAGTTTGGTACTTTTGGTTTTGGTATTCCCTTTTCTTTGGCAGCAGCAACTTGTTGCCGATAAACCATAAGGGCATCCAAAAATTCCCTGTTGTTTACATAGTTTTCTTTGGTTGCCCTTCTAGCCATGGGTTTGTTTGCTACTAACATTTGCTTTTATTTACTCTGTGTGTATTGTAACACACCGAGCAACGTTTGTAAAGGGGCTTGACAAGACCTTATATTCTGTGTATAATAGCAATGTCGCGCTTTCAAGATTTATTATATATCTCTTCTAATAACTTCTTAGCTTCTTTAATAGATCCTAGATATCCTTCATGATCTTTGGGGTCTTGTTTTTTTGTATTTGATTTTTGTTCCTTCGATCTGGATTTTCTATATTTACTTTTATCATTTAAATGATCTTCGTAAAATCCACAGATTTTATTATCTAGTTCAATCATAGTTATAATATGACTTCTGGGAATAATAAACATATCTTCGTGAGTGGCGTTGATCCAATCATCAAAGACGATTCCTTCTACAATCATATTAGTTTTTTTAATTTCTATTTTTTCAACTATGCGAGGATTAAACACAATAACAACATCATCATCTGGATCATAACTAACTTTAGCTACGATCTCTTCTCCAGATGTAAGTTTCATTGATGCATAAAAATCTTCTTCCATGTTACTTTAAATCCAGTTTAATGATTTCTACATTGAACTTTTCTTCTTCATAGATTTTCAAACGTTCATCTAAATGTTTCAGCGTATAGTTTTTTTGTGGTGTTCTGCAATACTCATCGGCAATGTCATAAAGAGTAGCGTAAGTTTTGTTATTGCCCTTACGCAATACACGACCGATAGACTGTAAGTTTCTTACTCTTGATTTTGAAGGTGAAGCAAATACAACATTGTGTAGGTTACGAATGTTGATGCCAGTGCTAAATGTTCCGTATGAAGCAACAATCACTGCGTTGTTTTCAGTTTCAGTGATGCGTCTAATCTCTTCGCGTTCTTCAGTGTCTACACCACCATAGACCAGAAAAACTTTACGACCTTCTTCAACAACACTATTTATCGCCTCGTAAAGTGGCATCCCGTGACGCTCCACATAGTTGAAGAGAACCAGAGAGTTTCCTTCTAAGTCACGCACAAGATTTTTAATCAACCTATTGCGTTTTGGATTATCTACAATCGCATCAATCTCTCCTTGATAATCAAAGAACTCCATTCTCTCATGCTTCAGCAAAAGAACTTTGATTCTGAAATCAGATAGGTGACCTTCTTTGATAAGTTTTTCTGTCTTGGTAACATGCTTACATTCACCAAACAATCCTTCAAGCACCCACTTATGAGTAGCAGATCCATCAAGTGTGCCAGTGAAACCAAAACGATACTTAGCTTCATGCAACTTAGTCATGATGCCAGTAAGAGATTTAGATTTGAATAGGTGTGCCTCGTCACCGATGACACAGGAGAAGTCATCAAACCAACGCTTAGGAAACTTGTAGATAGATTGCCAAGTAGAAATGATAACTGCTTTCTCTACGTTTTTATCTTTGCCGCCATAGATTCTGTGACAGTGTTCATCAACATCCCATCCATAATCAGCAAAGTCATTATACATCTGTTCCACTAGTGAAGTAGTAGGAACAATGATAAGTGTTTTCTTTCCTGACTTTTTATACTCTGCTGCATAGTAGTAACGTACTAGAGAATAAATCATCAAAGATTTACCTGAAGCAGTTGGAGAGAGTAGAAGTCTACGATTGTTTAGCAGTGCTTCATACACTGCTTGAACTTGATAGTCGCGTGGTTCGTGATTGGGGCATACAGCTCCCATGAAACCTTTGACACCCTCTAAGGTAATCTGTTCATTTTTTTCTTCTACATCGCCATAGAACTTATTAGACTCATAAGAAATAGAATAGTTTTTAATACCACACCATTCTTTTAAGTGAGAAATAAGACCACAATATAGTTCACCTGTTCCTGGTGAATACAATCTAATCTTGCCATCCCATACACCACTTTTGTATTGTGGCATAAACTTGGCATTAGGAATATCGAACGTAAAATAATCTGCTAACTCGTAATGAACGTGAGGTTCTGCTTTGATGGTCAGATAAATGTTGTTCTTTTTTGCAACTGCCAGATTTGTCATTAGGTGCTACCGTTAATAAACTTCTCCCACTCGATAGCGTTTTTAATTTGGAAACTTCTGTTGGAAATCATTTTAAGAACATTATCCAAAAAGAAAAGTGCCTTATTAATAAACTCTATTTTCATCTCAATGTTAATCAAATCCTCATCCGCTTCTAGATATACTTTCATCTTCTCGGATGTTTTTATGGATTGCCCAAAAGGTTTTTCTTTGTAAACTTCAGGATCGGCTTCGCCTTGATAATATTCTCTTTTTTCTTTTAACTTCATACGATACTGGAACTCCAGTGCAGTCTTCTCTGTAGAAAAATCGTTGTAGAAGTTTAAATATTTATTGTGTTGGTAAGGAATGTCTAGCGAGATTTGTGCTAGGTCTGCTGAGTATTGTTTGTTTTTAAACTGGAAGTCGATATGTGAATCTTCTTGCCATTCTGATTTAACATGATTAAAAAGGGTTCTCAAATCATCAAACTTCATAAATCACAACTCCTCGTTATTTTTATTTGTAAAATAATATCTAAAAAACTTAAAGGTTACATTAGCAGTAATGTATTCTACATCTTGATCACCAACATCAAACTCAACTCCAGACAAATCTATTGGAAATAATCTTTCAAAAAATACTATTCTATTTGTTTTAAAGTTACTATTCAGTATATGAAGTTCAGCATTACAAAACTCTATACCACTATCATCGTAAGTTTCTGCTAGATTATTTTTTTGAATCCAATCAAAAATAGAGAGATAGTTTTTTAAATCTTCATCAATAATAAACTGTAATCTGAAATCTCCATAAGTTACACCACCTGCAGAAGGTATAGACAAACTTCTAAATGGAGTTGGAACTTCTGTAGTAGGAACTGAAATATCAGGAACTCCAGCTCTTTGACAGAAAAAATCTACACCTGGAAAAAGTTCTAACTCTAGTTTAAAACCCGCTGGAGCAAGAAAGTTTCTATTTGCTGGTTGTTCTTCAAACCATTTTGCTGGCATGATCTTATCCTTTTTTTACTATTTATTTCCATAAAAAAAGACCCCCCTTGCGGGAGGTCTGAGAAGAACCTGATAAATCAGGTGAGGTTGGTAACCTTAACTCTTCTGTAATACTGGTTAGTATTAGGAGTAAGGATGCCGCCATCTGGAGTACCACCAGCGATACCATTAACGTTTGTGGTTGAAACGAATGGGTTGCTGACCATACCGTAACGAGTCTTGAATCCAATCTTAGGCTGGAAGGTGTCAGGATTGATCGAACGAACCATTTGGAGGGGAACGTATGGGCAATAGAAGAGACCAGCATCATAAGGTGATGTGCCCTTATAACCCATGACGTAGTAGTGCTTAGCAGCCTGACCTTGTGAGTAAACAGGAGCACCGAATGGATCGATGTAAACACGGATACCACCCTGAAGAACACCAGCAAATACGTTACCAGTGTCATCAACGTTGAGTGAAGTGTTGAGAGCAGGAGCGTAATCAAGCATACCAGCCATGCTCATAGCGGAAGCAACGTCTGCTGAGCAGATCATGAAGTTGCCCTTACCTCTACGGGTGAGTTGACCGATTGCGTTTGCATCACGCTGGATTTGGAATAGGAGACCCTTGAACTTCTCTGCCATCCAACGACCGTTTGAATCGATATCAAGGTCGAAAGTACCCTGAGTAGCAACGTCTTGCTGAGCACCAGGAAGTGCAACAGTGTAAACGGTACGGATGATTTCACGGTTGATCTCAGCGAGGATCTCGCTTGAGAGTAGGTTGGCGAGCTCTTGCTCAGCATCAAGACCATGGATTGCCTTGAGGTCTTGTGCTAGCTCTAGGGTGTACTCAGCCTTGAGAGCGCGTGTCTTAGCAGTCACCGAGGTCTTCTCGATGCTGAACGCCATCTCGCGGAATAGAGTATTTGCTTCACCTAGAACTTCAGAAGTCTCACGGCTCATGCCACGAGCAACTTCGTATGCAGAAGGTACTGCATCGTTAAGAACTGCAGGGTTGTTGCCCTCAGCATCTCCACCAGTTCCGTCAGCACCACGAACGTTATAAGCGCCCTTGGTTGCATCGTAACCAGCTGAGAATGCCTCGTCTGGTTCGTAGTAGAGAGCCTCAGCGCCGCCTTGGTTCTCGTAACGAGCACGCATTGCGAAGATAAGACCAGTAGGACCGCTCATTGGTTGAACGCCAGCGATGTCATAAGCGACAAGGTTAGGCATTGAACGGCGGATTAGGCTGATTAGGATAGGATCGAAACCAGCGAGACCAGCAGTGTTGCTGGATGATAGAGCTGAACCAGCAGGTGCGATAGTTGCGGAACCTAATGAGTTTACCTGTGAGGTAACTTCATGAAGCATACCGTGCTCTTCGCGGATAGCACGCTCTTGGTTTTCTAGCAGGGTAGCAACAACCTGTTTACGATATGCATCCTTGATTTCAGGAAGACCACCGTGATTTAGAACAGGTGCCCACTTTTCCTGCAAAATTCTTGTGTCAGACATTTTGCTTTTACTCCGTTGAGTTATTGGGGTTAAAATTATTTATTATAATCAGTTGCTCCAGCGAGAAAGAGCCTGGAGGTATGCAGCCATTACTGGTGATACTTCTTCGGTTCCTTGCTCACCTGAGACTTCAGGTAGTACTTGCTCATTCACTACATGCTTAGGGAAGTAGCTGCCAATGAGAGTTGCGACTTTGTTCTTGAAGTCTTCTTCAGAAACAAACTCCACCCCTTCAGCAAGAGAAGCAAGTTTTTCTCTTTGAGTATCAACAAGACCCTCGCTCATTTGAGAAAGGATAACTTGCTTTTGATAACCAGCGAGTTTATTATTAAGATCAATATTACGCTCAATCTGTTCGTTTAAGCGACCTTCCATTTCACAAAGCTCCTCAGTCATTGTTTCAACAACATCGACTTTCTCTTCTGGGAGATTGAGGTAGTTTTCTTCAAAAACTTTTTTGAGACCACCCATGAACTCTTCAGCGATCTCAAGCTTGAGACCTGCATCGAGTGCAACTTGGTTCTCTTCTACCCAAGTGGTGATTGCATAGTTGAGTGTTTCATCAACTTTCTCTGCTAAGGATGCAATCTCCTCTTGTAGTTTGGCGGAGAACTGCTCCTCTAGAGTTGAAGCAATAGCAGTTACTTGCTCTTCGATGCGTGTCTTAACAGCAGCTTCAAAGATTGTGGTTGCTTTTGCTTTAAACTCTTCTGAGAACTCTTCGCCTTCAGTAAGGGCAGCAACATCTTCCGCAGCGGAATAGTTGATTGCTTCCATACCAAATACTTTTGTATTGTTGGGACCATTCTCAACGCCATAACCAGATGACTTAACCGAGAAGCCCGAATCTTGGTGCTTGCCGCGTGTTTGTGCATCAGCAACTTTTTTGTTGTGCTTAGCAGCTTTTGCTCCAGGATTGTCCTCACCCTCTGGATCTTCAAAATCAGAACCACCGTTATCTTCTTCTGATTGCCCAGGAGCAAGAGAAGTTGGTAGTTCAAATCCTGAGTCTTTGTGACCGCCGCGTGTTTGCGCGTCGCTTACTTGACCAGTAACGGGTTGCATGTATTGACCGATACCAGATGATTGACCAGGAACAATAGCTGGGGAGAGAGCACTCGTCATTACATCTGACTCAGTTACAAGCTCCTCAAACTTTTCGTTTAAGTTATCTGACATTTGAGATTCCTCGTAATACTTACTATATGTTTATTCTATGATTATTTATGATATTATAAATTTTGTAAGAAATGATTGAATGCTTTCAACGATCTCTCCTCAAGATTTTTTCTGGTAGATTCAGAAATATATCTGTGATATTTAGCAATATTAACTTCCTTAATAATGCCATTTTCCCAAACCCACTCTTTACCTTCCATGATTCCGTTCACAAATGCGTCGGGCGCGGAAGGGTCTGCTACAATATCAGCAGCAGTTGCGAGCATGAAATCATCACGGACATAGTTGGCACCGTTCTTCTCTTCGATAGAACCCATGCCTCTAGAAGAAACGCCAAGTTTAACTCCCGAACTTAGAAGAGATTTGGCAATGTTTCCCATTGGTGTGTCTAGGATTTGTGCTTTTCCAATAAAGTTTGAACCCTCTGCTTTGAGAGAAACAATCTTATGAGATACGCGATCTAGATTTACAGTAGGACCATCGGGATGACCTAGTTCACCGAGAGCACGACCAGCAGAAACATACTGTTCATTATATCTACCAACTTCACGCTCAAGAACACCGAATGGATAAACACGACCATTTCGGTTTTTCAAATCTGCCTGAAGGAATACACCTTCGATGTATAGTAGTTTTTTTCCGTTTGCTTCTTCTTCGAGGATTTGAATATCTTCGATTGCTTCGGTGATTAGTTTCATTGGTCTGTTTCCTCTGATGGTGTTTCTTCTACCTCCTCTTCAGGAGATTCTGGTTGATCGAAAAAAGAATGAGCAACAACTTGTTTGTAATCTTTCATTGCTTCTGCTGCTTTTCCATAGAGGATGTCAGCAATTTTATCGAGTGCTTGAACTCTATTACCGTCACGGACGGCGTTTACGACTTCAATAGTATCCATTTGATTTACCTATAATAAATTATTTATTTTTCTGATGTTTTAGGTTTGGGTGCAGCTACTGGAGCAGGAGGTGGAGGAGGCAATGCCCCCACTTCCAAAGTTGCTGCATTCATTAGGTTTGTGTGGATTGGATCTGGAATCTTGCCTTCCGCAATCTCATTCTCCATTTGCTTAGTAATCTCGTCATACTCAGCATCAGTTTGCATTAATACTTGACGACGAACATGTTCAATGGAGTAATACTTTCCTAAGAAAGGATCCAAAGCAGTTGCAACTTGTAAGCGATTGCCCATTAGTTCTGCTTGCTTAAGTTCTTCAAAATGATTATCAAACTGATAGTCATACTGAATGTGCTCTTGCATTTGCTCCCAATCTTCTGGGGCAATGATTCCTTTCAGAATAAGTTGTGTTCTTAAAGTGTCGTGGAATATAGTGCTAAATCTTTTGCGAAGTCTTCCGATCCACTTGGAAAACTTAAGTTCATCTCTTAGAATCTCAGATGAACGACCAAGTGAGAATCCTTGGTTAGCATCATCTAGACGTGATGGTGGAAGGTTAAGTGAGTTGTACAGTTTCTTTTTGAAATATTCAACATCCTTAAGTTCTCCCAGATTTTGACCACCAGGCAGAGTTGTGATTTCAGTTCCTCTGCCACCTTCACGACGAGGGAGCCAAAAGTCCTCAAGCATACTCATATGCTTTTTGTCGTCGCGGATTTCTCCAGTGGCGGCATCGTATACAAGTTTGTTGCGGTAACGTGCCATTACCTCTCTAAGGTATTGCTCTGCTTTTACCTTTGGGAGATTGCCTACGTCGATGTAGAAAATACGACGTTCTGGTGCGCGTGAAAGTCTGTAGATAACCAGCGCATCTTCAATCATGCGAAGCTGGTTGAGTGCCTTGATTGCTTTGTGTAAGAAACTCAACGTCATTTTTTTGTTGAGATCTTGAATGCCAGAAGGAACATATGTAATAGCATCAGCAGCAATCTTCATGCCATTTGCCATGGCATTACCATCGAAGTTTGCGCTTGTAATATATCCTTTTGGATTGTAAAGGAAGTACTCAATAAACTCACCGAAGTTATATTGAAGTGCTGTGCCGCGAGTCTCCTGACTCATTACTTCTTTCTGGTCTTTATTTTGAACTTTGACCTTCTTAATTTTCATCGGGTCAATATATCTCAGTTCAAGAATACCAGCTTTAGGATTGTTTAAATCGATTACTTTGTGGTAATATAGTCTACCGTCAATATACCAGTTTCTGAAAATCTCGTGTGAGCGAGAATCAAAACTCAATAAACGTTTGATGTAGTTAAACTCTTCTCTGATTTTATTTTTAATACTTTCACTAACTTGTAAGTTAGATAGTTCTATTTGAACTGGGCTGTCATCCAAATCGGATGCGATAGTTTCATTAACGATTTCATCAATAGCAGAATCGACTTCTGGATGTAGTGCCATGTCTCTGTATCTGCGAATGAGTTCAAACTCATTGCGAGCGACACCTTCAATGTCTACATACGAACCAAAGTAACCGCCTGCTACAGCGGTTACTCCATCGTCTGCATTTGGTGGGATAGGGGATTGACCTTTTAATCCCCCCTCCTGCTTAATAGAAAATCCAAATAGTTGACTCATTGTTAAATGGTTTCATGATACAACTATTTATCAAGCACCAGCAATGACATTTGTGTAAGGATCAGAATCTCCGCGAGTCCAGTACTGAAGTTGGAACTCAACTGTGAAATCTTCAATCTGATCATTACTATCATATGCGAGGTCAATCTGAGAAATATTGGTTGGGAAACAACCCCATAGTTTGTATACAGTTTTAACTTCACCACCTGCACTGTTATCTCTTTCTAGTTGCTTGACTAGCAGATCTGCTAGATAACCACCAGAAGTAGATGGAAGAACGAGGCTTGCGCTGTTCTTCTCGTGTGCGTTGATTGCTTCCATCCACTTCTCCATAGCTCCGCGAATAGCGAAGTTTCTGTCGTTGATGAAAGTTGCTGTCCATGTATCGAAAGTTCTATCACCTGCAATCTTTACTGTTCTTCCTCTGAAAGGAACTTCAATAACGCCTAAGTTTGATGCTGGTAGAGCAGCTGCTTTACACATCAATCCACTTAGTTCGTTAGTTGCGTCTGATGCAATATTTGTATCATTTGGGAAGTTGAAATCAACTTCATATAGATTGGGTCTTACACCATTCTGTACGTTTGATAGAAAAGTGTTAATGCTACTTGTTACTGCCATTTTTAGTTACCTCTTTTAAAAGTTGTTATTGTTTATTATCTACCGACAACTTCAGCAAATGAAACGCCAGTTCTGGTAGCAACAAAAGTTAGTGTGATGAAGTTAATCGACCTTGTTGGTTTGATGTAAATATCAGCAACAAACTCATTTCTATCAATAACATCAGGGGTATTATTGCTTTCATCGCAAACTACTAAGAAGTCAATAACTCCTCTCTTAGATTTAACTTCAGTTAGATAAGAGCTAACTGCATTTGCAAATGTTGCTCTAGTTGCTTCGTCGTTAAGTTCAAATAGAACATTCTTTGCAAGATTGCCAACTCTTCTTTCAATAGCCAAGAATAAACGACGAACATTGATGCGATCAAAAGCACTTGGGGTTGCTAGAGCAGTCTTATCTCCGAAGAGAACTACACCTTGACCTGGGAACGATGTGATAGGATTGATTCTCTTTTGATAGAGTTTGTCTCTATCTGTCTTTCCAGGTGTATATGCTAGTTTAACAACGTTTCTTAAGTTACCTCTTTGGGTTCCAGCGGGTGAGTACCAATCTTCTAGAATCTCTGAAGTTTGTACACATAAACCTGCTACATCTCCACAGCAAGGAACATAGCGATACACATCATTATATCTGTCGTAAATATACTTATAACCACTATCAAAAATGGTGTAAGAGTTGCTAGTTCCTAGTTGATCGAAGAAAGAAATGATTGCATCTCTTTGATCTTGAGAAGAGGTTAATCCAACAAAGTTATTGTATGGAGAAACAAAAGCAACGCAATCTTTTCTTGAAGTTGCGATTGAGATAGCTGCCTGAGCCTTAGTTACAGTATCGTTTTGATTTCCTAAACTGCCGCCAGATATAATAAAATTGATATCGATTGATTCTGTGTCTGCAAAAACATCATAACCATCAGTGTAATCTGATACAGCAGCACCGTAATCATCTTCTCCACCACTTAATGTTTCTGTGGCAACTCCTGCAGTTAGTGTAAATGTGTCTCCAGCATATACATATCTTGATTTATTTGCTAAAACATTAACGTAATAAATCGATGCTCCTTCTGTGTCAGTAGCACTTGTATTTGTAGACACATATTTAAATAGTTCTAGTAAGTTATTATCTGAATCTAGAACAGCGATGTGACAAGCACCGTTATCGGCATACTCAAAATCTGAAGCAAATGCTGACCATAAAACATCATTGCCTTGAGCATCTTCGTAGATAACTGCTGTTTCGTAGTTTGCAACAGATTTTCCGATGATAGCAATCTTTAATCCATTTGCCCAGGCACCAGCAGTTTTTGCTGCAAACAACCAGTTATATGTCGTGTATTGTGAATCGTATTGTTCTCTGGATTTAATCAATACTCCAGTGCCATCATCGGTAGCATTGATTGAATCTGTTGCTGCAATACGAACGATTAGTAGTTGACCGCCGTAAGCTAAAAATGTAGCGGCAGTGAACCAATCTTGATAGTTATTATTGTTTGGACCACCAAACGTATCTAGAAGTTCTCTCTCTGATGCAATATTAGTAATAACACCAACTGGTCCTTTTTCAAACAATCCTACAAGTGCTGCAGTATTTGCTTGAGTATTGACAATAGTTTGTGCTGTTAGATCACGCTCTCTAAGAACAATTCCAGGTGATACTTGACCTGCCATGTTTTTCTCCTCGTGAAAAGTAGTTCATTTTAATCTAAAAGTATTTATGAAAATGGTTATTTCAAATCCAAAAAATATGCATGAACAGTGCATGAACTAGTTACCAGTCAGGATATTCCCATGTATTTGGGGATTTTTTATTTGCCATCAATCTCTTGATAGTGCAATCTTTACACTCATAAGAGTATGACGAAGGTAAATGTCTCTTTGATTTTCTTATAATATAATAGTCATCTAAAAGATCTTTGATCTCTCCACAACATCTACATGTTCTTTCTTTAAACAATAAATGTTCCAGTGAAAACTGATCTTCGATGTCCATCAGTAACCCAACATATATTCTACATCTGCAAACGGATTGCCGTATCCATCTGTATACCAAACGTTTCCGTCTTCATCAACAAATTTTTCTTCTTCGTCAATGATTCCATCTGATATAAATCCGAAAGGTGCCATATCTTGTTCAATCTGATTCTTCTGTTCTTCGTAGATACGCTTGCGAACATCGTTATCAGTCATCTCCCTGAAGTAAGGTTGAACCGCCAACCACGAGAATAGAACTAGACACATCACAAGGTCATCGTTATATCCATCGTCAGCTTCAAACGATTGATTCTTTTGAATAAATGTAGTGAGTTCACTGATAATCTCATAGTCTGAGATTAATAGTTTATCGTCTTCAATCAATGTCTTTAAGTTTGAGCACCCAACTTTCTTAGTCACCTTCGACATCTTCAGACCAAGTTGAGATTTGGTGCCAGAGAATCCTTGACCAACAATCTGACCAGCTCTACCACGCATGGCACACATTAGAATGTTTGGATACTCTAAATCGTAATGAAGAATATTAGTTACCTGCTCACCGATGTCATTGACTTCTGCTAGAATATATGCTTTGTTATAGTTTTTGCCAACCTGTTCAATAATGTTGGGGAATAGGATTGGTTTGATTTCGTTGTTTCGATACTTAGCAACTATCTTCCAGGGTAGTGTGGTAATATCGAATACGACAAAAGCGGAGTAATCATTGTTGGTTCCACGGGATACATCGACTGTCATGATGTAGTCGTGATCTTTCTTTGCTTCCTCGTATACCTTTAATCCTTTGCTATTATCTTGTATAGGGTCTTCAAAGACCATTGAACGCAACTTAGCAGCCGAGATAAGCGTATCAACTGATCCTAGGAACTCACACTCAAACTCCTGCGTGAACTGCCTCTCGGAGGTGTTCCTGATCGTCTCTTCCTTCCACTTCTCATCTCTGCCAGGAACTGCACTCCAATGAACTTCAAGGGGCACGTAGCCGTTCCTGCCGCGCTCTGCGTCATGCCACAGCTTATAGAACATGTTCATACCCTGTGGGGTGGAAATGATAATAACCTTTGTGGTCTTACCAGACGAGATGGTAGGATATACGGACGAGAAGAACTGTTCCGCCATGTGGTTAGGAACGAACGCAAACTCGTCAAGGAAGATGATGTTGAAAGAGTTTCCTCGCACAGCAGATGATGAGGTGGATGCTGCTATAATCTTGGAACCATTATCCAGTTCCATAGATCCTTTGTTCCATGCTACAATACCTTGCTGCATCCACTTCGGTAGATTCTCATATGCTAACTGCAAACGAGACAGAAGTTCTCTTGACGTTTCTGCTTTGTTTGCTAGAATAGCAATCTTGATGTTGTCGTTGAATACTGCGTAGTGCAACAGGTAGGAAATAACCGTTGTCGATTTTCCTGTCTGTCTTGGAAGTTTGGCAATATTAAATCTGTTATTATGAAAGTTTTCAATCAGTTTCTCTTGGAAATCATACATCTCAAAAGGAACAAGACCTTCATCAAGTGAGATGATCTTTACATAGTTCTTTGCAAAGTAAACAGGATCATCTTTGCATTTAATAAACTCTTCGACTTGATCCTTTGTAAAACTAATAGCGGTATTAGCTTTCTTTAGATTAGGATTACCAAGATATACTGCATCACTCATTTGCTCTACTAATATCCTTTTCGATTTCTTGCATACTATTTAATCTCTTTTCCCACCCATCGCCTTTGGTGGTTCCTTGTGCTGGATTGATACAAGTATCATCTCCAAACTTATCACAAACTAAAGAAGCGAGTTCAGTTTCATTTCCCCTCTTATTTGTGCCAGCCCAGAAGTGTTGCCCTCCAATCCAGCAAGCCCCACATTTAGGGCAGGTTTTGGTATCCATGTGTCTTACCTTGAGACGGTAATGTTATTATATAGGATACGAAGTGTTTGTCAAGTAACAAATGATATACTTTTGTCAGCAGTTCCAAGCTCTTAATGATTTAGATAGACGATCTTCTCCAGTGTTATTTTTATCTTTCTGTCTCTTACGCATTCCTTTCATTCTTGCACAGAATGACGCCCTGCGGGGATTTCCAACCTTCTTTGAAGGTGCTTTAAGGTCGCTTCCAGGATTCTCACGTTCATAGGATTTACGTCCTTTCTCGTTGAGTCCACCGTTTTTATTTTGACCTTCCTTGCGAGTCCATGCCGACTCGCCTAGAGACTTTTTTTCAGTTTCCTCATTCTTGCTGGACATATAGTTTGCAGCTGCATCCATGTAGTCTGTAGCAAGAGTCACCTTAGATTGAACCCATGCTGGGACTTGCATGGTTGGAGACTTGATAACTTCTCTAAGTCTCTTGCAATGCATCTCAAGTTGATCTAGTTGAGATAGAATCATGTTACCTTCATCATCCATCTCTTTACCCATAGCGATAGCGATATGATTTTCGCAAATCTCTCGCATCTCCTTAACGGTTCTTTTCTTTTTGTGTTGTGCCTTTAGTTCTTTTTCCATCTTAAGTAAGTGAGTATAGTAATCTGGGAACTCATCTAAATGCTGAAGTGCAATACCATATGCTTCCTCGTGGGTAGTCACATGCTCGCGTTCTACAGTTGAACCAACTTCTGCCTGTTTGATAATAGTTTCAACAGACACGCCATGCTTCTTAGCGATTTTTTTTTCTGTAGGAACTTTCTTTTTCATTAGTAAATCTCCCTCCATTGTAGAGTAGCAGCAGCACTAGCAGTGTTATTGCCAGTAGAAACAATTGTTCGTATAGATACAATGAATATCTCTGAATCAGTTGAATCAAAATTTTGAACAATAGTATTTTTCTTTGCTGATGTAAGTTCACCAGAATTAACTGGGGATAATGAGTTTTGTGAGTTTCCTGCTACAACAATACCAGAAGCAAAGACATCTAAGTTAGCTCCAACAGCAAATGACGTGGCATTTCTACAATACTCAACACCGCTACTATCATCAACAGGAGTCCATACAAGACCACCAACATCTGTTGTTGCCAACGCAGAAACATTAGGTACTTTAATTAACTCATAATAAACATCACTAGTAGACACATACATGCTAATATTGTTTGGTCTTACTGTGATTCTATTTGGATAACCTTGGAAAGTATTTTTTAAACGGATTGCCAAAAGAGGTAATCTTGTTCCAGCAGTAGTAGATGTAGTTCTAGCAGAACCAGAGTTTGTTGACCAGTCAATACCACTTTCAATATATCCACCTTCAGACATTACAGTGGCACAAACTTGCTTCATTGAACCACCTGATGTAGATCCAGTATTTTTAATCTCACATCTTACAGGTAGATTGGGACTTGAAATATAAACTTCGTCAAGTACGTTTGAGTGGTAATATTCGTGTGCCAAAACAATTTGTCCATTATGAACAAATCCACAACGAACCCTACCAACTCCAAGCCACTGAAAGTCAATATAAATGAGTTGAGTTTTTGAAGTATTGATATTAAACTTGGAAGGACCAGTTCCATCACAAGGATCAATGTTCCATTCTGATTGTGGAACTCTTCTCTTGTAATCCCCTACATTCGCTTCACTAACACTACCACTAACATAAGAACGAATCACGAAGTTTAGTGTGCCATTATCTGTGCCGTTAGAAGTAGGACCACCAACTTGCTCAAAGTAGATACCATCTCTGTCATCAAAGTATCCAGTTCTTTTAGTTACATTCTGCTGAGCGTAACCGAAAGTAATGGAACTAAAAATCAGTTGAGATTTACCTGGCTGATAATGGTGGTAAAATTTTGATTGATGAACAGCACGAGAAGCAGGGTTTGAAGATGTTGCCAATGTTCCCATTGCTTGATTTGTTGGGAACGTAATAGTGCCACCATTCTCCAACTTATCTAAGAAGTTTGGATCAACAGCATAGATGTGCTTGTAATCACCGAGAGTAAATAAACTAGAAGTCCTCGATCTACCGAAAGCATCGGAAGCTGTAGAACCAGTACCAGCAGTAAGATTGCCGAAGTTATCGGCAAGCATAACTACTTCAAAATTTGTTTTTTCCTGTGGTAGAAAATCTTCGTAATGCTTACTATACTGTGCCATTATCCTAGGTACGCAACTTTAGTAGCTGAGACATTATCAGTGCTGTCAACTTTAATCTTTTGAGCAGCATCTTTATTAATAATAACAGGAATGCCAACAGTTAAAGCAAAACTACCAACCACCGTAGTGCCATCTGATTCATATAGAGAAACTGTTCTGGTTGAAGCTTCTGCGGTTAAATCTGAATGTGTGTTGTAAAGATACACATCGGTTGCTTTACTAATATCACTTGGAGTTGTTGTAAGCGTTTCCGCTTCAGCAAGAATCTTAATCCTCATCTTATTTACCGTTTATTTTCTATTTATTCTTGGCAGCATCTTTAATCATCTTTTGAAGATCTGCCGTGGTGCCAATAAACATTGTGTTATTGACTGTGGTTGGTGTTGATTTTTTATCTTCTTTACCTAGATTTTTCATCTTGTGTTGGAGGTCGATCAACTTATCAGTCATGTCTGAGACCTGCTTCATAGCGTTCACAGCGACCTCATACGCTCTAGGGTGCCCCGACTCCTGCGCGACCTCTAAGGCACCTTGCACCGCCTCCTGACCCTGTGATATGAGTCTATACAGCTCACCCCTGGTGTATTCATAATCCTTGTTGGCATCAACACTGACTTCACTGTTTGCTTGTGTAATCATTTCAGTTGTTTGTTCAATCGGTGCTATATCAAAAATCTCTTCCATGTTATCTTCAAACTTGCTCATAGTAGTTCAATACCTTCATTAAATCCAAAGTCATCGTCTGGCATTAATAGTTGATCATCTAAGTTATCAACAACACCATCATTATTTTTATCTTCTAGTGCTGACGCTTCCACGTCATAACGAAGAATCCTTCTATGCTCTTGGTAATCACCGAGACTTTCAAATACCGTTGCTTTTCTGATGATAGCGGCATCAGTAACTGGACCGTACATGTAAGTTTTTAATGTGAAATCTAAAGTATATGTTATACTTCTTCTTCTCATCATATCATCTTCATAGTCATCTTCATATGAAATGCCATTTAAAATAACTGGTAAATCTTTTTTCTCTTCCATTTCTGGAATCATCATAACAGTAACGTTGAATGATGGTTGAAAAAATGGTAGAATCTGCTCTAGAATCTGTAGAGCATCATCCTGAGTTTTTGATAGAATACCTAGTTCAAAACGAAGATTATATGGAACAGGCATAAACTGAACTTTTACATTCTCTCCATCATCATTTACTTTATATTTTTGAATAGGTGAAGTTTTTCTTTGGGCGTCATATGTAATGTCAGTCATCTCAAATGAGATGCGAGGCATAGTAACGCTGACTTTTCTTTCTGTGTTTGGATCCTGTTCTAAACGAGCTAGAAACTTACTCTTAGGACCATACGCGAGAGGAACTTTTTCTTGACGTATAACTTCTCCTGTATCTGGATCACGTTTAACAATTTGAATATTATTAAAAAGTGTGCCAAATGCTTTGACGTTTTTCTTTATAATCTCGTGATAATAATACTGACCTAACATTAGAATACTCCCATATCTCCAAATTCACCAAATGGATTTCCTTCACTAAAGTCAAGAATCTCATCGGCTTTGTCTTCGTAATATTTATTCTGTGCATTATCAAAATCATCAATCTCAAAATCAATCGTAGAGAATGTATCTACTTCCCAAGATGCACCACTATCTACTCCTATGAGTTCTTCATTTTGTCTGAACACACCATTAACATAAGTTAAATCTAGTTTTCTAGATGGCGCATTCCATGCAGCAACTGTTGCTTTTACCATAACAGCAGTACCATCTACTATGTATGTTTGTTCAACTTCTTCGCCAATCGTGTAGTTGCCAACACCACCAGTTTTTAAATAAACTGGAAATACATAGTTTTCTTTTTTTGGATCATCTATTTCTGGGTTGCCAGTATCAAACATGTTGTCGGCATTTTCTAACAACTCACAAGTTAGGGCAAAGATATAGTTTTTACCTAACTGATAAAAAGGAACTTCTCTTTCTACAAACTTGATTTCATAGATGTTTTTAGTCATTGGAACATACAATAAATCACCTTCATTAGGTCTACCAGGAACACTGGTGGAACTCATTAAATCTGGTTTAAGAGACCACTTTCTTTTTGATACAGCAAATGTAACTTCATCCGAAAGTTTCAATCCAAACTTGCTCATGGCAACAGCACCAGATCCACCAAAACCTTCTACATTGATTAGCATCATTTCTATCAGATGAGCTTCTTTAAACTCATTTAAAATAACATCATTAAGTGATCTATCAATCAACATTTCTTTTGGAACATAAAAAATATCCATACCAAACAGGTGTATTTGTTCGTCTACCAAATCTTGTACCAGATTCTGTTCGGTATTTACACCACCGTATTGTGGAAAATATACGCTCTTAGACATATTATCCTATTGCATCGAGAGGTGGAAGTTCGTAGTCGCTAATCATCTTAGATTCGATTTCATCTATTTCTCTGATAGCATCTTCAAAAATTTGACGACCGTTGATTTGAACGCCACCAGGAAGTTGAACATTGTTAAACTTGATTAGATTTTGCCCCCACTGTTTCTTGAATAGTGCAGTGACATATCTTTTCAAAAACCAATCATTCCATATCTTTGGAGAATCAGTTGGATTTAAAAGACGATGACATTCAACAATGAAATAGTTATCTTCTTGTAAAACTTTTGGATTGTAATCAATAAAAAGTTTTCCGTTTCTTTTTGTGAAACGACATTGAATAATCGCCCCACTGTTTAAAACCATGTCCAAAGTTTCAAAATATTGTTTAAACATGTAATAGTTAACTAGGTCAACATTACCCAGAGAATATCCAGAGTTCAAAGAAAACATGTCCATTAGAAAATATTGGTTTCCAAAACCAAAAAAGTCAGAACGAAGAGCTGTCATTGATAAAGAAAATACTCTCTCGATTCCAATGATATGATCTGGAAGTTCAATATAGTTATTTCTCTCTTCCCACTCACTGCCATCTTCTGATGTGTGAATAGTATTGCCTTCTCTAAATCTTTCCAGTTCTTCTGCAGTAAACTTATGTTTTAGATAAAGTTTTTCCATGCCGTCAAAATGACGTTCATTAAAATACTGCAAAGCATCATCGATTAGATCTTCTAGTTGATCATCATCTACGTTGATTTCTAATATAGGAGCACCAAGTTTTCTGAGGCAATACTCTTTTAACTCTTCTCTTGTGGCTGGTTTAGCCATAAAAAAATACCTCTAGTTTCCTAGAGGTATTTATAAATCATGTTATTTATTTATCAACTCCAAGTACCAGCAATAATCGATGGGTTAGCTGGACCCATAGCTTGAATCTCAAAGTATGAGTTGGTGCGAGTATTTACAGTTGCGTTAGCAGTATCACTCTTGTTAAACTGAGGAGTTAATGTTCCGCCAGTTGTTGCGTTTGATACGAAGTAACCTTCAAATCTTATCGCACAATCAGTTGTGACAGTTACTGCTTGAGTAACAGCAGTTGATCCAGTTGCAGTTGTATTTTGGAAGAACAATGCAGTTGTAGAAGGTCCATTTGCTCCTATTGAGTTATATCTAAAGTTGGTTGGAGCATTTGAGAATGTAAACAGCAGGTTCCAAGTACCACTTGTGGTAGTTGATTTAGCAAAATAATAACAACCTCTAAATCTGTATAATGTATTTGCTCTTAATGGAGCGGCATCCTGAGTTGTTCCTGAGAATACGTTTCTGACTGTGTTTGTGGTTCCAGTCTGAGCGAAGTCAGCAGCAGCTCTTAAGATTTGTGGCGCGAGGATAATACCTCTTCCACCTTCAGTAGTCGCAGAAGCATAGAAAGCAATCTGGTTATATTCAAAACCACCTTGAAGTGGAAGTGTTAATAGTGCTGCTGCTGTTGGTGTGAATCTAAGAGGAGCTAATGTGGTAGTACCAGCAGGGACAATCAAACTATTTCTTACTGTAGTCGTTCCTGTTGTAGCACCGATAGTTAAAGCAGTTGATGCGTTGCCGATATCCAACTGGGAAATGGTTGGGAATACTAAACCAATACCAGTGGAACCACTGACATTAGTATCGATCATGATTTCTTCAGTTGCTAGAGCACCTGTTCCATCGGTAGCTGCTGGTTTCGAAGCAATATATTTTCCAGGAGCAAGTAAAAGGTTTTCACTAATATTAAATCTACCAGTAGTTGAAGAACCATCATATGATATAGTTTTATCTGTGGTTCCTTTGATAGTCAAACCAGCACCCTGAATAGCAGAATCACCAGTGACGTTTCCACCAGCAAGAATGACGTTTACATCTTCCACGATTAGTTCAGTGGTGTTGATACTGGTTGTCGTTCCGCTAACTTGTAAACTTCCACCAATAATCATATCACCACTAACAGTACTGTTTCCATTTACTGTTAAGTTTTTATTTACGGCTTCAGAACCAACTGTAATATCTTGGTTTGAACTAATAAAGTTACTGTCAACATATGTTTTAACTGCTTTTTGCGTGGGAACGAAAGAATCGCTACTTTCAGAACCACCTAAAGTGGCATCAGCATCAAACTTGGTGACTTCAACGCCAACCTTAGTTCCATCGGCTAAAGCAAACTGTAGGTTTGATAGTCCAGTCAAGTCAAAAGCGGATGCATCGATTGTAGATCTACCAGTTGCCTGGTCAATCTTGAAGAACTGTCCTACCTTGAAGTTACCATCTTGGTTGGTAGTTACATAATAAATTCTAGCTGGAGCGATGAAGTTGGTTTCTTTGGTTTCATCTGGTCTGATAGTAGGTTCATCTGGGAAGTTGGTTGTAGCAATACCACCAGTGCCAATCTCAAGCATGTCGTGACCAGTTAGACGAATCTGACTGTAACGATAACGAATCTGAAGACGATTGCCACTTCCTTCCGACACAGACTTAACGGGGAAGAATGTTAAGATTGCGGTTCCAGGATTAGTTGAAGTCTTCAGATCTACTCTGAAAAACTCATTGTCGATCTTAATAAAATCATTTTCATTAATTGTTTTCGTTGCTACTCCTTCTTGGTCTGTGAATGAGAATACAGGAAGACCACCATTTCCAGTTAAAGAACTGTATGAAAGAACGTTAGAAAGATTTGTTGAGTCTTGTCTTAATGTAGTTACTGGAGTGTATTTAACTACAAATCTAACTACAGCGTTTTGTGGAAAGTTTGGTGAGTCTTGGTCGGCGTGCTCTTGGGCAATAGTTCCCTCTTGTGCTCTTACAACAGTTACATAGCTATTAAACTGATCATCTACAACTGCTGTTGGTAGCATTAACTCATTACCTACTAGTAGATAAAGAGTTGTTGATGCAGTATTGTATGTAGCAAGAGCTGCTGTTACTCTTTCTGGATTTAAAATATTAATGTTAGTTGCTGAAGTTGAAGTTAATAACTGACCAGGATTATCAATAAGAACTTGATTATTTGTTCCTGTCAATAAACTATACAGTGTAATATCAGTTCCACCTACATGTGTTTCAGCGGGTCTATTAACACCAGTTGGAAATGTTCCAGTTTTGGCAATAGGAATAGTTACTACAGTATTTTCTAAACTTGCTGTTCTTGTTACGTCAAGAACTTTAAATGTAGCTGATGGACCATCACTGTAGTTTTCAATTTCTTGAATAACATAGTTAATACCATCAACACTATCAGAAAATGTTACTGCACTAGTAATCTTTGGTTTTTCTGGTAGATTAATAACAGCAAACTTAGCACCTCTTGTTGCTCTGTTTGCAGCACTTTCACTTGGAGATGTGGATGGGAACTCGCTATTTTCAATAACAGTAGATGCTTCTGGAATATTTACTGGAGGTGGATTGTTTGGATCTGATCCTGTAATCTGAGCACATCTTTGACCGTCACCGATAAATCCTGTGATTGGTTCGATAAGAACTTTAGTATAATCATTTCCAGCGAGAACATAAAGAACTCTTGCCTTACCCAATGCAGGTCTAACAGTACCACCAGCACCTAAAGTAGCAGTAGTAGTGGATGCAAACTGCACACCAGTAATAACACCATCTGTGCCAACAATACCAGTAACAGTAAATGTGCCATTAAAAGCACTATTGGATACACCACTGATTGTAATTTGCTTACCAACTACATAAGGATTAAATGGTTTAGTGGCAAATGAAACAGTGGCAGTTGTTCCATTTCCTACAACACCAGTAATACTAGTATTATTTGCCGATCCTTCGTTAGAAATAATAGAACCTACTTGGAAATCTCCATTAATCTTTCCAGATTGAGCAATAGTTCCTAGTACTAAGTTACCATTAACAGTCGCTGTCGCAACTGCTGTTGTGGCATCATTATAGAAGTTTAATTCTGTGCCACGAATAGTTGCTTCAAGTGGAATCTCGGTTGGGTCAAATCCTCTTGCAGAACAACCATAGTTACCCCAAGAGTTGTTTCCACCGAGAGAGCGCATACGAGCACCACCAGAGCAAGCATAACCAATATGAGCGTAGTAAGTAAAGCAAGAAACAATTTCTGAGTTTCCATTGTCCTTACACCAAATCGCAACACCCATTTCTGGGAACTGTGTTACGTTGCCAAATAGTAAGCTTTGGTGACCAGAAGCAAAGTGAGATGGGTGATCTTTTCCTTCATTGACAGAACCATCTACAATAGCGCCAACACCTTTAAATGAGTATGCCGCACAACTGTAAATATAAGGACTCTTAATAATATTCTGTGATACCAGGAATGGATTGATTCTCCAGAAAACGAACCCAACCTGACATTGTGTGATATCAGCAAGTTTGTTTGTTATTTCTTCCTCGATTGTCAATCCAGTTGTATCTGGCATAACAAAACCAGCATCGGGGTCTGGGTTGTTGAATACAAGATCCTTGAGCATCACACCTTCCGAAAGGAAGAATAGAGTTGCTTTGGTGTTATTTAGATTTTCAACAGAAATGATATTTACTTCAGGTGCTGTTCCTAAATCAGTACCGTTTAAGAAAGTATCTGTATCGATAATAGGACCACCAGCAATGGTTTCAACATAAACCATTTTTTTGCGATTTGATTCTCCGCTGCCCACGGGGGTAGCGTCAGTATCAGCAAAGTGAAGAACTCTTGCAGTTCTGGTTGCCCCTGCTAATGTATCAACAGTCAGTGTATCTCCTGGCTTTAATAAACATGTTGAATCAATGATTAATCTTTGAATCTTACTTAAACCTGGACCTGGCTCGATAATAGTTCCTCTACTGTCGTCACCAACAACAGAACAATATGGTGGAACCGTAATAGGACACTCTTCGTCGTATACACCAGCTTTTACATAAATCGTTGCTGGGTTCTGTTCGTCACAACCTTCTTGTGCAGCAATCTGAGTGGCGTACTTAACTGTTCTAAAAGCTCTTCCAATAGAACCGCCATAACCATCAGAAAAATCATCAACGCCATCTAAGTTTACAAAATAAACTTTTCTGGTTTTTGCATTACCCCACCCAGGAATACCATTTTCTGTAGCATAGAGAATCTGACCAGGATCTCCTATGGGCAATCTTGCGTTGGTAGCATTCGCTCTGTAGAGAAGATCACCTTTTGTTGTGATTGTACTTTCTTCATCGCCCCTCGCAACTACAGACCAGAATCCATCTGCATCATTGGTTCCAGGATCTCTTCCTAAGTTATTGTAAGCAATGCTTACATAAGTACTAGAAGCTAGGGTGATTACATCGTTCTTTTGATATGTTGTTTGGTCATCCCAATCACCTTTATAAGATAAACCTTCCGAGATTAAACTCCATTTTAACGCACCATCTCCTGATTCATTTGGAGCAATCCCCGCTACACTCGTAAGCATTTTAACGAATGTGTTTCCACCAAAACGAACTACATCCCCAGGAACGTAAATGGTTGCTGGATTATAAACACCTTTTGAATCAAAACCAATACTGATTACTTCCCAATCGGTGCTAACATAGTTGTTTGGTTGTTTGTCAGTATTAATAGTTTTTGCGGTATATGAATAACCACCAAAAAGAACGATGTCCCCAGGTTGATATTCCGTACTCGAATCCCAACTATCTTCAAACTTTACTGATTCTAAGTAAAGAGTAAACTTAGTAATATCAAATGCTGTCGTTGAAGTATGACCTAGATTGCATAGGTAAATATTGTTTCCATACTTAACAAGATCATTGACTTTATACCAAGTGTTTTGCTGCCAAGTTCCTTTGTTTTCTGTGCCGTTATAAAAAAGATCCCAGTTACCAGCAAAGTTTGTTAGGTAAAAAAGATTTTGGTCGGATGGTGAAGTGTGGTTGTCTTTACAAATGTAAATATTGCCACCATAACGCACAAGATCATTTTTAGCGTAGAAAGTATTTGGTTGCCAAGAACCAGCATTTCTAATACCAGGAACATATAGTTCCCATCTTGGTGTACTTGCGTTGAGATCAACATCTTCCCATTGCTCTACTGAACCAGTAGAAGTGTGGTTAACCACACAAACGTAAGTATTACCTCTGAATGAGATAATATCGTCCAGAACATAGGCGCGGTTTGGTTGCCATTCGCCAGTCCAGTTGAACTTTAGTCTACCTAATCTAAATTCAGCCATTTTTATACTTCCTGAGATTAACGTGGTGATTGTGAATAATCATGGTTTCCGAACTTGGCAACCAAATAACCTTGATCATCGATATAGTAAGAGATTTTTCTCGCATCAAATCTATACTGTTGATATTTATCAGATGGGGAGTTTGAATATGTTTTTACCAACTCATCAACATATAAATGTAAATCTGATTGAGATGATTCTTCTTTTATAAAAGTGGAAGAAACAATAATCTCATCACCCACGCCAAAATCTTCGCCACCATTAGTTACATTAATGTCACTAATAACCCCATCAGAATCTCTTGTTATAGAAACTGATAAATTTTTTCCTTTTTTATTGGATACTAATCCATTAACTACATATGTTTCATTTGCTTCTGACGCTAACTTAGTTCCTCCTGTAATAAGTTTCAGTCTAAGAACAGGTGCTTTTGCGTCAACATTATCTACTCCATCAAGTAAATCAGACAACTGTGTGTTTTCTTCGTTGAAAACATCAATGGTTCCTTCATCTGTGGGTCTTAGTGTATTGTAATACAACATACCTTCAGAATCTCTTCTAAGTGCATGAAAATACCAACTAGTAGTGGTTCTTATTACACTACTAATATCTCCACTTCCACCACCGCCGCTGCTACTACCAGAACCAGATAAATCACTACTTAAATATAGTGCCATTTATTTTTCTCCTATCTTGGGAATACTCTCCAATATTGACCATCCCAAACTACTCTAACAATAGCGTTAGATAAATCAAAAACATATTCATTATCTTCAATGTTTGCTAAGTTAATAAAAGAAGCAGAACTATTTGCGGGAATCAATCTTACAAAATTTATACCCCAAGTTCCTTTAGCATCAATAAACTCAATACCTTCTCCATCTTCTACCACAGGCAATCCTGTAGAAGGATCAATTGCACTAGTATCTGGTAAAGTTATTTCTATAGTATTATCTGATGTATCTACCAAATATAATCCTTGTGATTCTGCATTAAAATCAGAATCATATGGAACATATCTAGGAAGACCATTAAATGTGTCTGCCCACGTCATCCCATCGCCAGTAGCTTTCAGGATTTGTCCCTCGTTACCACCAGAACCGTTTACGATCATTGTGCCAATGGCATAAAAATCGTCTAAAGTTTTATTCTTTAGAGTATCCGTGGTATTTCTTGCTACTAAAGTATCAGTAGAGTTTGGTATGGTAATGGTTGCAGAACCAGCAGTAGCGACAAGTTGATTGCCACTTAACTTTAACGTATTAGAATCTGCGCTATCAAATGTGAGATTTCTTAGCTTTCGGTCAATACTGATAACCTCAGTATTGATAATGGATAAACCATTTTTAACCGAAAAATTTTTATTTTCTAGCGTCATGAAGGTTCACTTTCCCCCCCACATAAGGTTTCATAGATATTTATAAAAAAAATCCCTCCGCGAGGAGGGATTGAAAAATATGTGAAAAATATCACGCAACAAAAGTTCCAATACTTCCAGCAGGCAATCTTCTTACAGTGTAGAAACTGCCTCTCTGCAGTGTAATACCGTTAGCAGAAGAAGTGACACGCAAGCGAATATTTCCAGCAGTAGTTGCGTTTGCTAAGAAATAAGACTTCACAACATGGTAATGGTTACCAATCGCCATTGAAGCAGATGCTGGAAGTGCTAATGAAGCTGCGTTGGAAGAACTGACATGTTGACCAACCACACCAGCGTTTTGTAAACCTTGAGAACTTAATGCAGCATATTGCCAGTTTTGTGTGCTGACTAATGTGTATGTATGTGTACCAGCAGTAGTGGTGCGAATCCAATACATGTGATATTCAATCTCATAGTATGCACCAGCAAGGAAAGGAAAACTACTTGTTGCAGGGAATGCATCAATAATAGCAGTACCAGTAATAGCAGTATTGTTTGCTGTTACTTGATATCTATTTAATGTCTCTACATACTTTTTGCCGTTAGCAGTATCTGCATTCGTCAAATAAAACTGTGTGCCGTCATACTCAAACGCACCCGCTGTTGCGGTTGTCAACAAAGAACCTACAGTAAACTGGATTGGAGCTTTAGATGTTGTACCTGCCAGTGGTTTTAAAGCACTATCATTGACGATAACAATATCACCTGTTCCATTACCAGACAATCTCAAATCAACGTTAGTTTCTCCAAAAGATTGAATCAGTGGACCAGTAGTTCCAGTTGCAGCGTTGGTAATCTTAACTTCATTAACAGCATTGGCAGTTACACCAAACTCTAAAAGTTCATTGCCATTACTATCTGCAATGAATCCAGTATCAACAAATCTAGGTGCAGTTAAGGTTTTGCCAGACAGTGTTTGAGTGCCATCAATAGAAACAATATCACCTGTGTTCGTACCGCCGATTGTTTTGCCTAAAACTGCAGATGAAGAAAGAACTACAGTGCCATTGATTTCATAAGCCTTTCCATTAGCAAGATGAAAATCTTCGGTACAGTTAAATCTACTGTTAGCATGATTATATTGAATACTAATACCAGTAGTTCCTAAAGTAAAACCGCCAGTATCAACAGTAGCGGAAGTTGTCTGACCATCACCCAAAACAATCAAAGGATCATTGAATGTTACTGTAGTTGAGTCAATGGTAGTAGTAGTTCCGAGAACTTCTAGGTTACCTTTGATTTGAACTGTACCAGTGTCATCTCCAACTGTAGCTGGATCAATAACAAGTGTTCCTGGTCCCTGAATCTGAACTCCAGTTCCGAGAACGAGGTTACTATTTACAATGCCGTTAATAGTAACAGTATCCGAAGAATCGCTTCCGAGGATAACGTTGCCATTTGCATCTAGGGTGGTGAAAGCACCGCTGCTTCTGGTGGTAGCTCCAACAGAAGCATTATTGATTGTTCCACCATTGATGGCGGGTGAGGTGAGTGTTTTATTTGTTAGGGTTTGTGTAGCGGTTCTACCAACCATTTCCTGCCCACCAGCAGTCACGCCATCGTGTACTACGACAACCTTTTTATCAGTATCAACAGTTACCTCAGCAAGAGCACCCGTAAAGGTGCTATGCTGAGTTGTAGTCCCCCTTCTAAACTGAACTTCTTTCGTCATTTTTCTGTGTTACCTTTATTAGATATTTATGATTATGCCTGTGATTCAGACCAAGTGATTCTTGACGATAGGGATAGTGGTGAGTTAACCGTAATACCAGAGACGTTCAGAGGAGCAACGGCAACCGTTAGAACGTCTGGTCCGTCAGGGAATACACCATCACCGCCGAGGACTGAGTTACCTAGCGATAGTAGGTTATCAATATCTTGGTTAAACACGTTAGATAGTTTCTTACCACTTGCCTCAGTAGAACCACCAGAAGCACGGAAGGTAAACACGGTCGTACCACCAACCACAGTATCATCGTTTTGGTGTGAAATATATTGACACAATGAAGGTCTTCCTACATTCTGCCAGTTGTATTGACTCAATGCGCCATTTAGAATGAGGCGAATCTCAATATCGTGGGTTGTGAGTGTACCAACTGTTTGTAGAGCAAGTTGCATTCGGTTGATGATATCTCTCACACCAACGTTACCAATGAGACCACTATCAACAGAAGGAGCAAGACGAACAGAAATCATCGGAATCAATGAAGGAATCGGAGTATCCGTACCAACTGTATGCGCTAGTGCCGATGATGTAGAAGCAGCGATGAAACCAGTTGTTCCTGGTGGGTTGGTATTCTGTGCAGCTGCTGTAGCAGTGAAGAAGAAGTCAATATCAGCACTACCACCACCAGTGTTGAGAACACGGAAAATCCTTGCTTGCCCGCCAGCTAAAGCAGTTACTGCCGCAATAGCGGTTGAACTGATTTGAGTACCGAATGAAACCGAACCAATCGCAGCGAAACCAGAAGCATCAGTTCTGAATCGGTGAATGATTCTGCTTCCATAACCAGGAACAGATGTCAGAGTTACGTTATAACGGAAGTTGTAGCGGAAGAACTGAGCGTTGTTTCCTTGTGTTGTATTCAAGTCAATAATAGAACCAGTTGATGTTAATGAGAGCTGGAAGTTGGTTGACGTTACGTTCCTTACAAAATAATAAGAACCAGAAGTTAATCCGCCAATATTTGCACCACCACCGTTTTGGTATTGAATAATAGAACCGTTGGAGAATAATGACGAAGCATTTGCTAAAGTGATCCTGTTGTTAACAAGGTCAACACTGGTTGTGGGGATGGTAGATGTGCTAGTTGAAGTTGTTGGGATGGATGTAGTAGAACCATCAGTGTTTACATAAGTATAGTTTCCAGCAGTACCAGTTGTAGTTGTTGAACTACCAGAGAACGATAGTAGTGATGAAGAACCAGTAAAGAGGTATGAACCATCATCGTCATACTTACCATCCATTTGAATGGTAGTACCCCAGTGTGCTAGAGAAGGAGCGAAAGCGGGAACACCAGTGTTAATAACCTCATAACGAGCTGGCATGTTACCTGAACGTAGGTACGCTTCATACTCTTTGTTGTTGTGCTTGAACTCGTGCATGTACTTAACATGACCGTTCTGATCCTTGAATCCGAAACGAATCTTACCTGCACCATACCATGAGTAGTCAATGTAGGCCATCTGAATCCTACCGATGTCTAAAAGATATCCTGTTGGACCAGTGCCATCGCAAGGATCAATGCTAAACTGATTCTGAGGAACTTTAACGTCAATAGTTTTTGTGATAATCGCACGAGTTGTTGTAACTCCCTTATAAGAAGGGGAAACATACATTGTACTGTTTGAAGCAATATTGGTAATCTTATATGATTGACCTCTGATTACAACGTAGTCACCAGGAGATAACTGCTCAAGGAAACGAGTACCTTGACCTGAAATAACTGGACTGTTTTTGGTGGCATTGATAGTACCAGCAATCTGCTGAGTGCTATTTCTTCTTACTGCATATAGAGTTGTGCCATCATACTCCCAGAACATACCATTCTGGGTGTCAAACATACCACAACGAATAGCAGAACCATTCCAGTTTCTAACTTGTAGTTTGGGGAATCCGTTTGCCGAAGTGTCAGATGGTTCTCCATCCATAACGTAAGTAAATGTGGTCAAAGAAGGAACACTCTGAACTGGGAAAGTTCCGTTGTAGTAGTTTACACCCGAGCTAACTTCTGCTTCGGCAACAGTGAATGCCTTGTTGGCAATCAGACCGTGTGGAAGAAGTGTAGTTACCGTAGCAACGCTACCACTTGCTGTGATTGACTGAATCTCAATAGATGGGTTGAAGTTAATAGCGAACTGACATGCTAAACCTTTACCTGACTGGTAACGGAAGTATCTACGTGTCTGACGAATGATTTGTGAGTCAGCACCGTATCCAGCGTTGATTTCAACACCACCGTCAAATGGTCTGTGTAGGCTGAAGCAACCAGGACGCACATAGAGACCAGAAGGAATCAGATATGTTAATCCAGTTAAAGTAGAAGCAGCAGCATCTGCAATCGTTAGAGATGTGTTGGACTTGATAGCAATAATCTCAGAAGCAAGTACAGAACCTGTTCCTAGATTGATGATGATAGTATCACCAACACGGAATGTTGATAGGAATGTGGTATTTGTTCCAGTAACAGTTGCCAGACCACTACTAATATCTACAGTACCAGCACCAGCAACTTCACCTACAACACTAAATGAGGTGAAGACATGTGAAGTTCCAGTACCAACACCAGTAATGTCTCTTGCTGAACCAGCAAGAGCATTCTCGTAAGTATCTGCTAACTTGAATGTATCTTTATCAAGTCTAATGATATAATAAGTATCATTATTTGTTAAGTTTCCGATGGATGTATTTCCATTATTGCTATACTCAATAGCAGTACCAGTTGCAAAACGGTGGTTGGTAATAGTAAATACATCAGTGGTTGTGTTCAACTGAGTTGTTGGATTTAAAGATCTTTGAATCTTTGGAATCTGAGCAGAAACACCAAATGTATATTGAGTTGGTGAAACAACGTTAGATACAGTGTAAGCGCCGTCAAAAGATCCAGCAGTCTGAATATTTAATGATTGTGTTCCAGTACCAGTGGAAGATAAGTTGATTCTAGTTCCACCTGAAGATGCTGATAGAGTAAATCTATCTAATCCAATAACTTCCTTTACATAATACGTTTGAAGGTCAGTTAAACCGCCGATTGTGGTATTGCCACCGTCATCATAAACAAGTTCTGTGCCAGGTACTAGACCGTGGTTTGCCTTGAAGATAGTATCGGCAGTTGGGTTGGTAATAGTCTTAGTGAAGACATGAGCAGAACCAGTACCAAAACTTTCAAGGTCTAAACGGTTGCCAATAGAAGTTGTTTTGAGACCAAACTTAGTTGGGGAACTCAAGTCAACATAGTAACCCTTAGTTGCAGTTCCAAATGCCGAACCAGTTCCAGGGTTTGCTGTTGATGTAACTGTAAATGATGTAGTCCCGTTAGTTGAGGCAATCGTCCAGCTTCCGTTATATGCGGATGGAGTTACACCAGAGATTACAATACCTTCACCAACTGCCCAAGTTGAAGCACTTGTGGTTACAGTAAAGTTAGATGATGTAGATGAGATCGCGCTGATGTTAATGCCAGAGAACTGAGTTAGACCTTGAATAGATGTTCCGCCACCATTTGAATATGTGACAATATCATTGTCAACAAATCCATGTGCTGACGAGAAGTTGATGAGGTTTCTTGCTGCATATTCTGCGTATGGAACAAACGCATGAATACCACTTGTTTGTGAGAAGCTGTGAGTATTAACGTTTTGTGCTCCAAAATCGGTCAGGTTTATTCTAACACCATTAGATGCTAGTGATAGACCATATCTGTTGGCATCATAGCGTCTTACGAAGTAATCAGTATTTGTTGTGAGACCAGGAATAGCAGTGTTTCCATTGGCATCGTATCTTACAACATCGTTATCACTGTATCCATGATTTGCGTGGAAAATAGTGGAAGCAGTTTCAAGTGAACGATAAGGAACAAGTAGGTGAATCTGACCACCAGCTGCAAATGTGTAAGCAGCACTGAATGTAAATGCTGTACCACCTCTTGTCGTCGCAAGAGTCATTGTAGTAGCAGCTGGATAAGACCTGGAGAAATAAGTAGTTCCTAAGGTAGTATTTACTGCAGTGATTACACCACTGGTTGTAGAAGTAGCTGCTGCACTCATTGTATATGTTCCAGCACCACCAGTACCAGTTCCGAAGGCAAGAATAAATGCTCCATTAGGAATACCAGGACCAGAAATAGCAGAACCGATTTCTAAAGTTCCTGTGATTGCAGTTGGTGATCCACTAACTGTGATTGTAGCACTTGCGTTTGTTGTACTTACAGATCCAATAAATGTACTACTTACAGCACTATTATACCATTGAGCAGTGTTTGCTTCCGCACCTTGGAATACGTTACCAGTTGAAGATAGAACGTTTAGTGATGGACCTCTATAGTAAACAAACTTTTGGTCAAGGTTTCCGTTAATTAAGAATCCTCTACCAGCGTTGTTGTTGTTAACATCAGTACCTTGCATGGTAATGGTAGCACTACCAGATGCAACTGAGTTAATAACCATACCAGCAACGAGTAGGAATCCAGGTCCACTGAAACCAGATAGTGTTTGTGCAGTTGTTCCGTTTTGTACTAATGTAAGAGCAGGAGCTGCTGGTGTAGCACTAGCAACTCCAGTGGTTCTGATGGCATATGCTCTGCCAGCAACTAGACCAGTAGGTAGAGTTGTTCCTGGAAGAGGAATAACTGCGACACCAGTACCATCGGTAAATACAGAAGTACCAGAGCCAAAGTTAATAAAGTTACCAGAAATCATGTTTGGTGTTACAAGGGCAATGCCACTGTTTGATCCACCATGTTGAGTTCCCTTGCGAGAAGTTGCATTTAAAATAGTAACGCCAAGAGAATCTGGTTCATACTGTAAGTTGCCAGTAATCGTGCCAGAAGTAGTTTGACTGTTGTTGACGGTGTATGTTCCAATCCCACCAGTTCCAGTTCCGAAAGCAGTGATTCTGGTGCTAGCTGTAATCGCAGGAGTACCGCCAAATAGAACGCTTCCAATAGCTAAGCGACCATCAGTAACAGAAGAAATAGTTAGTGTTGTTCCGCTAATACTTCCAGTTCCACTAAATGAACCAAACTCTTTTCTGAGTGAGTTGATTGCTAGAAGTGGACCTTCAGTAACATTATATGCACCAGTTGAAGTTGAGTTGATGGTCCAATCTGCAGAAGCACCACCAGTAACAAAATATGTACTGGTTAAGTTTGCTGAATCCGCAGTATACCAGTCTGCGATAGTGCCAACAGCATCAGCAGGACCAGTAGTACCAGCAGATGATTGCTGAATGAGAGCAGGGCTTTGATCACCTCTGTAGTAAACAAATCTCTGTGAACTAGCCCATCCAGGATTATCAAAGAACTTGATTTGATCGTTGCTATAGTTGATGCTTCTTACACCATGCGCTCTAACAATAGCAAACTGTCCACTACCTTGAGAAGTAATATCTACTTTAGTTGTTGAACTCCAGTATCTTGTTAGATAGAAAGTATTGGCGTCAATAGTTCTGAGAACATATGCACGACCACCTGTTACACCGCCAGGCATTGTAGCACCAGACGCAGGAAAAATAACTACTGCTTGGTTATCAGAGAATCCGTGTGCAGTTAGTGTAATATTATTTGTTGTTGCATCAACAGCGTCACTAGTAAATGCTTTGGTATTTGAAACACCAGATAATCCTTGCTTATCCCAAATAGTTACATTATAAGAATCTAATGTTCCAATAGACTGTGTTCCTGTTGGGTTAACAGTTGCAGTTGTTGTCAAGGTATCAGTGATATCGACCAGAGTAGCATCAAATGAAATGTTACTGAGAGCAATGGTGTTAGTTAGATAGAATGCAGCTCCATTAACAAACCCAGATGGATATGGAGTTTCAATCGTAATGGTTGATGGGTTTACCGCATCAGTAAAAATAGATTTATAAGGAACTTGAGAACCTTGATAAAACTGTCCAGGAGTAATAGTTGTATATGAACCAAAAACAGATCCAGTAAATGTTGCTTTCTCTCTGGCAACAAATGTGAATCTATCTGTGTCTAGTACGTTTTTGATAATGTAGCTACCTTCTAGTGTAGTTACACTAAGACCACGAACGTCAAGTGGAGTACCTACAGAAAGACCATGTGAAGGAGCTGTTACGATAATCGTATCGTTATCGTTAGTTACAGCAACTTCTGTCACAACCAATGGAGTGTCGCCACTTCTACTAAAGAACGATGGAATGTTGTTTAACATTTCAATCGTTTCCCACTTGGTTGACTGAAGACCATATTCAAAGTCCGTGTCAATCAGAGTCTGAGCTTCAGAGATTCTGAACTTTGATACAGGGTCAGTATATGCTTCGTCTGGTTCAAATGCTACGGCATCTTCTTCGTAGAAGATCTGAAGAGTGTCATCTTCATCCATAGCAGAACAATCTTTCACCAGAGTGATTGTTGTCTCTTCTTCTACTGGATCAAAACTAAATGTTGTTGCACCTAGGGTTGGTTCAGCAAAGTTGTAGATAATAATATTTTTACTTACATTAGTGATGAGAAGAAGTCTTCTTCTACGAATATTTCCCTCAATAGTTACTTCATTGGTTGAAGGGGAAAATGTAGATTTAAATACTAAACGTTTTGCCATTTTTTATATCTCTGAATATTTTTTACTGATTAACCACCTAGGGCGATTGACAGGGCAAGTGAGGTACTCTGCTTTGCTACTTCAAATCCTCCTTGAGTTACTCCATCGTGCATGATTACAGTACTTTTATCCGTATCAAATGTGATTTCCGCTTCCGCTCCAGTAAAAGCAGCGTGCTCAGCGGTAGTTCCTCTTCTTAGTTTGACTCTAGTAGTCATGGAGATACCTATCCTAGTGCTTTCTTTTCTTATTTATAAGATTAGATAATGGTGACGTAACTTCTTGGTGGGCGGAAAGGATTCCATAGAATCTGAGATTCTCCACTAGTTGTAAATAGAACAGTATCATTTTCTGGTCTTCTTCCAACAGACTCAGCAGCACCATCAAACGCGAATAGTGTGCCATCTCCAATGACAATATTTGTTCTGACAATACCAGCAGAACCAGAGAATGTTGCAAAGATATTGCTGGTTGGAACGACTGCCGTGGATTCTGCAGCACCACTGAAACCAAATAGAGAACCAGAACCAACATAAGATTCTGTGTTTCTTTCTGTTGCTGCTCCAGAAATAGTTTCTGTGCCAGTAGCAATGTAAGTAGCACGAGTGTAACTTTCTGCACCAGTGCCAGATAGAGTTGCTGTGCCAGAAGCAACAAATACTCTTGCTCTCGCATCACCAGAATCACCAGTGATAGTAACGTAAATGGTGTTGTTGATAGCAACTGCTCTGGTGATAGCACCACTTCCTACATTGTAAAGTGAACCAGAACCCTCGTAGGATTCTGTATTCTTCTCTGTTGCAGCACCAGTGAATGTGTAAAGAACTGTATCTTCTGGTGGGTTGACACCGAATGCCTCGGCAGCACCACTGATAGCAAATAGCGAGCCAGATGCTACATAAGATTCTGTATTGCTCTGGTCTGCAGTGCCAGTGAGGGTTGCTGTTCCAGTCGCATCGTATGTTTCGGTATTTCTCTCAACAGAGAATACATCAACAGAGATGTCACATAGACCGACATAAGATTCGGTGTTCTTCTCGGTAGCAGAACCAGAGTAAACAAATAGCTGGATATTTTCTGGTGGATTTGCTCCAGTAGATTCGGCAGCACCACTGAAGTTGGAGATAGAACCAGAACCAGTATATGTTTTTGTCTCCGTGACAACAGAATCAATATCGATATAAATGTATCCTTCTGGATAGTAAACATTAGTTGTGCTTTCAAATCCAACACCACTGTAAGTAAAGATCTGTGTGTTTTCTGGTGGATTTACACCAAATACTTCTGCGGCACCAGATGTTGCAAATAGAGAACCAGATGCAATATATGATCTGTATGCTATAACAACAGCAGATCCGCCAGTAATATACTGTTCATATCCATAATATGTTTCTGTGTTTCTTTCGACAGCTGATCCACTAATAGTAAAGATTTGCGTCGTTTCATCGACTTGAGTGGTGAAGGATTCTTCTGCTGATCCGACAAATGTGTACAGTATAGTATTTTCTTCTGGGTTGATTGTTCTGCTTTCTGCGGAACCATCGTAGTTGAAGAGTTGACCAGTGCCAACGTAGGATTCTGTATTCTTCTCAATCGCAGTGCCAGTAACAAACTCTGTGCCAGTGCCAACTTCGCTGTATGTATTGAGAACAACAGAGAATCCAGTGAAGGTGAAGAGTGAGGTATCTTCTGGTGGGTTTGCACCAAATGCCTCTGCAGCACCACTGATAGCAAATAGAGAGCCAGTTCCGTTGTAGTTTGCCCACGCAAATGCTTCGAGTCCAACACCAGAAGCAGTGAGAGTTCCTGTGCCGTTGTATGCTTCAGTGTTCTTCTCAACTGCCGTGCCGCTGAGAGTTGCAGTGCCAGTACCAAAGTGTGCTTCTGTATTTCTCTCTGTGATGAAACCAGAGAATGTAAGTTGAGCAAAGTCTTCTGGTGGTTGAGCAACGAATGCTTCAGCAGCAGAGCTAGAGAATGTGAAGAGAATCGTATTCTCTGGTGTCTGAGCGGAGAATGCTTCCGCTGCACCAGATAGAGCAGTGATAAATCCAGTGCCAACATAGGACTCTGTATTCTTCTCTACTGCTGTGCCGCTGAGTGTCTCTGTGCCCGTACCGACATATGCCTCTGTATTTCTTTCTGTGGCAGCACCAGAGTAAACGAATAGATGTGTATTCTCTGGTGGATTGACACCGAATGCTTCTGCAGCCCCAGATAGAGTAGAAACAGAACCAGTACCGATGTAAACTTCGGTGTTCTTCTCCGCAGCAATACCAGAAGCAGTGGTAGTTCCAGTGCCAACATATACTTCTGTATTCTTTTCTTTTGCAGTACCAGATAGTGTCTCTGTTCCAGTACCAACCCAAGATTCTGTGTTCTTCTCGGTTGCTGTACCAACAAAGGTGTAGAGAACAACGTCTTCTTCTGGGTTGATTGTTCTGCTTTCTGCAGCACCATTGAATGTGAAGAGTTCGCCAGATCCAGTGAATGTCTCTGTGTTCTTCTCAATGGCAACACCAGAAGCAGTGGTAGAACCAGTACCAACATATGCTTCTGTATTTCTCTCAACATGAGATACGGAGATTGTGTATGTTCCTTGACCGTCTGTTTCAAATCTGTAGAGATAGATAACTCTAGTTTCTGCGACACCAGAAGAGACGAAGAGGTGTGTATTTTCTGGTGGATTGACAGTGAAAGATTCTGCCGCACCAGAAACAGTGGATAAGGAACCAGATCCAACAAACGCTTCCGTATTCTTCTCTACACAGACACCGCTTGCAGTTGTGGATCCTGTGCCAACGTAGGACTCGGTGTTCTTCTCTACCGCAGCTCCAGTGTAGGTGAATAGTGTAATATCTTCTGGTGGGTTGGCACCAAATGCTTCAGCAGCACCAGAGATTGTAGAAACAACACCAGTACCGATGTAAACTTCGGTGGTATTGTAAATACCAGCACCACTTAAAGTCTCTGTGCCAGAACCAACGAATGCTTCGGTGTTCTTTTCAACTGCTGTTCCAGTAATAGATTCAGTTCCAACACCAACATAAGACTCAGTGTTCTTCTCTGTAGCAGCTCCAGTGTAAGTGAATAGTTGAGTGTTCTCTGGTGGATTAGCACCAAATGCTTCCACTGCGCCAGACAGAACAGAGAAGGTGCCAGTTCCAACGTAGGACTCGGTGTTCTTCTCTGCGCCAACACCGCTGAGTGTCTCTGTTCCTGTGCCAGCAAATGCTTCAGTGTTCTTCTCTGTGGAGAATACATCAATCGTAAAGATTGGATTATCACCAACATAATCTTCGGTATTTCTCTCAACCGCTGCTCCACTGAGAGTGGTTGTGCCAGATGCAGATGCTGTGTAGACTGCAATCTCTCTAGTATTGCCAACGCCAGATACAGAGAAGAGTTGAGTGTTTTCTGGGGGATTAGCGCCGAATACTTCAGCAGATCCAGATGCGGTGAATAGGTTACCAGAACCGTTGAAGCTTTCTGTGTTTCTTTCGGTTGAGAATACATCAATAGAAGTGCTGCCAGTACCAATGTATCTTTCTGTGTTGCTTTCAACTGCAGAACCACCGAAAGTAAACTGACCTGTCGCACCAATAATAGTTTCTTCGTAACGAATATATCCATAATCAAATATGCCGCTAGTTGGTGGTAGAGCGACAGATCCATAATCAATGTCAATAGATGGAATCTCAGTAACAAACTCATAATCAACTTCATTAAATCCGATAACAACATCAATATTGTAAACATAAGTTACAGACTCAGCAGCACCACTAAATCCGAATAGAGATCCAGTACCGACATAAGATTCTGTGTTTGTAACTACAGCAGAACCAGATGTGGTTGTTGTGCCAGTTCCATTGAAGGCGTTGACTTCCTTATAAGAAGCAGCACCAGATGTGAAGAATGTAATATAATCAGTATATGGGAAGTAACCAATGAAGAAGATTGATCCACTGATGCTAACGAGAACACCAGATCCAACGAAGGACTTGACGAGATCTTCGTCACCTTCACCTGTGAGAGTTTGAGATCCAGTACCGACCCAGGACTCAGTGTGCTTGATGTCAGAAGCAGCACCAGTGTATGTGAATAGCTGTGTATTCTCTGGTGGGTTGACTCCAAAGACTTCTGCAGCACCAGATGTTGCAAATAGAGAACCAGAAGCAATCTCTCTGGGAGTTGAGCGAACAATAGAAGTTGGAATAATCTCAATGTAGTTTCTTACTGTAGTGCCGTTATCAATAAACTCACTGGCAATAGAAGAAATCAGACCATAATCTTCTGTGGATGTTGTAGCATCCTTAATAAGATTTCTATACTCATTGACAACTTCGACAGTTTCAACTGTGTAATCGTAAGTTCTTCTCTCTTCAGAATCAATAAATGTGAATGCGTTACCAGAACCAACATAAGATTCGGTATTCTTTTCAGTAGATTCGACATCAATATTGATTGTTCCATTACCGATCCAGTTTGGAACGAAACGCATTGTGTGTGTAACGTCAATCTCAGTTGTTCCTGCGCCAATATAAGACTCTGTGTTCTTCTCGGTAGCAACACCTGAGTAGACAAAGAGTTGTGTGGATTCTGGTGGATTTGCACCAAATACTTCAGCAGCACCAAATGCAGTGAATAGAGATCCAGTGCCAATCTCAGATACAGAAGTTACATCAACAGCAACACCAGTTACGGAAATATTTTGTGTATTCTCTGGTGGATTGAATCCAGCAGACTCGATAGCAACACCAGAGAATGTAAACTGAGCAAAGTCTTCTGGTGGGTTTGCTCTGAACTTCTCTGTTGCTGTTCCGCTTGTTTGGAATAGCTGAATATTTTCTGGTGGGTTCGCACCAAATACTTCAGCAGCACCAGATGATGTAAATAGATTACCAGATCCGATTTCAGCAACGGATACAGGTACTGTACCAGTGCCACTGATAGTGATTGTGCCATCCTTGCTGACCCAACGTGGAATCTCGCGTACCTTGCCAAAACCACTGATAGTAATAGTACCAGAAGCAGTATATAATCCTTCTCCAAAAGATTCTGAGGCAGTTCCTCTTAGGAATAAGAAATCAAAGTCTACTGCACCATATGATTCAGTTTGTGTGAATGCTATGTCAACAGTGCCATAATCTTCGGAAGAAGTAATGGCATCAGTAATCAATCCATAATCATCTACACTTAGTAGATTGGATTGAGATACAGTGTAGTCATACGTTCTACTTTCAATCTTATCAACAATCTCAAATAGAGTTCCAGTACCAACATAAGATTCAGTATTCCTTTCAACTGCAGATCCACTGAGAGTAAAGAGCTGAGTATCTTCGCCACCTTGAGTAGTAAACTTCTCTACCGCAACACCAGAGAATATAAACTGTGCAAAATCTTCTGGTGGGTTCGCTCTGAACTTCTCAACTGCATTGCCACTAGTAGCGAAGAGTTGGATATTTTCTGGTGGGTTGGCACCAGTAGATTCTGCTGCACCAGAAGCATTGAAGAGATTGCCAACACCAATATAATCTTCGGTGTTCTTCTCAACTGCACTACCAGTAATAGATTCAGTTCCAACACCAACGTAAGATTCCGTATTCTTCTCAACAGCTGCGCCCGAGATAACAAAGATCTGAGTATTCTCTGGGGTATTTGGAGAGAATGCTTCAATCGCAGCACCACTTAGGTTGATTGAACCGAATGGTAGTACAGATTCGGTGAAGATTACTGTGCCATAATCTACTTCGCCACCAGAGAATGCACCAGCAACAGTACCATAATCAATCTCTATAAATGCGGCAGCACTGATAGAACCATAATCAACATCTAGGAACGGTACTACGTCGTTTAGATCATAGACATAGGTTCTGCTTTCATCCGAATCAATGAACTCAAATAGAGTACCTGTGCCAACATAGGATTCGGTGTGCTTCTCAACCGATGTAATATCAATATTGATAGTACCCGAACCATTCCATTTTGGATTGACCTTGACTATAGCAGCACCAGATACTTGGAATAGTTGTGTATTCTCTGGTGGGTTTGCACCAAACGCTTCTGCAGAACCATTGGTTGTGAAAGCGAAACCAAATCCAACATATGCTGGTATGAGTTTTCTGAGTTCTGAGAATACATCTAATGTTGCCTGACCAGTACCAACATAAGACTCAGTATTCTTCTCTACACTGCTGCCAGTATATGTAAAGGTTACTGTTTGTTCTGGTGTTTGAGCAACAAACTTCTCAACCGCAGTACCATTAGTATCAAATAGTTGTGTATTCTCTGGTGTCTGAGCAACAAGTTTTTCTACCGCATAACCAAATAGCTTGAGGTAATCTCTTACTACGCTACCAGCAGTCTCAAACTCAGTAGCAGCAGATGTGATTAATCCAAAGTCTTCTGTAGATCCAGCAGACTCTCTGAGATCACCATAATCAGAGAGAACATGAATAGATGCTTGAGCAACTGTGTAAGACTCAGTGTTCTTCTCAACCTTAGTAACATCAATAGAAGTGCTACCAGTACCAACATAAGACTCTCTGTTCTTCTCTACAGCTGCACCAGAAATACTAAAGAGTTGAGTTGTTTCCCCACCTTGAGTGGTGAACTTGAGGTTGCTGTACGCACCAGAAAGAGTAAACTGAGCAAAGTCTTCTGGTGGATTTGCTCTGAACTTCTCTGTTGCTGTTCCGCTAATGTCATATAGCGAGAAGTCTTCGGACGGATTAGCACCAAATGCTTCAGCTGCACCAGAAGTGTTAAAGAGATTACCAATACCTACATAAGATTCTGTATTCTTCTCTACAGCAGATCCAGTGAGATTTACAGATCCAACACCGATAATACTTACTGCGAGAGGTAGAACAACTTCGCCACTGAGGGTGATTGTACCGCCATTGTCAACAATATTCTTGCTAAACAGTTCAATAGCAAATCCAGATGTAGTCCACAATCCATAAGGGACTACTTCATTAATAAATGTGATTGAACCATAATCTTTTTCGCCACCTGTATTAGGAGCACTGACACTACCAAGATCAATGTCGTTTGTTGGTGATTGAGTAACACTGCCGTAGTCAAACTCGGTGAATGGGATGAACGAATCAAAGCTGTAGCGGTAAGTTACAGACTCTGCAGCACCAGAGAATGTAGAGAATGTACCAGAAGCAACATAGTCTTCAGTATTCTTCTCTATCGCTGCTCCAGTGAACTGGAATAGTTGAGTTGTCTCTCCACCTTGACTTGTGAACTTCTCTACGCCAGCACCAGAGAATGTAAAGAGCTGGGTATTTTCTGGTGTTTGTGCAATAAACTTCTCAACGGCAGCACCGTTAATATCATAGTAATCACTAGAGAGATAGCGATAATCTACATTAGTTGCAGACTGCGTGATGAGACCATAATCTTCAGACTCTGTTACTGCCGTCAGATCGCCGTAGGAAGCGAATAGATCTGTGACATTTCCTGCTAGTTCTGCTACATACGTCTCAGTGTTCTTCTCAACGCTCACAACGCTGATTGAGGTGCTTCCAGTACCTACATAGTCTTCGGTGTTCTTCTCCACCCCAGAACCGCTTAGAGCGAAGAGTTGCGTGGTTTCTCCAGCACCACTGGTGAACTTCAGGTTAGTATATCCATTGGAGAATACTATACTTGTTGGTGGAGATGATAATAATGATATTTCGGTTATGCCGTAGTTATCAAATCCAGTACCACTAGAAGAAGACTGAGAAATCCTAAAAATTGTTGAAGATGTTTTGGCATCATTTGGTATTACTAAAGATACACTTTTTAAGTTGTTGAATGACGCATCGTTATATGTAACAATATTTCCAACATTTGTAAATGTATTACCATTATTAATACTATACTGAAGAACTAAACTTTCTGTGGATGTATCGGGATCTTCTCCCCCGTTATTGTCATTTCCACGAATGGCAGTGAACTGGATAGTGTTATATGATCCAACATTCAAAGGTTGTAAATCTAATCTTCTCGCACCAACTCCATCAAATTTAAAGTGACTGCCAATATTAAATCCACCGTTAGCGCCTACACCAGTACCAGAACCTGATATAGATACACCAATAAAACTATTAGTGTTTATTTTATTAGAAGAAGTCGATAATGTAATAGAAACGATACTATTTCCAATATATCTTTCAGTATTCTTTTCTGCTGCACTACCAGTAATATCAAATAGCGAGAAGTCTTCTGGTGGGTTTGCGCCAAATACTTCGGCAGCACCAGAGGTATTGAATAGGTTACCTGTTCCTACATAATCTTCGGTATTCTTCTCAACTGCTGCACCACTGAGGTTTACAGATCCAACACCTTTGATGCTTACAGCAAGAGGTAGAACAACTTCGCCACTTAATGTAAATGGTACTGTTTCTGCTGGTGTTTGCTTGCTGAAAGATTCTAAACCTATACCATTTGTTTCGTAGAGACCAAATGGCGTTTCTTCAGAATCATTTACGATCAGCCCGTAATCCTTTTCCCCCCCAGCATTTGGTTGAGACACAAACCCAAAATCAATATCAGGGTTTGATACTAAACCAAGAGAACCATAATCAACTATGTTGAATGGCAGTACATTTTCAAAGTCATAGCTTCTGATATGCGCCTCTGTTGAGGCGACATCCAATCGGAGCGGACCAGAAGTTCCGACTGTTGAGAATGCTTTTACAATCTCATTAGCAGACCCACCAATCTCAAATGGAGTTCCATTACCAACCCAAGCAATAGCAACTTTAGAAATAGCAGCAGTAACTCCAGTTAACGAAGAACCGCCATAGATTGATAATAACAAAGTAGAAGCATCTGTTTTTTCTACAAACGCTACTAGAGCAGATGCTGATGAATATGTGTATCCTGGCTCCATTGCCAAGATGGTTTGACTTACATCAATACGATACCTGTCTTCTCTAACGCTTATGCCATCTTCAGCTGTTAGAGTACCGTAATCATCCGTTGAAGTCTTTGCATTAGTTATTAACCCATTATCTTCTTCAGCGAAGAGATTATCAGAAGATGATGAGTAAGAATATTTTTTAGGTTTATAGTACTTTGCAGTACCATTTACAGTAGCAAAACCAAACGCAGTATCGTTGTTTTGCTTTACTGTTATTTCTGCATATGATTCTTGTGAAGTGGCAGATACGTTAATAGCACCAAAATCCTCAGTAGATGTCGCGGGTCTGACGTAGACAAACCCATTATCTACTGAGGAAAAAGGATAACTGTCGTTACTATCGTAAACGTATGACGCCATGTATTACCAAGCCCTCTTTTAGTAAAAAAGGGGATTGCCAAGGCAGCAATCCCCAAATAATATAGAAAAGTATTCTTTTCTAGGAGATATCAGTCGAGGCTGATGTTGAGGGTGATCTTAATCTGGTCACCGTTGTTCTGAATCTCGTAAGGACCGTTTGTGAATCTCTCAGCGTACATGATTGCGCTGTAGAGAGTTACGTCACTGTTGCCAGTGAAAGCAGTGCCACCCGAGGTTAGAAGTGCTGGTGTAGTTGTGAACTCAGTTGTTGAGTTTACTTTGTAAACAGTATATGTGTTAGCAGCAACAGTACCGCCAGTAGTTGAAGTACCACCAGCAATATAGATTACGTCACCAGGCTGTAGTTGGTGTGCAACATCAGTTACAACCTTACCGAATGAAAACTCAACAGTAGGATCGGTAGCGTCCTGAATGTTAGCGGTTAGGTTTGCGCTTAGGTATACTCTGTGACCGTTGTAAGGAGAATCAGTTGTAGTGGTTCTCTCAATACCGATAACCTTAGTGTTTGCTGGGATAGCAGCGTTACCACCAGCAATCATGCCGATAGTTAGGTCATCTACACCACCGAATGAAGCACTGTTAGCAGTGGTAGGAACGGTGATGAAGTTGGTGTTGATCAGACCGATACAATCCTTAGTGCCAGCAGCACCTGCTTCACCCTTAGTGATTGTAGTGCCAGCTGAAGCAGTAGCAGCATCAAGAACACCTTGAAGTGCTAGTGGCATGTTGTTGGCGCGGGTGATGTAGTAACCATAAACGTTACCAGCAGCACCAGTGAAAGTAAAGGTTTGCTCGGGATAGGTAGCAGTTGTAGTTCCGCCTGATTGGGTGATTCCCCAACGTGAACCGTTTAGAAGAATACCATACTGCGAATCGTAATCGTAACGAGCTTCTGTGCGGTTGTTGACGCAAGTTGGGTAACCAGTCTCAATAGCTGAACCGTAACCAAAGCTGCCATCATTCTGATAAGGCTCGTAATAGGCAGACTGAGAAGGTACATCATTCTCAGCAGGAGTTGTGTCCGATGAAAATAGTTTTAAAACAAGATCTCTAGGTGCGGTATCTTCTCTATCAGCAACGTGATTGCTTTGGTTGATGAGATAACGTAGTGAGTCTAATTCACCAATATTTGGAACTAGAAGTGCCATTTAAATTTCCTCCAGGGATTTCTCTTTTTCTTTTATTTATAAGAATAGCAAAGTTGCATACATGTATTTATCACAAATGAACCTTTAATGCAACTAATAATCGTTTAACATTTGAAGCAGCAACAATCTCATATTGTAAAATATCTCCAGCATTTAATAAGCGGTCCCAGGTAGATAAATCTTCGTCTTTTCTCTTTGTTTCTGTTGGATTATTAGGACTTCCTATGTATGGTTTTTCTGTACCTGTTATGGATGTCATTAACGGATAGTTTTGATATGAACATTTTTTTATGTCCAATAAAGCATATCCAGGTTGGTCGGCAATGACTGTCCAAGAATCTATAGTACCAGTAATATCTAATGTAACTTGACCTTTTATTCCAGGAGTCATATCACCAGAACCAGCTTCGATAATAAAGTTAATAGTTCTGGTTAAATCTGCTGTAGTTGCCATAGCAACACAGAAAAACTCGGAACCTTGTGGTGGTGGTGTAGTAAAGACAATAGTATTTCCAGTGATTTGATAATCAACTTTTGGTTCTAAAATAATATTATTCAATGATACTAAAATTTGTTGTTCATTTATAGGGTAGTAGGGTTCGCCTTCTAACTTTAATAAGAAGGAGGTATTGTTATCATCAAACTCTCCACTAAAATCGTCTAGTATCTCATTTAGATATTGTAATGATTTAGAAGGAATCTGATAACTGATTCCTACCTTATATTGTTTTCTTCCCCCTACCGTAACTCTATAGTCTGCCATTAGGTTACTCCTGGAGAAACTTCTACAATGCCTTCAACAACTCTAGTTTTAACTCCAGAAGGAGAAGTTATTACAACATCATAAACATATCTTTTTGCGGTCAGGACTGATGACTGTTGCGGGGTCAAAGATAATCTAATAACACCAGATAATCTATCAACAAACTCTACACTCATGGCATGAGATGTGGTGGACGCAAAAGAACGTTTCATCTTTGCCTCCGCAGTAAATCCAGTAAGATTTAAAGGCAATCCATTGTCTTCATCGGCAATAGTTAATGTGGTGTCGAAGTTTGCGTTTTTTTCTACGGGTAGATTAATAGAATATGCAGACATTAATCCTCTGAGGTTGTTTCCTCTGTATTTGTGGTTTCTTTAATAATAATCTCTAAGGTTTCCAATCCGCCTTGCAGTTTGAGTTTATACTCTTTGAGTTTTTCTAAATCAGATTGAAGAGTTTCAATTTTTTCGTCAACTTCTTTAATCTGATTTTCAAAGTTTTGTTTTGTACTAATAATAACGTTTTCCATAAATCTAATCAAAACATTTGTGTTTTTATAACTTTAATCTTGAGGTTTGGATTTGATAGTAGATTATTTGCAGTGAACAATAATCTAACATCATTATTATTTATTTCGGCACTGAAAGAACCAAGATAAACATCACTAACTAGAGTTGCATACTCAGTTAAAAGAACATCAATATTATCATGAACTAACATGATTTCTGTTGAATGCACTCTAATAGTAGTGCCTTCATTTTCTGTAACTTGAATCAAATATTTGCAGGTATTAGTTTTATTCTTTTCAAAAGAATCAATAGCATATGGAGCAAAAGAAGAAACAAAAGAAAGTCCAGGCTCTTCGTATGAACTAACAACAATAATACCGTAGTTATCTGCAGTATTTCCAGACTGATAATATAGAATGCTTGGAGCATCAAACGGAACAGTAAAATATAAAATACCAGATTCCCTGTTAGTTACTCTTACCCCATCTGTGTAGTTTGATGATGGTGCAGTTTCTAGGGGTTCTAAAATATCTTTGGGTTCGGTTGTAATAAAGAATGGTTCACCTGCAACAGACAGATTTAACTTATAAGATTTTCCAGGAACTAACTGTAAGGTCGGTAACGTTCCTAGATCTTTATCAATGATTCTATCAACTATTCTATACTGACCGTTTAATAAGGATACATTAAAAACTGTAACTTGTTCTACATCTTCACCTAATCCTAGTTCAAGAACGTTTCCTTCGTCGTTTGATAAAGTTGGGAACTCATTATTTCCAAGTAATGTTCTTCTCTTAATATTTTCTAGTTTTCCTAGAGTGACACCTTTTTCTCGTAGTGCTAAGACTGATGCAGGATCAATCTCAAACGTCCTCCAATCATATTTAACTACACCTACATCACTGCTTCCAGATGTCTGCCCACTAAAGAAACTAGATCTTCTTACATCAAGTTCTGTAAAACCAGCATCATATCTAACGCCAGATGTCACAAATCCTTCTGAGACATATTCTCCTGGATCTGATGCTAAATCATATGTAAATGAAGTTGGTGTTGTTACAGTAACTTGGAAAAATCCATTATAACCATATGGGAAGATAGCTTCCACTTCCACCCATTGATTATTTGTCAATCCATGTGCAGTGGTTGTAGTTACTGTTGCTTTTAATGTGGTGCCATTCCACGTAGCGGAACTGACATTTTTTGTACTTCCTGTTTTTAAAACATTTAATCTGTTTCCACTTATAAGAACTGGGGAGTTAGTTGATGGAATAAGACCCTGTGTTACTGGAGAATACTTACTGATACCAGATAAAAATACCGACTCGTTTGCAATGCCAGTTCCAAGTCTTGCTGGAGAAATAATGCCAGAAACAATATTGTTGGCATTAATGTTAGTACCACTGAATACATTCCAGTTATCTGGATTGTTTGCTGGTTCATCAAGAAGAATATAAGCTATTTCTGTGTCGGTCTGATATGCAACATCTCCAGGTATTGCGATTGTTAATGCTAGTCTTTCTGCTTCGTTTGCTACTGTAAAAACGTTTACTGGATTTGCAGGTGGTAACAACTCTGAGTTGATTCTTCCGTTGCTATCCAGGAGAACAAGTTGACCAGGAGCACGACTGGTTGTTTTATTTAATCCAATAAGATTTCCTAATACCGAAGGTTTGTTGATGTAATCTCTTACTGCTTTCTGTGTTGGTAGAGCAGTATTTTTTGAACCAGTTCCACCACCTAAAGTGTCATCTGTAGAGAACTCATAGATTGGAACACCTGGGGATGCTTTTAACTGTAGTTCATCAAGAACGCCAAGAGCAACTGCTCCGCTAAAAGTAGCTTTACCAGTTCTTAAATCTACTCGGAAGAAAGGTCCAACAAAGAAGTTACCATCTTGATCAGTGGCACTTACATACGATTTTCCACTAGAAGATTCTACCGATTGGAACTCTGCTCTAGATCTGCCACCGTTTTGAGGTAAAGCAGTATAGTTGATACCAGCACCAACATATTCAAATGTGTGCCCCGAACTGTTTACTGTGGATGGAGCTCGTAGTTGAATAGCAGTATTACTTACAATCAAACCTAAATCAGAATCTGGTATTTTAGGTTGGGTGGTGAGAACAGTAATATCTGTATCTTCCTCAAATCTACTTACAATATCTACGACATATTCGACACCACTTGGGTGTGGTGGTAGATTTATGGTAGGAAACTTAATGACATAGTTTGGAAGTGCTTTTGCGTCAAATCCAGTTATTTCTATTTCTGTGTAAGTTGCGCCGCCAGTAACTGTTACTTCCCCTGTTTGACTTCCATTTAAAGTCTCATATGCAGAGTTCCATGAAATGTCTAATAATATTTCTACAATATTATCAGATAATACTATTCTGTTAACTTCTAGAGTAGTTCCATTGATATATGATTGCAGTGATGTTATAGCGGCACTGCTTGCTGGATTGGGGAGTATATGCGAATCAATGTTTAATGATTGATTGGGCTCAAACTTACCAATATCTACAGAAGACACTTTAACAAACATTCTAACTTTTGTGTTTTCTTCTTCAAAAGTTGATGTAATAATATTAGAAGGAACAGAGTTAAAGTTTGTCTTGGTAAGATTATTGATCTCAGAAACGTTACCAATAAAGAATGGATATGGATTGTTACTATATCCAATAGCTTTTAGACCTTCATTACCGAAGTTAGTTGCTGAGTTTGTGATAGATGTGTATGCTCCACTTTCACAAAGTACACCAACATCTTCAAAAACTTCAAACACCGAAACCAACTGTGCATATCCATCATTTTTTAAGTGGAAACCGATGCCACCAGAAACAACTTGTGTGAAAGCATCACACACCATAGATTTGATGGGAGTATTTGGTTCTAGTTGATCTCCATCGACTAATATGCCGCCAGCTCTAGTTTTGCTAGCATCATAAGTTTCTACGCCATTGATGACTTCACTATAACTGTCTCCTAAAACAGAAATAGCAGAGCAGTTTTGGGTGTATGGAGATAAGAAAATTCTTTCTTTTGGTGGAATAAATCTAAACTTTCTGGCACTTAAGTTTGCTGTGGGTGTGGTTACCAATACTAGTTGAGTGTCATTCGTTACCGATAAAATTTTATATGTAGTATCATTTGATGGATTAGAATCTAGATCATCAAATCTAATGAAACCGCCAGCAAAACATTGTTCGGTGAACTTAGTATTAGTTCCCGTTACAATAGGCGTGCTGGTTTGCAAAGAAACTCTGCCTTTACAAACAATACCATCTTGATCTGGATATGCTACAGCATATCTCCATGTTCTTGCGCCCTGTGTAATAACAGAACCACTAATGTGTCTAGCAGGTTCTACAAGTGCTTGTTCGCCTGTAATCGGGTTGTTTATGTTTCTTGTTTTGATGGTAAGAACATTTCCATCTAGATCGTCAACTTCCATCCATTCTTGATTCACTAGAACATATCCTGGACCAGGATTGATTCTGGGTGCATCATTTCCGTCAAGAATAGATATGACTATAGAAGTTAAGTTATCAATATTAGTTACAACATTGGAGCAATCTCCTTCAATAATAGTACCATAATCTTCCACAAACTCTGGATTATTATTAACTGTTGCGGCGTCCTGAACATATGCTTTGGCAGCAAACGAAGCTCTATTGAAAGCATATTTAGTTTCTTCAAACTCACCGACAATGTGATCTAAATTTCCTAAAGCATCGAAATAAGACTGACCAACATCGATCGAATGCATGTTACCACCATATTTTAGATCGTTGATCAATCCATCAATAAAATAACCAATATCTCTTTTACATGTTGCGTCTCCACCTTGATCTATACCATCTGGAATAACTAGATCTGGATATTCCAAAACCATTTGATTGAAAGCATAATCAATGATTTCTTGACGACGGAAAGTTAAAATATTTGCTCCATCTTTAAATATGCCATCAACTCTTTTAAGTGTGTGACCTGGAAATAAGTTGATTACTGTTTCTGTGGGACTTATTTCTCTATCAGCTCCTGTGTTTAAAACACCAACACCTCTTGATGCGTCTGATGGATTTGAAACATCACCATAGTTATCTCTAAAAACAAGGTAGTTGATATAAGATCCACTCGTTACCCAAAGAAAATCTTCCCCATCATTTAGAGGTCTAACAATAGTTTCTCTTAGGTTATCTCCAACTATAGATGTACCTTTGGGAACATAGATAGGATTATCTTCATAATACTCTCCAGAGAACATTCTAATAGTAACGTTACCATTAGTATTTCTAGCGATCTCACATGCCTTTTTTAAAGTTTTTACTGAGTTTCTTACCGATAATCCATTTCTATCATCACTACCATTTCTGTTTACAAAAATAACTGTGCCAACTTCTTCTTCACTAAGGGGAATAGGAATGCCCCACCCACCAGAGGTTTTTGGTCCGTAAAGATTTCTAGATGTAGTATCGATATAGAAATCGTTTATTTTTCCTACAGTGCTAAGAGGAGCTCCTGATCCAGATAAGAACTGTTCCGACAATGAAATAGGTTCTGCCCAATCACCTTCTGTTTTTGGACCGTATAAATCTCTTGAAGTTAAATCAAGATAATAGTCGTTGTTTTTGCCTAAAGAAGAACTTGGTTCTCCTGATCCAGAAAGAAGTTGGGGTGATAATGAAATAGCAGCTAGATCCCAACCAGTTTCTGTCTTAGGACCAAACAAATCCTGTGTAGTTGTTTTGATGTAAAAACTACCCAGAACACCATCCGAAGGAGTTGGATTTGTTTCTCCGAATAAAAGACCTTTAAAGTTTATTGGTTCTGTTGGCCAAACATTATTTTCTTTTGGACCAAATAGTTCTTCAGTTACAATATTTAAATAAAAGTCACCATTAGTTCCAGTTGTATTTTCTGGATCGGTTGGTCCATTCAAAAATAATCCCGATGTAGGATCGAGAGAATTTCCAATGGCGTTGATAGCCGATACTATATCAGTTTGAGCAGTAGTTAGTAAACTGAGATCACCAATATCTCCACCTATATCATTGATTACTTGACGTTGCTGCTCAAACGTATAGTTTTTTAAGACTTCTCTAAGTGCCATGTTCTTTTATAAACTCTCGTAGAAGGGATTTTATTTCTAGCATTTCATTTTTCAATACCTCAATATCAGAGTTCATCTGAGAAAGATTCAGATTATTTCTTCTGATACGTCTAGACTGTTCAAATACTTCTTTATCAGTATTTATAATCGCTCCTGTATGCCTGTCACGATAAAGGTTGTCATAACCCTCTACAGGAATATAATCTTTCATTTTTAGTACGAAGCAACGATTCTTATATCTTGAATCTTTGGCACAAAAACTGGTTGAGAACTTCTCATTACAATTTTTATACCATAAGAAGAAAACTCATTTAATGCAGATACACTATACTTATATTCTTTATAGGAAGATTGAGATTCTAAGTAAGGAGCAGTTGTGTTTTCCGAAGAAGCTAAAACAGGAACATCTGGTTTTCCAGTTTGATTGAATGGAATCCAATCTAGATCATCAAAGTTATATTGGGAAGATATATCTTTTGTCTTATAGAAGACTAAAATATCATCGGAGTTGAATACATTTGCAGTTAATCTTACATCTACTGATGTAGAAGCATTTTCGATTACTATTTCTTTAGTAGTGTATTCTGCCAGTGACGATGTGTTGCTACTGGAAGTATCTGGTACAAATAGAACGCCAGGTGTGTAAGAAACTTCTTTTATTTCATAATATGCTTCAGTTCCAGAAACTATTCCTTGGTATGAGATTAAATCTCCTACTCTAAAAATATCTGCTTCTTGAGTTGCTATTGCCGTATCTTTTCTTGCGTAAATAGTGCCAAATGTAGCAGATGCAGTATAGTTATTATTTAATGGTTTTTTATTGTTTGCTACAGTTAGTTCTTTTTTCGATGCATCCCATCTAATGATTTTTCCTTGGATTAATCCAGAATATTTTTTCGATACATCAGTTTTTTCAATAACAACAATATCAGTATCTACAACAAAAGTTGGGGAAACTTCGATGGGGGAAGAAGATCCTACTAAAATTGATGTATTGTTTGGATCATTTCTGAAGATCAATGTTTCTGATGGTTGGAACAATGTGTCGGTTGACATTTTTACATACAACTGACCAGCATCATATTTGACAATAGTACCAACAGCTTTGCTAGTAAATCCAGTAACAATCGCTGGGACTGATGGATTTCCGACATCTATAGAAATGGGGTCGCTAGAAACAACTTGGAATCTATATACAGGATAGAACTTTAAAACTTGATCTCTTCTGCCATATCTATCTTCATAACCAGTTGGATTTTCAATAATGTTATTTACAAGTTTTACAGAACATAGACGAAGATCGATTACAGGGGATAAGAAAGAAGATTCAGAAGACATTTCGATCTTATATGATAAAGATCTATCTTCCACAGAACTATTCTTCAACTCATTTAATCTAGACATGACAACTTTTTGATTGTCAAAGTAATGCTCTTCATTCAAGAAAGTCTTTTCATATCCATCATCTTCTGGTGATTGAGAATATGTGGTATAGGTTACAGAAGAAGAATCGACAGGAACAATATTTGTTGTTTTTATCTTTGATACTATTTCTGTGTTATCAAAAGACAAGAATCCAACTTGAGGATATGCCTTCTCAAACTTTTTATTATGAGTACATTTTACTACCGAACCACCACCAACTAATGAAGATGTGGCAGGTATTTCAGATTTAATATTATAGAAGTTTACACCACTGTTATAAACTTGGAAATAACTATTATTTAAGTAATCATCGGAAATGCCAGCAATAGTGGAAGCATTTTTAAATGATACATAAGATTTTCCACTACCTTCAAAACCATTATGTCTATGATTAATCTTGACTATTGATTTATTATTTTTAAACAGTTGCGAAGTTGCATTTGTAGATGCAGAAGAGTCTGTTTCTATAGGACTTGAATCTAATAACTCATAACCCAAATCTTCATTTGTGAGTTCGATAATGCCACTCTTTGAAGTATCAAACTGAGCTCTATACAAAGTAAACTTAATATCTTCAAAAATATCTTCCACCCAACTATCAATATTTTGAGAACGGAATACTGATCCTAGCAATGGTTGTGATGTAACTGCTGAATTTGTTGAAACTTCTATTCCACCCAACTCAGAAGTCCATATCGAATATTCGATGGAATCACTTTCTACAACAAAAGCATATTCCGTGTTATTTTGCAAGTAAACTGGATTTTCAAATTTAAATCTAGTTGGAGTGGTTGAATCTGTTGCCACAGAAGATCCAGGATCGGTAGCAACACCCATGCGAATAGCGGGGGTATCTATTGTCAAAATAGATTCTATCACCGCCCCACTGGGCGATGTCCCGCTTCCTGTGATGATAACTGAAGGTGCTTCGGTATATCCAGATCCATTTACGATCAATGAAGCATCAAAAATATTTCCTGAGTAAACTTTGACGGATCCAGTGGATACAGATTCTCCAGGCAACTGAGGACTTTCAATAGTTATGTTTGCAGTTTCATAACCAGAACCCATATTTTTAATATAAAGACCAGTTATTCTTCCAGAATCTTTTGCGATAGTAACATTTAAATCTGTGTTAGATGCGGCATTGAAAGCACTCAAAGAAGCAAAAGTTAGTTTTTCGTTTTGCTTATATTCAGTACCGTTATGATTTGATAGAACCAGCGTATAAACCTGATCATTGCTTAGTGTGAATCTATTTTGTGTATCTACTGGAAGTTCAGCTCCATTTCTATCGATGATTGTTTTTAGAGGACCAGAAGCACCAGATTCGGATCCAACAGCGTTTTCATCCTTCGTCAGTTTTAATACACCATTAGTGTATATTTTAATGTATGTATCTGGTAGAAGTACAGATTCTGTGCCAGGAATGATATAGTTTCCTGGTTTTCCAGATTCAATATTAGTTAAATAAACTTTTACTGGAATGTTGTTACTTTTTTTATTAAAGAACAAATCAATTCCAGTAACAAATACTCCACCAGGAGTATTTTCAATCTTAAATGACTGAGAAATAGGATTTGGTTTTACTGATGCTCCATCTATAGTTTGCACTCCTTCATCTGATCTAAACTTGGCAGGATATGTCGAAACGATGGATGATGGCTGTTGAGGTAAAGAACCAGTAGCATAGTAGTTTACTTCAGTGTAGGAATCTACTGAAGTATCATTTTTCCCTTGCTGATTAGTTGTGAATCTGATTGTTTTTATTCCTGTTGTAAACTTCAGGGAGTTTAAGACTCCAGATTGCTCAGATGTATCATAAGTAATGCTATCTAATGAACCTCCCCATAAAGATAATGGTTGTGGTGGTAATCCATTTGGTATTACGATTAATCCACTAGCATTTCCGTTTTCGTCTGTAGTAATGCTAGAGGTATTTAAGTTCGTAAATGGTCCTACACTATTTCCAGCTATTCCAGTGAAAGTGTAATCTTGCGCTACCCATCTGTCTATGTTTTTGTTATCCATGAAAACATAGAACTGTGTATTGGGTTTCATTCTTTGTAGAACAAAATACACTGCATTTGATCTGCAGATAGGTTGTATATAAGTGCTTCCAGTTCCTCTGCCAGATTCATTGTTTTGTGGACTGATATTTGATGAAGTTGCAATCGTAGCAGATACTGTATTTGCTAAAGATGTCTCGCTACTCAAAGAAGACAAAGCACTTGTGGTGAAGAATACTCTTTGAGCACCAATCCAGTTGACTATAAAGTTGTTGTATATACTTTCATATCCAAATCTAGGATCAGATTTAGAATAAAATACCGAGAATATTTTTGAATCATTGTCTAAAATGATTGGTTTGGATCTTTCATCGTACCATTGATCAACAGATGGAGAAATGAAAGCATCTCCAACATATTGAAGAACTACAAATGGATTGATGTTTGTAGTTGTAGTTGCAAATGAGTTTGATATAAACGAAAGTTCACTATAATCTAAAGTTAAAATGTTGCCAGATTTTTTGTAACCGTTTGTTTTTCTCTGATCTTCTCTGGTGAACACTTCTCCTAACTTCAACGAAACTTCTCTTGAAGTTGGTCTTAAAACAGATTGTTGAGTATCAATAGAACATTTGTATGATGAAGAAGAAACATTTCCAAAAGAGTGATTTTGGAAATTATCTACTGCAAATCCACTCTTAAATCTATCTAATCCTAAATCATCTTTGATTTGCATGTTTAATGCTTGTTGTTCAAGCATACTGAGAAGGGTGTATTCTTCTAATCTTTCGATTCTTTTCTCTAACTTCCCAATATCTCTCATCGTATAGCGACGATTATCTACTGGAATAATGCGAACGTCTTTTGGTGATAATGTATAAGCAGGAATATAAACATAGTATAAAGGAATCGAATCTTCCACATCCGATGGTTTTGATGGATTTAAAGACGAGTTTCCTTCTTTCACGAAGAAAGATCCTTTTTTGTTCAAGAAGACACCATCGATTCTATCGAGATACTGATTTGTATTGAACGATATGGTGTATTCAATATTGGAATCTATAGCAGGAGTGCTAGAAATAATCCCACCCGATTGAATAAAACTCGTGGCATCTTGAACAGATAATAGAGAAGTATCTTGATAACCAGATATAATAGCAGTACTATCAACTTTAGGTCTAAAATCAATAATATCCCTTAGTGCTACTCTTCCATATACAGATGAGTTGAAGTATGGAATCTCATCTAATGGCAAACCAGATTCATGAGAATAAGAATCAATCGTACAGAAATCTCCTTGGGAATGCTCAAAATAATCAAAGGTTACTAATAACTGCCCAGAAGGAGCTTCAAATCCAGATTTTAAGATTATTCTGGAAACATCATAGAAAGTATCTCTTTGTCCGTCATCAAAAATATATCTTTCAGTAACATCAGTTCCAGAAACTAGATTTCCTGCAGAATCTACAGATGGTGGAGAAGCAATAGATCCTTCAAATATCTTGCTTAACTTGTAAACATCAGAATAACTGAGAATATCGTTGCTGTCGGAATCATAATCATATCCTCTTATTGGTATAACTTTATCGCCAGGAGTAGCTATAACAACTCTCTTATTTTTGATCGCAGTTTTTAATCTCGCTCTTGCTTTTGAAACTTCTATGGTAGCAGTTAACTTTAGTTTGGGGAAGTTTGTAGTGGTGCCAAAAAAGTTTAATGGCAACGTAATAGTAACGCTACCAGCAGTCAATCCTGTACTATCGTCAGTTGAGTTTGCAATAGTTACCTGACTACTAGTTAGATAAATGATATCTCCAGTTTCTACTGTAGTTGCACCTTTTTTATCTAATACTGTTATGATAAATGCTTCGGGAGAAAAAGATACAAATCTTTGGGTTCCAAATGGTAACTGAGCAGCAAATGTAATACCACCGCCAGAAGTAGAAGCAGTTGTGACAAAATCTCTTCTGAAATAATATTTAATTTTGGAGTCTGCAGAAGTTTCTTCAATAGACTTTAGATTCTTTGATCCTGTTGGTATGATTAGCGAAGAATCTGTAGCGTTTACGATTTTTGGTCTGATTCTTATGACATTTGAAGCAGTGACATTATCTAACAGAACACCATCCAAATATACTCTAGATCTAACCAAACTTCCTGGATTAGTTACGTATTGAACAATAGAACGTACTAGTTTATTATTTGAATCTGTGTATTGAATAATATCACCTTGAATCAAATCTTTTGATGGATCTCCAGAAAAACCAGAACATTCTAGATATTGTAATCCTTTACTTCCAAAGAATGTAAAATCTGTTAAGATTTTTGAAGTAAAATATTCTGAATCTTGATTAACAACATCACATGTAAAAATATTACTATTTCCTACGCCAAACGTAGAATGAATCGATTTTACATTTTCTGCGGAATAGTTTACAACAGTATTTCTGTATAAAACTGGTGTTAGTCTGGCAAAAGTAGTTGGTGATGTCGCAGAGTTAACACTTATTGTTGGTGGAGCATTAAAGGTTTCCGAAACGAGATTTCTGTCTAAAATATCGATTTTATAAATGCTACTACCTAGAACATTGATTTTAATAGCAGAATCACTGTATGAAACTCCATTTAGCAAAACAGTTGATGTTGTAGAATATCCGCCGCCTCTTTCATTGACAATAATATGCGAAAGAGTATTTTCTCTGGCGATTCTTCTGGAGTTTCCTATTTCATCAGTTATAGTTTCTCCAGGAACAAACTGCCCAGATAATGTCCTCACAAATAAAGTATTTACAGAGGATAATCCATACGAAGAAGATCCTTCGATAATACCATATGCATTACTACTCAATCCAGTTACATATTTTCCTGGAATGAAAACTGTTGGTGTTATAGGAGTATCAACTACTATTTTTGTAAAAAATACTGGATTGAAGTAAGATAACTGGAAAGTAGTATTATAAGTAGGTTGCGACAATAGCGCGACTGCAGTAGCTCCAGATCCTGTTGTTCCCGTGAATGATATTGTGGGAGCAGTGATATATCCAGATCCAGGATTTGTTATGTTTATGGATATTATTTTGCCATCAACAATAATAGGAGTTCCTTGTGCATTGACTCCACCACCACCAGTAAACACTACGGTTGGTGGATTTGAAGATGAATAGTTGTTGCCACCATTGGTTACTAGGATTGATGTTAATCCACCATTAGCGGATGATCTTCCTTTAGAAAGAATAATATCACTATCTGGATTGAATCCAACTCCACTTTTAACAAATTTAAAATCTTTTGGCTTAGCTACACCAATGACAGGAGTAATAACTGGATTGTAATCAACTACATATCCATATGCAAATATAGTTTGTGGAGTTGTGGTTTGGAAAGAATATTGCCTTGCCTCAGACTCTGTTAAGAAAAATCTTCTTCTTTTAGTGGTGTCAGATTCGTCATATTCCTTGATCAATAGTTGTAGATCACTCTTGTTTCCAGCAATAGTCAACTCAAGGAATAACTGATTGTATTCTCCATTTTCATCAACTGAATCAGCAATATCTGGTCTTGCTACAATCGCATATGATAAAAGTTCTACGCTACCAACTAAAGTATCTGTAGCAGTTGTTTGCTTTGATTGGATATACCAAAACTTTTCAAAATTGCCTCCAACAAGACCAAAATCACCGTTGTTTGGAAATCCTACAACAGGGTGCTCTTTTTTTAGATATACTGTCATTACTCCTTTATCTGGAGTAAAGTATTTTCCTCTGCGGATTAAAGTTTGCTTTTCTTCTTCGCCGTCTGTTATGGACTCGGTTGAGTTAAATCCTAGACTACCATCATTAAAAACTGAGTTTAGATAAATTGTTGGGTATCCAGTTAAATCTTCCCCCTCAGAGTTTAGAGGTATGCTATTGTAAACGTTAGTAATCTTATACGAAGATAATGGATTGATTTTTATTCTATTGTCTTCTTTTTTTAAGGTATCTCTTGCTTTACTAACTTCAATATATTTTGTATTTTTATTTACGATTTCATATCCTTTAACATATGCTTTTCCAGCCCCAATGCCAGCAACCATTAATCTAGAAGCCTCATCTACTGTTCTAGTTATTTCTTCATTAGTTTCTGGATCGGTTGGACCATTAACTAATCCAGTCTCAGAGTTTAATGGATAGATACCATCGTTATTATCTTTCTTGTAATACTCTCTTAAATCAACTGGAAAATTTTCTACGACATAATCTCCAGATTCGTCAAAAGTTCTTCTTGCTAAAGTTTCTTCGATTAGACTGTAATCTGCGGGTTTTACTAACCTTTCAATATTGCCATTTTTAATAGAAACTAACTGAATAAAGTTAGAATCTAAATCTGAATCATAATCATATGTTTTGAGAACTAAATCTATTTTTACACGATGAGCTCCAGGAGCGGATTCGTTTGAGAATCCACGAGCATTATCATATAAAGATGGATCTTCATTTGGAGTTATGACAGATTCTTCAATAATAAATCCAACTTTTACAGATGGAGAGTTGTAATACTTATCTACTACGACTAATTGTTCTGAGTTAGTGACAAAAAAACCATTTACAAAATAAACACCTTGTTGCACTTGTACAGCAGATGCAAATCCCATAGCAGGACTATCTATCTCTGTAGTTTTTTTGGTATCATAGTCTAAAATACTAATACGATTTGGTAATGCACTTCCATCTGTTCCAACGACCAAAGTAGGACTGTCAGATAATCCGACAACTTCCAGAGTTTCTCCTTGTCTGAAAGTTTCTTCGTTTCTACTATTACCACTATTTAAATATTTCACATAAAGAATATCCGATTCCAAATCATTGCCATACCCCGTAGCAATAACTGTAGCTTGTACTCCAGATGTTGTTCCAGTGAGAGTAAAGTTTCGTAGTAGAGAAATATCATATTTTTGAAATGAAATAACTCCATTTACATTAACAGCTACTTCAGAAACAGAAGACAACTTAACATAGTTTAATCTGTTATTATACGATACTTCTCCTGGTACTACGAGATCTCCTTGTTTGAAAATATGTCTACCAAAACTTTCAATTTGATTTTGTAATATGGATTGTAGATTATTTAACTCTCTGGTTTGAATAGAGTATCCTGGTCTAAACAAGACTCTATAAAAACCCTTTTCTGGATCAAAATCGTCATTATATACTTTATTGTTGAGATTAATATTTTGGAGCATTGTACAAACTTCTACTGATTATGTTATATGTAAAATGATAAATCAAAACTCAATTACTAACTTAATGTCTTCAATCTGATCTGGGGCTCTAGAAATAGTTCTTCTGTTTTCTAGATATAGAATCTCACCTGAACGAGGTTGAACCTCTGGCAGAGCAAGACCATTCTCAAAGTTTATTCCCAACACATCAGTATCAAATGATGTGTCAACCGTTCCTGAAATGCCAGATCCACCTAGTTCTACGGGAGCAGAAACAGCATTTGACCCATTAGAGGCAAATTTTCTCACCACACCAGTTGAATCTCTGTGGTAATCAGAACTCTGGAAGTATTTTAACACACCAGATGTAGTGCTATTCTCGTCGGTGGTCCAAGAAACGACTGTACCGTATGCAGTTCCACCGCTTACTGTTTGTTGAATGACTTCATCCTGAACGAAGTTTCCAGAAACATTCTGCAACTTGACGGCGTAAAGACATTGTGCAGTATCTGCCAATAGAGCAGAAGATGACTGATAGACCTTTGGATCTGCAACAATACCGATTCTTCTGAAGTCATTGTCAACAGGGAAATCTCCCTGTCCTTCTGCATATGTTAAACGAACATTGAGCATTACTCTCTTGGAGTTTAACTCATTGATTAAATCGGCACCATGACCGCCTTGAGGTGGAATAATAACATCTAAATCTCCTTGAACGTTTGTAACACCAGTAGCTAACGTAGAGAGATCTTGGGAGGTATAGATAAACGCTGGGTCAATGATTACACTTGCATAGGAGTAATCACTTCCAGCAGCGACTACATCAACTGCAGAAATCGAACCAGATCCATTTGTTGTGATTTTTACTTTGCCACCTGATCCATCACCTCTAATAGGTGAGTAGAAAACAGATGAAGGAGGCCAAGCAGATCCAGGATCTCTGATTAAAACTGTAAAGATAGATCCATCTACTGCTGCTGGTCCTGCATAATCAACGATTGGCATGAAATCAGTTGAAAGGAAGCGAATAACATCATCAGTGGGAATAGTGTATAGATATTTCCAAGAATAGTTACCGTTTGGTTCTGTATATACGCCAGTAGAAGTGCTATATGTTCCTTCTCCTGTTTGTAGGAAACTATTTGTTTTGGGTTCGTAAGTTACGTTAGCACCATTGCCATTTTTTAAACAAATAAAGACTTCATAATGTCTGTTTCTGCAGAAATATTTTGCATCTTTTAGTGCAGTAACTCCAGTAGAAGATGGAGTTCTTACCGAATAATCTGGTCTCCAAATGTCAAAAACAGGATTTACGATGGGATCCCAATCGTATCTTCTGATCACAGGTCTGCCGTATGAAGAAGTAATCCTCTTCATAGCAATCATATCGTCATATACCGTATATTTGTCTTCTTGGTTGTCGTATGGAACAACTGGAATCTCATCAGTTGCAAAACGATATACGCCAGTTTTGCATTGAGCGCCAGAAGTGTCACCAATCAAAGTAGCACCGTTTACTGGAACAGCATTAACCGTTGGTCCTACGTTATAGAGTAACAAGCTATTATCATAAACTGCAGCGACTCTTGCCTTAAATACTGCATTAGATAATCCAGGAGTAACTCCTTGGACATAAACAAACTCATTTACCTGAAAAGCAGAAGAGTTTTGAGAATAGATTTCTAAGTAAGAATACCATCTTTCTGGTCTACCCAAAAAGAAATACATCTTAGAACGGTCAGAAGATGAATCTGTAGATCCTTCTGATAAAGATTCTAAAAATTGTTTTGCGTTAAATATTCTAAACTTATCAGAAATAATAGGTGCCATTTGTTACTAGATCCCGTAGGTTGTTAGATTCGGTATATTTATATTTATACCACTATTCTAATGTAAAAGTTCCTGTTCTTGTCAATACTATTGGTTCTTCTATGTCCAAAAATCTTCCAGGATTGACATAAACATAAGAATATACATTATATAGAACAGAATCAATCACAACTGGGAACAATACATCAATAGGAACAGTTGTTGTTCTCAAATAAGATCCCGCATCGTGTGTTTGTGCTGCTGTACCATTTATTCCACGTATAACATCAAGAAAACGATCGGTTAACTTGCTGGAATAATAAACCAACTCATCTCCTATTAACAAAACTCCACTTGATGCGAAGGGTTTGGTTGGCCAATGCTCCGCTGTAACATCCCCAGAAATGTAAATAACATCATCATCAGAATCGATTCCAATATCCAACAATGCTCCATATTCCGTAACACTATTTCTTCCAATGTTCCAATAATCTTTAGATTGAGTATAGTTTGATTCTGATTTTATTTCAAAATCACCGATTGTTAGATTAGGATAAAAATTAGATAACATTTCTATTGTCAAAGCAGATGCATTGTTAAACCCAACGTCTGCAAACTGCAGTCCATTAAAATCATAATATCCGAGAGGAGATCCAAGTTGTTGTTGCCCATATCTTCCAAAATAATCTTCATCTCCATAAGAATCTACAACTCCACTTTCCACATAAGCAGTTTTTACAGAAGAATGTTCTAATGTAGAAATAGATTCTACATTTTGTAATGGCGTTTCTAAATGTATTCTGATTATAGATTTTATATCACTAAATGAAGACATATTGGCACTGAGATTCATGATAATGTTTATTTTGGTTTCTTTCCAACCAAAATCATCACCAGCACTCTTTGTTTCTGGGAAAATATATTCTATATGTTGGTAGTCAGAAGATAATGGAGATACAAATGGAATAGATGTGTTGTATTTGTTTACCGTTAATGTAGGAATATTTACCGTTATTTGTTGGAATAGATTTATACCAGTGGAAACAAAGGGACTTATGGAAAGACTGGTATATGTATTTGTCAAATTTTCACTAGATTTTACTATGTCATATCCATATGATATGTAAGTTTTTGGCGAAGTTAAATAATCACTTCCTCCCGATAGTAAGACAATATCAATTATTTCTCCATTATGCATAATAGCATATGCCTTAGCACCACCACCTTGAGCTGGAGATATTATACTACCACCATCATCTTTTACTGGTTGTGGAATGAAAACAATCTCTGGACAATCTTCATATCCATACGCATTTGGTTGTGGAAAAATATCGGTTTGTACATATTCATCATAATCTTTTTTATTCCAAGTTAAAGATGTTATTTGTCCATAGGTATCAGAATCTTCGTCAGTATTTACATTTGCTATTACTAACAAACCTTCCCCTTTCTGAGGATTATTATAAGAAGATACTTCAAACTTGGCATAATAGTTATTGTTTACATCATCAAAATCTCTATATTGAGTTTTGAAAGCTTCAGTCGGTATCGAACGAATAGTGCGATATTCTTCTTCACCATCTATTTTAATCAAATCATTCAGTTCAATGTTGTCATCATAAATTTGGTTGCGAGAAGTACCTATTAACCACCCTGGTTTGATTTTATTAATAATATCAATAGTATCGTCATTTTCCTTGAAATCTTCTACTGACAATACTTTAAAATCAGCTATATAAACATCAGTATTTCCGAAGTTAGTTCTGATTTGTCTAACTATTAGATTATCACCAAACTTTATTTTTCTGTTTATAGCAGATTCTACTGTTAAAACATAGTTCGTGTTTTCTTTGCTAACTTTTATTAATCTAGCACTTGCTAAAACATTAAACGAATCGTCAACCGCATCTACAACGCAGTTCACATATTCTCCATAACCGTAGTTCAGGTTTATTTGAAACTGACTTACTGTTATGTTATATCTGTTTAAAAATGGTGTATCTTCAAATCCAAAAGCAGTTGCAAACTTTGCATAATCTCTACCGTAAAGATAGAAAATATCTATTTTAGCATTTTCTTGCAAATCCTCTGAAAATGTTATAGAAGAACCATTTATAAAATATGATTTGTTTCTTCTCTGTAAAACATTGTCTACAAATACGAATAGACTTCTTTCGTCGTCTATAAAAACACTCTTTCGATTTAAAACGGATCTTAAAATGAAAGGTCCAGTTTTTTTGATTGGTATTAGATATCTATCAATATCTAAAGAAATGTAACTACTAACTCTATATGCAAAAAATGATTGTGGTATTTCTTCTTCTATTTTTGGAGCTTCTGTGAATACTAAAGTGTTTGGTGTGACAGTTCTATTAATATAATATGATTTATATAAAGGTATTAATGGAGTTAATCCTGGAACTTGAAGAACACCATCTAGAGAAACAAAAAGATTATCATTTGAACTTAGTACCACGGGAGTATCATCTTCGTAATACAACTCAAACTCATATTTTACGCCATCAAATTGATCGTTGATGTTTTTTATTTTTCTGAAATATTCTGTATTTAATGTTGTATCCTTAAATCCAACATATCTTCCTATGAAAGATTGAGCTTTTGTATCAACTCCTTCAACATATTCCGCTGATGATATAGGATCACCAAAAACACTTCTATTGCCAAGCGGAGCTTGTGAGAATATTATTTGTGTTCCAGAAACTGTATAAGCAATATTTGGTTCCTGTAAAATACCATCTAAAGTTATAATCAAGTTATTGACATTTGATACATTCAATGGAAGATTAGAACTCTTCAATTTCATAGTAAAAGTTTTTGTACCAGCTCGATTTCCATTGCTGTCAAAATAACCGTTGAATGGGGGATCCAGGTAAAAATCATATGATATAGTTTCTGCACTATCATATTCTAAGGGTAATATCGACCCCTTTCCTCGCATAACATTTGAATCCCTAGTTATTGCGATAGTTTCGGTTATTTTAACAGTTGTACTTTGTACTGTTACTATTCTATCGCTAGATTCATCATCCCATAGTTGAAGTAGTCTAACTGTGCTGAATGTTGATTTTTGGGGGGATTCTACACTGGCGATTGAGCGAATATTAACTTCACCGAATGACACAAATCCAGCTGGATGAGTAGTTTCTTTTATTACATTTCGCCAATCATTAACTTGGGTGTCCGACTCAATAACATAAGAATAGTCTTGATAGAAATAAGAATCTGCCAATCTTTGAGATAAAGACCCGAGTTTAGACCTATCAGAAGAATAATATCCTAGATTATCATAATATGATTTTATATTAGGATATAAAAATCCTCTCAACACCGATTTTACAGATCCTTCACTTTTTTTAATAGAACCAACAATAGTTTGATTTTCATTAAAAACTCCAGAAATAACATCAATCTTTAGAATATTTGACCTTTCTCTCCACCCATACTTTAATACTTTTCCTTTAGCAACTTCTATATCTCCAACATACTGAGAGATTATTTCTCCTTCTAAAAAGTCGCCAGTAAAATCTTCTAATATTAGAAATGTGGGAGTGTAAAAAGATCTTGAGATAGATAAATCATTGTTATAACCTTTTCCATTATCTATCAGTTTAATCGATTTTAATGTGCCTATGGTATCACTATAGGGATAAAGTTCTACACCAGTTTCAATAATCTTAACAGTTGGTTTATATGTGTAACCAGATCCTTTATTGATCACAGTGATTGAAACAATAGATCCATTTTGATCAGTCTTAACATCAAATTCTGCAAATCTTCCATCACCGTCAGTAACGATTGCGATTGGATGAATGTAGTTTTGTCCAGCATTTAGTATTATTAAAGAAGCTATATTTTTTCCTACAGAACTCCAGTTAACATCAACTATACATTCATACTCTTTATTTGGAGAAATACCTTTTATTAAAGGTAACTCAACAAAACCAGATCCTGAATTTGTTATATTAACGGATTTTATTTTGCCAATAGCGGACTTTGATGTAGTTGTATAAGATATATCACCAGATCCATCATACAATGGCAAAGAATCTACATTGTAAACAAAACTGGTGTCAGTGACATATGAAATAGTTTTAGATCCCTGTAAAGGATCTGAGACTATTTTCAAATAACCACCATCAGGAGAAGTCTGACCCGATTTATCATAATAAAAATAGTTTCCATACTCAATAGGTTTTTTTATGGTAGTATTCAACGGTTCAGTCTGCTCTCCATAACCAGTTTTAATATCAATATAAGATCCAGGATAACCAGGAAGAATATCATTCTTTGTTACATTATTTGGTATAATATTATAGTTTCCACTTGGCGAAAAATCTATAAAAGAACCAATCATTGAGTAGTGATTAGTATTAAACTTGTATTTGTAAAAACTTTGTATATCTATGATTGGATTTTTTGACCAATTTTGATTATCCAAAGAAAACTCAAACTTGTAGTTTGGATCCTCTAATATGTCAGAAACAGTAACAACTTTTGCTGGAGAACTTTGGTCAAAAAAGGTCATGTTGCTCATCAGTTTTTTTATGCTGAAGAGAGACGAATCAACATCAAAATAAACTTCTAAAGTTTCATTTTCTCTATCATATTCATTTACATATGGAGATCCTGTTTGATTTCCTATCTTAAAATCTTTTTGTAGTAAAAATCCAGACTGATAAACAACTACTTTTGCCAAATCAAAATGATTTTGGGCAATAGTATTTTCTTGAGCTCTGGATACCGTCACATATCCTTCATTTGCATTGATAGATGTAATCTTCACAAGTTCATCGTTTATCTTAAGTAAGTTGTTTTGTGATAACGATTCTAGATTGTCTAAAAATAGTTTAGTATTTGTAGTGTGGAATCCTACGTGCTCGACCTCTGCTAAAAATGATCTAGTATTACTAGAGTTGACTTGTCTTCCGATTGAAGATGCATTAACTGTTAGTATATCACCTTTTTTATAGAACTTACCTTTACTAGTAATAGCAAATGATGTTACAATACCATTAGTGACATTAATAGTTGCTTTCGCATTATTTGGGTTATTTGGATTGCCAATAATAATATTTCCATCCAGTTTTCTACATAGATTCTGATCTGCAAAAATAAGTTCTATATTGTTATAAGTTGCATCTCCACCATTTGCATAATCTCCCTCAACATTCGATACGTTACCTTGTTGATCATAAACATAGTATCCACCGCCATTTAAGATCTTCAATGAACCAACGCCATTGTCTTTTAACTGTTTTTCGATAACTAACGAAGGAAGCTTAACTTTCTGGTATATTCTTCTTCTAACATAATATTCCGTTGTTTTCTCGCTATCATCTGGATTTATGTCAACATTTACTTGATCACCCTCTGTAAGTAAATGATTTTCATCTGTTGTTGCTACTGCAATTTTGTCATTCAAAAATGTTATTTCTATATTATTGTGTAAATATCTAATAGTGGATACTTGCGAGTTTGAAGTATCAAAAATATTAGAACTTCTGATCAAATATTCATCATCAACAATAAACTCACCGCGTATCACCTTAACGATTAGAGTGTTTCCTCCCTGCAATGATTGTAAAACTTCTCCTTTTGCTTGTTCACTTAAAACCAGAGATCCTGGTGGAGTACTGAGCGGCGTTAAAGTTACTGCCGCACCATTCTGTGTAGTAGAAACTTTAAAAGATGTCGCTTCTGCATTTATAACAAAATATGGAGTATCTTGTAAGACATTACTGAAAGATTTGGTGAAAATGATCCTTTCGCCATTCTCAAAAGGATTTTGTGGCAAAAATATTGCATTGTTTTCTACCTTTTCTACTCCAGCTTGCTTCCCATTAGATAAAGTAACTACAGAACCCGAAGTAAAGAACGAAGAGGTATTTAAAAGTAGTGATGCAACTACTATATTACTATAAAGTTTATTAGTGTCATCAAAAGATCCAGAAACATCAGTTAATACTATATTGGTGTCATTTGTTACATCACCTAATATGGTGCCATATGCATTTGTGTTTTCTTGATAAAGTAGATTGTTCTTAAAAAGATACGCTGTGTTTTTTGTCGATATTTGTAAGCACTTGTTTTCAACCGAATGTAAAGACAATACATCTTTACCTTCTACCTCATTAACTGACGCAAAAACTTCTTTAGTATATGGTTGATTTTGATAATCAAAATATAATGTATTGCCATTACTAAAAATGTTATTAGATTCTTTTACTGTAATCCCACCTACAGATCCCGAGTTGATTTCTTCTACTTTGGCTATTATTGGCGTGCCGTTTTCTGGCGTTTCTCCAGTTTTTATTCTATTAATATTTCTTGGGATATCATTTTGGGTTATTTTTTTGTAGTTTGAATCTACAGGTATACCATAAAAATTTTCACCAAGAATATATGGATATAATGGGTTTTGCTGGGCATCAATAGTAATAAAATATGCATAAGTTCCTTGTGGATATTCTGGTGTTACGCAATATCTACCATTATTTTCATCTAATGAACCAGATCTATGAATATATTGATAATCTTCAATAAAATACCCCAAAGGATACTCAATAGTTGATGGTCCAAGAGGTCTTGAATTTTTCAAAGAATAACTACTAGTCATTCTTTGTATAGAAGATTCCTGATCTAATGGATTTGAGTATCCATATGGTCCGTAGATAGGATATCCATCATAAGCATAACCTATGATAGGAGAATGTGATAATATAGTAGGAGTGACATAATTTGAGTCTAGATTATCTTGTAGTTGAACTCTCAATCCTTTTGGATTTGCTAGATAAGAATATCCATATCCAATCCCTTCAGCATTGTTTAAAAAATAATGCCCATTGCTAGTGTCTAGATTATTTTGAAACTTTAAGTATCTATTTCTTGTCCAAGTTCTAACATTAGAAACTCCCGTTGCTCCAGATCCAACCGCCTCTAAAGTTACAGTAGTTTCTTCTTGCGAATAATCTTTACCTTCTTTGATTTGCTTTAGATTGATTACTTTACCATCATCAGAAATTTCCGAAATGTATTCGGCATTTTTTCCTTTTCCAGAAAAATCTCTGATAATGACTTTGGGGGGAGTTGAATAGTATTCACCAGGATTATCTATTCTTATTGATGTTATTTTGCCATTTGTGATAACTGGCGAGGCAGTGGCATTTCTACCTGAAGTAATAGTTACTGTTGGTACTGGAGGAAAGAATGCAGATCCAGATTCCAGTACTTCTACTCTTTCTACTACTTCTCCAGATAAAACAGAAACAGCACTAGCTACTCCAACTCCTGTGCTGTCCTCAACTAGAACATATGGTGGATCTAAGTAACCTCTTCCCTGACTAGTTACAGTGATTTCTTGTATCTCACCAAAAACAATTTTTTCGTCGTCTTTGTGACTTCTTACTGTTACGCCATTTAATAAAACTCCAACTTCGTTATCTTGTATCTGGGTTACATTTGTGCTAACGGAAGGAGATCTTTTTATGATTTTTAGGTGTTTTTGATCTGATAGTTCTACGTCCCAAGAAACTTTTCCAAAAGTATGAGAAGGATAACCAGAAGAAGTAATGTAAAAATACTGAGAATCTTCAAAAATAGCAGAAACATCAGACAATACTCTATTTAAATCTTGATTGATACTTGGATTAGTTGAGTATGGATTATCTAAACTTTCGTTCAATCTCCATCTAATAGAATTTGTTTCTTTATCAATGATTTGAATATCTGAAATGTTTCTACCAGATTCTGTAACAGATATGAAATCATTTTCTTTTAAATATGGAACATTTTTCCCAACATTTAAGTTGTATACAACTCCTAGTGGAATCGCAGTTAAAGTTTCGATATTGCCAGAAACACCTTCATACTCAGCAGTTACTATTACCTCATTGTATACTTCACTACCTTCAGAATGATAAACTGGTGATTGTCTTACAATATCTGTAAACTGATTGACGTTTTTAGAATCAAAAGATACTTCTTCCCCGTTTACATAAAACCTGCCGAAGTTATTCCATCCTAGAGTTGAATAAACATCAACTATTTGTGTGTCTGTACTTAATAGTTCCTTTGTTAACTTAGTTTGAGCAGCAACCTCAAACTCCCCAACTATAGTTGAAGTGGATAAGATTATTTCGTAAAAGGTTTCTCCAATATCAATAACGTTATCGATAACACCAAAAGCTATCGTTTTCTTATTATCTGGGGATTTTTGTACTAATCTAGAACCTACAATATTTTCTGGATTTCCTGAGATTAATTTTACCTTCAATCCGTATTTTGTTATCCAAGTTCCATTTGACGATTTAAATGTAAAGTCTTTTGGATAGTATACATTAGGTACGTCAGAATCTGACTGAGAAATAATAGAGTTAAAAATAAACTGAATAGACTTTTCAGTTCCTTTTACTCTATAAAAATCTTTGATATTTTTGATTAAAATATTCTTATTTACTGTGTTTTTTAAACTAGATTCAGGAAAAGATCCGAGATACTCCTTTTCAAAGTTTTTAACTAAAGCAAATAAAAATAGATTGCTAATATTTTTTACAACTGATCCAACAGTAAACACCCTGTCACTAGATCCAGAGTCTTCTGGAGAAATATTGGTTGTTGTAGATGGTTCGTAAAGATCACCTAACTTTGTGGTTGCATTTATATTTCTGTAACAATCTTTAAATACGTTTCCTTCTCTTTCTTTGTAAAAAACTGCTTCTCCTTGTATTAAAATATATCCATTTGCATTAGGAAACGAAGATGCATCTTCTACAGTAATACTTATGCTATTATTTGTAGTAGATAATGATACGAAAGTAGTTTCTTCAGTTAAACTGTTGCGATCATACGAATCAACATCACGATACTTCGCCAAGTTATTGATTATATCAATAGGATTGCCTGGCAGATCAAGATATTCGTAGTATTTCTCAAGAAAACTGGAAAATTTTGGATATTCGTCTTTGATAAAAGATGGTAGCTGATTATCTACCAAATACGAGAATCCGCGTACTTTTGATTTCATTTACTTACTCTTGAATAGCCGTGATGGTACTTTTATCAATATCAACATCTAAAAAGATTTCTCTTTTTGCTATGATATCATTAAACTTAGGAATCACTCTTAACTCTATTTTATTATCTGGGAAAGAACCTTGGATTATAGTTAAATCGTTTATTTTCACTTCACCTTTTACATAGTTAACGGATCCTTGATTGCTGTTCAGCACTATTTTATTATTTGTCTGGGTATCTAATCGATATAGAACAATAACACCGTCTCTATCCTCCAAATAACAGATGTATGATGGATATTTTTGCACAACAAACCCAGTAGTGACTATACTTGGCGTTTCTGGATCATATTCAAACTGATTACTGAAACACAGTTCATAATATGTAGAATTATTTAATGATGGATAAAAATCCTTCCTCATTTTGATACTAGTTAGGTTAGATTTGATAGATCTATCAGAGTTATCGATAACAGAGGAAAATCTACTATATCTGAACTTACCTCCAAATTTTTCGGTATCACTAGAGAGACTATAACTAGAAATATTTTGTATTACTTTAGTTTTTATATCGTCTAGAGTTAAAGTAGTTTCATTTGGTGAATAAAACACTCTACTATTTAACTCAATGAAAATAATCGAAGGATCCACTATTTCAGGAGTAACTGAACCAACTGAATATTTTTTTAACTCGTTTATAATGATGTTTTTTGAGTAAGATGACAGAAAAGAAATATTTTTTGGTTTTATTGCTATTTTAACTTTGCCGTATTCTGGAGGATCCGCTTCTTCTCCTCCATATGTAATAACATCGGCTGCTGCTGGATATATTCTTCTTATAATGGAAGTATAATCGGATGATGTGACTGCTCTATTCTGAGTTCCATACATAGCAGGAGCATTGACCTTGATGCTATCAATACTTTCTATGTCACTACCACCAAAAGACTTAACTAAAGTGGTAATACTTGATACAGTAGAACTAAAGGCAGTAGAACCATTTACAGCATTAACTAATACACCATTGAAAGTAAAGTTAGTTGCATTATTTGTTGCTGATCCATTACAAACCAAATAAGAAACTTCGATTACTTGCCCAACGGTAAGTTTCTTGCCAAACACACCATCCCCGAATACTATTTTATAGTTTTCATCTTCTATTTCGTTCACATAGAAGACTGTTGATGTAGGAGAAACATTTAAAATGTTATCTGTCAATACATATTTCTCAAATGTACTTGAGTTTGAACTTTCAAATACCCTAACTCTCAAACTACTGATATCTATTCCTGAGTTTGATAAAGTTATGGTAATATTCTCATCTGCTACCTGATACTTGTTTGTTATTAAACTACCTTCGTAAATTTTAACATCCGAAAAAACTACTTTATTTTCACTATTTACTGGAGCAGTTATATCTTCAAGAATATTGTATTGATATAAAGTTTCGTCTACATTAGTTAGAAATGCTAAACCTTTTTTGAAGGTCACGCTTTGTGGGATATTTGCGCCTGATATAGAAAGCGTGATGTCAACTGCAGAAGCTGATGAAACAGCAGATCTGGGGACATACCCTAACTGTTTTGCTAGAGAAACTACATTATCACGAAGAGTGGCAGAATCGAGAAACATCTCGTTTGCAACCATATTGGCATTAAATGCCGTATAGTAAGTGTTATACGCCAATAAGTCAATAATATGCGTTAATGCAGACCCTTCAAAATCATAATCAGTAAAATCCGAGTTAGCTCTCAAATAATCTTTAAGAGCACTTTTTATTTCAAAATAATCTAGATTTGTAAGTTGATTGTATGGCATTTTATGCTCTTGTTCTCTCTAGAGTAAGCTGTATAGTATCGGTTTTTTCTGGCAATCCAATAACAGAGTATTCTATTTCAATGTCATACGCATTATTATCGTAATCTTCGTTAACTAAAACATTTTTTAGATTGACTCTAGGTTCAAAAGCACGAATAGTATACTTTATTTCTGATTTTAAAGATTCGCTCGTAATAAAATCCATTGGTTCAAACAACAAATCATAAATCTTACTACCTATGTTTGGGTTAAAAAAACGTTCACCCCTCACAGTAAGTAGAAGATTTGTAATGGAGTTTTTAATAGCATTGAAATCTTTTACTACGAGCAAATCATCAGTAACAGGATGCTTACCGAAAGTAATATTAATATCTCGGAATCCTCTGCTGATTGGCATAAAAAGACGGTATTTATAGTATTATTTATACCCACCACTCCACGTAATCGTCAAATCCCTCTTTGCCACCACAATGCTTTCCTAGTCTATTCTCTGGGGGGTCATTTTTTCTATTTTTTTCTGATTTCGAAAGAGAATCGTAGTCAGTAATCAACTTTGTGGTGCCCCAGTTCTCTTTCATATACGAAATGTCTCTATCGACTTGGTATTTTGCCATCTGTTTTCTCCTAAAAAGGTTAAACAGAACTTTTTACGGGGTTGCTATCCCGAATTTTTCAATATTTTCGCGCCCGAAGGTCATATTTTTCTGTATTCTAACATCTGAATTGCGAAAAGTCCAGCAAAATCCGCCTTCATCCAAGAAAACTACCCATTCTAGGTCATGTTCTTGACTTCTATCGATTAAAAAAAATGCCCATCCCGACCCTTTAGGGGTCAAGACGGGTATTTGAGGGTCAAGTTGGAGCATAGACATGCAACTTATCTCATCCTAGTACTTCTGGATTGGTGTCTGGGTGAATCTGACGGTTCGCATTTCTACCTGCAACCCATCCAAAAACCCTAGGAGCTGCCTCACCTGCTGGTACTTCTTCCCATGCTTCGTTTTCTGGGGTATTTGGATCGTCAGCAACGAATGTTCCGTCTTCGTTTCTTGCGCGTCTTTTAGCCATTTCCTTGTCCTCTGTAGCGTTTTTTGCGACCGTTGCGACTGGATGCCGCTAGGTTTGTGTTTTTTGAGCGACCCTGGCGAGTACACTTGGGTTTGCCAGGAACATAACTAGACTTATTAAAACTAGGTGCTTTTGCCATAATCTTATTTATTTAATAAATGAAATGTAAACTTCAAATCAACATAATCTTGGTGGTTTTCTGCCAGGAGGAGTAGGAACAGGAAGAGATGGCCATCCAATATAAGGAATAGGAGGACCACTATCAACTTGTATTGTTGATGCTCCAACTCTTAAAACCCCTGCAGGAGCAAGAGGAGATGGATGATATGCTAGAGGTGCTTGTATTCCGTCACCCACTCTTGCCATTGGTTGACCATTTACCCATACAGTAGGGCATCCTTCTCTCACTTCATCTCTGTGTGGTGGTCTCAAGAGACAACTAATAATATCGGGAGGTATATCGTGAGGAAGATACTGACTGCCAGCAGGAATAGCGGGTAGATTTTCTAGAAATACATTCGCAGAATACCCAACTCCAGGTGCTAACTCTGGACCAGTTGGCATAAATGATGCGTGGTTATTGAGGTTTGCGGGAGTAAGTTTTGCTGGTACTGCCATTTTACTGCCTTTTGCTTGAAATGTCAAACATTTGGGTTTGGATTGGTGCGCGGATTGTTAAGATAACCGCCACCAAAGTTAGATCCTATGGCATATTTATACTCCAGATACGCCTCAACGTTCGGAAATCCGTAATGTTCCGCAGTTAACTGCATGACAGTAGCTTCATTTAAGAATGGGCATCTCTTTTGATTTGCATCTTCTTCTGCATACATGTATTTTATTCTTTCTTCCGCAATCTTATTATTATATTTTACTGTCAGATGACAGATATGATCCATAATGCTGATGGGAGAGTAAACATCCGCTTCAACGTAGAAATAAAAATAGAATCTTAAACTACCGATCTCAGAAGGTTTGTATTGTAAAACTTTAGTGGCACCTCGTACATATCTCTCGATTCTTGAATTATCAATCCAAGTAGCTTTACCGAAGTCTGGTTCGTAAAAATCGTCAACATCCCAACTGGTAAACTTAATCCAATGTTTATCTTCCAACTCAGTTGCTGCAATATCAGTACCTTTGTTTCCAGCATTTGTGTAAGTATTCGGATCTTGGAAATATGCACCAAAACAATCTACCTTGATTCTATACGGTAAACTAGTGCCATCTGTTATTACTCCCCACTCAGTAATCCATTCTCGGTCAAAAAAGTTTCTTTCGGTAAAATAACCTGTAATGAAATATGTAAACTCCAGACCCAAAGATGGTGCTGGAGCAGTCGGATAAATCACTTCTCCACCTAGAGTGGCAACAACCGACATTGGAACGGGTAAAACACCAAAAACAGCAGGTTCCTGGCATAATGCAGGTTTCCACAGCAACTTAGCATCATCATAATAATCAGAGTAGTTTATCTTTGGTTTTTTCTTGTAAGATTTTCCAGTTCTACTATCTGTATAACGATATGCAGTTGCATTGTCATCATCCTTTCCTTTTATCGGAGATTCTAACTCACAACCAAGAAATATGGATCGAACAGAAAATATTTCAGCAGGATTTGGTGCTGCTTGAAGTTGCTCAAAGAAATCTGGGCTGAAAGTGATGGGAATGGCAAAAATGTCGTATGTATTTAAATACGGGATGAGTGGATTGTCGGAGTACTTCCTGTTTTCTAACCACTTCTCTAAATCATCAAACGGTCCCAAAGGTCTCAGTTGTCTCGTATCTACGAAAAACGTTAGAGCAAGACGAGCCCAGTTCAACGAGGTTGCAAACGCCGCAGTAAATATCTCTTTCGGAACATACAAAGGTAAGATTCTACCAGCCAACGAAAAATCGAAAAAGGAATAAACAGCGCACAAAAAGTTTGTACCCCTAAATGGATTTATTTCAGTCATTGATTTTTCAACTTTTCTAAATCTGCATAAAGATTATCCAAAGCTTCGTTAAGCTTAGAATACCCCTCTTTTCCTGGTTCTTTGTAATAAATCACAAAAGGATCGGGAATCTTATCCATTCTTGCTTCCAAATAAGCAACACGCTCTTTAAGTTTCTCCAAACCCTGCTGCATTATCTGAATCTTCTGTTCGTTCGTTAACAAGTTCTGTGAGAATAGACTCAAGTTCTTGATGCGTTCCTGTTCCTGTTCCTGTGTCATTGTTTGTATAACTTGCTTGATCTTGATATAAAACTTTGCCAGTATTGTCAAAAGCTGTCATTTCAACAGTAGTGTCTGGATCGACTAATCCTTGATAATACTTTTCTGCTTGCTCCATCATAAAGTCTGCAAGAGAATCAAAGTTATCGAAAGTTTTATCTTCGACTACGTTACCATTCTTATCGACTAAACGATATGCTAATGGATTTGTATTTGATTGTTGCATTCTCAGTGGTTCACTCATTTTCTTCTCCATCAAAAAACTCATCGACACGTTCAAGTAAGACCGTGCCATCTTTGTTCATGTGCCATTCTAGCACATCACCTTCTTCCCAACCAACATGCTCTAAAAGCTCGTCGGGAATGGTGAGATAATATTCACCGAAATCTTCGTTGTATTCTACGGTGGATTCGTAAACGTTTGCAGTCATTGTTATATAATCAGTTTACATTATATATCACTATTCAACCCAGTAAATGTCACTAGGTAAAACTCTAAGGCGAATGTGATTAATCACCATAGGAAAAACGACAGAGCTGAATGATAACATTACAACTCTGCCATGAGTACTGTGGCATTCTATTTTTCCTTCTTGTCGGTATACTACCACAGCTCTAAGTCCTTCCATCAGCAATCTTCGTTTCGCAGATCAAAGAAAAGAAATAGACTAATGCTCTTTCTGCGGCATTCACGGGGTACAGCACCAGGAGTATTAATCACAGTCGGTGGAACTACGATCGGAGCACCGCTGGATCCTTGAAAGAACGAGGGTGGTTGGTATTGTACAGTGCTCTGATACTGAGCGATTTTTTGATCTTTCTGAAAGACTCCAATCGCTTCTTGCTCAATCCAACTGAGACTTGTGGGTTTGCCTGCTGCCATTTCTGCATTGTAGATATGACGCAGACTTCCTTCACCAGGAGAGATTCTGTACTTACCACCGTTTCTATCGGTGATTACAGCTCCACTCGGTCTGGTGGAGGTTTCGTATCCAGGATGCAGAAGACCTGCGAAGGACGCAGAGGGCAGCAGAGTCGCCAAACTCAAAAGTACTGAGAGTGTTTTCATGATTAAATCGTGTTGTCGTTTTCTGGTTGAATCTTAGCACGGGACGTGCGAGTTGTCAAGATCTTAACGAGTTCTTTCAAAGTCATCCAAATGTATGAGAGTTCCTCTGTTTTTGTCGTTTGAGTTGTTAGAGTCCTGTGAGGTTTTTTGAGCATTTTTTTCTGGGAAAAAATTTTAAAATGAAAGCGTAATCGGTCGAGCGTTTTCAAAGTTTTGTAGGTTTATAGTATCTATGGGTTTTCGCTCGGCCGCGCCCGTCGCACGGGCGTCGCACCGTTGGACTGTCCTCAGGTGCGACTGTGCTAGGATGGTGGGTCATGCAGTCGCCGCGGCCAGTGCCTTGCGAACCACGGCGGACATGCCAGGGCTGATGGTGCTGCGCCCCTTGCTGCCATGGGTCGGCAAGATCACATCAGTCTGCCAGGCGGGGTGATTCCAGATCTGATGCGATGCTGTCGTGCGCTTGAGCACAGCGCCGCTCGCTCTCAGATCTCGCTCTGCTTGCTTCCACTTGAGGGGTGATGGCATGGTGCTAGGATGATGGGTCGTCTGTAGGGGGTGCCCCCGTAGGGGGGGGGGGTCAGTGCTCAAACGTGGGGATCTTGGCGATTGCCTCATCATGATGCACCTCAGCGAACTGCGCCGCCCATACGGTGGCGGGGATGCCCACGGGGTAGACCATAGAGGGGTTCTGATTCCAGGCGCTGCCATCGTTGCGGTAGCTGACCCAGACGGTCTGGCGGTCAGCGAGGCGGGTAGCAGGGGAGAGGCGCATGGTAGGGGGGGGGGGGTGTTGATTGATCTTAGTCTACAGGGTCAGCGCCTCAGCGCCCATCCCAGCAGACAGTCGCCCAACCGTCACGCTCCATACGGCGGCGGTCGAAGTCGTCGGCATCCCAGCGGTCGTCGAAGTCCATGTCGAAGATCTCACCAGGGGCATCTTGGATCTCGGTGAAGCAGGTGTCGAAGTCGGTCATGGGTCGTTTCGTTTGATTGATCTTAGTCTACAGGGTCAGGGGGTCAGCGGCAGTCAGTCTCGGACACTTGGCACATTGTCACAGCGAGGCGGTCGGCGTGTGCCTTGGTGATCTGCAGACCAGCAGAGAGGGCGTTGCCGCCAACCCAGAGGCAGAGAGCGAGGGAAGCGAGGGGGAAGATCAGGCGGGTCATGGTCGGTTCGTTTCGATGCTGTTAGTCTACAGGGTC